CAAGGAGGAGGTATGCCACCTCAAGGAGGAGGTATGCCACCTAAAATTAGTCATTACGGTAATAAACCAATGCACAGTTATGAAAATTACAATAATCCCCCACCAGAAAAAAATAATAACTGGAAAATATTTGGGACTTTATTACTTTTAGCAGCAGCAGCAGGTTTATATTATTATTTTTATAAGCGTAAGACTAATACCCAACCTCAACAACCACAGTCAATAATGTCTACACCACCACCCGTAGCGGCTCCACCACCCGTAGCGGCTCCACCACCCGTAGCGGCTCCACCACCCGTAGCGGCTCCACCACCCGTAGCGGCTCCACCACCCGTAGGAAATTCAAAACTAATTGACAGACTAAATAGTCTACGAACTTAAAAAGAAGATTTTATAATTAAAAATGTCAACTTTGCCCGAGGTACTCCAAAATAGTATCCATCTTTTAGAAACTAATCTCAACACTAGCTTTGCGGAACAACTAGGTGATATGCTTAATAATAGTAGTGGTGAATTTTTGTGGCGTCCACCTGTTGATGTCTTTGAGACAGAGACACATGTTAAAATTTTTTCAAATGTTGCTGGTATAAGTGCCGATGATATTAATGTTGATTTTTTCAATAATTTGGTGGTTATTACTGGTGAAAGAAAGTTTCCTACAATTGATGATACAATGACTCAACGTCAAAGGGAGATTATTTATGGTAAATTTAAGAGAAATATTAATTTACCGTTGAGTATTACAAATCGTGATAGTGTAAGTGTAAATATTAAGGAAGGTGTATTATCTATAGTAATCAATAAGGCTCTTGAGAATGCTAATAGATTTTCTGTGAGACCAAGTTCAGATTAATTTTTATATTCTTGGATGAATATAAAAGATGGTTAGTATAGGTCCAAATTCTCAGTCCATGAATTTCACGCATATGTTTGATATACCTGATCTTCGTGGTCCTTTACCAGTTTTAGCCCATAATTTGTATTCGTTGTCGTATTATTTAGATCTTAGCACAGACTTTACTAAATTTCATTATATCCTAAAATTATCGGGGATGGAAGGACTTTATGATGATCCTCAGGCTAACATTACACTTTTAGTTCCTAGGGATGATAAACTTGAACACATACCTGATGACGTTTTTATTAACATGGACAAAGGGACAGCTCGGAGCATAATTAAATGTTCTACATTAGACAGAAAAATAACTGGTGCTATTCTTGAAGATAGTCCAGCTTCATATTTTATGACAAAGTTACCAGCTGGTAGATTATTCGTAACAAATATGAATGGTAAGACATACATTAACAATAACATACAGGTTATAGAGAAGGATTTAGATGCCTTAAATGGAACAGTACATGTTATAGATGATTTGATCTGGCCTGATATTCCTTACACAATTTAATATAATACTCCGTATATCGTATAATTTTTTGCTAATTATACGATAATTTTAGTTTAACTTCCATGGAAACCATGTTGGTTTAGGGTTCCAGGGTTATAATTAGCACTTAGAGCTTGTTTGGTGTCATTTGGCATACTGATAGCCCTAGAAATTGGTTTAATTCTGAACATTGCGGAGATTTGGATTATAGGATTTGGTTGGGATGGAGAAAACCATTCATCAACACGTGTGCTGAAAAGTTCTCTTCTGTTTCCACCGCCCCCACCATGCCCTAAGTATACAGCAAATTTTAAACTTTGATTTGGATTAAACTTCAAGGTCTGAGACATACCATCGCCATCAATTTTGATGAATGTTGAATTAACTGGGTTAGGGACATCATCTATAGTAGCACGGAATGTCATGGAAACTGCGTTTGGGTTGTTTGAAGGAATATTGTTGGCACCACCAGCAGTAATACCATTACCTTCAGCGTTTTGAATTTCTACATAAACGTATTGGTAGAATGAGATTAAACTTCCAAAACCAACATCTAGATATTGATTTGGTAAGATTAAGTTAATAAGTTCCATCTGGTAATTGATATTTGGAGCAAGAGCCATATCGTTTTGGTTAAATGGATACTCATTGTCATAACTGAATGGTAAAATATAAGCTTGGTTATTGGAAAGAGTATATGTAAATCCCGATGTAATTGGATTTATAACAGGAGCACTAACTAAACCACTTGTAATAGTGAATGTATCACCATTAGCAATAGCCGCACTAAAATTAGGAAAAGCTGGGTTTATAGTAATAATAGCTGAAATCGCCCCAAGTACACCAAACACAATAGTATAATCAGAAATTGTTCTAATATCACCGGCGGCAGCTCCACCAGTAATTCTAATTAAAAGACCAGTATAATATTGTTGTTGGGTTTCATTAAAAATTAAGGGGTGAGTTCCAAGAACTCTATTTGTTACCGGAAATTGTAGTGTTGTAACACTACCTCCAATAGCAGTATCTCTATAATCAACATATTTTGTGATTCTTCTTGTTTCTGTGTTTGTATAAATATCGTATGTGTCTCCAGCATTAACTGCTATATTAAAACCAAAGTCTAGAGTAGCAACTCTTGCTGCTGCGTTGTAAGAAGATATAGTAGTAATCTGACCAGCACCATTACCTGATTTCATTCTAATTTGAGCACCATTTAGGGAATTGTTTGGTAGTGTTCCAGCACCTGGAATAGCAGCGTTTAGTGTAACACTAGTAGTGCCACCTACCGCAAGTGTATCATTACCAGCAATTACGTATTCTTGACCTGTTCTTTCTTGAATTTCTAAGAATCCTCCAGCAACAAGGTCTGGATTTGGAATATTATTTGCGTCAGCTAATGTAAGGTTAAATGCGTTAAATACGACAGGATTATTGGTGGTAGTATCATTATCTAAGTTAGCTATTACTAAAGTTGGAGCCTCTCTTCTCATTGAGTATAAATCAAATTCACTCCAATCAGTTCCAGCACCAGCACCGTCTCCACAAGGACCAGCAACAGCAGTGGGTGTTCTTGACCCAGATGTATCTATGTAAGCTATATGAGTAAGTGGGTCAAAACTTTTGATTGGTCTTGATTGATTTCTTGTTATATTATAGATTCTGAACTTAATGTAGTAATTTGTAGCAGCTGGTGAATCTGGAACAAAAATAGCTGGATTGTATCCAGTAGATTTGTCTAAGTCAGTTGGGTCTGTGATTCTTAGAACTGTAGAACCTGGAATAATTGTGGTAGATAATTTGTTGAGCAAGACTATTTTAGCTCTATCATTACCAATATATTCATACTCTGCGATCCTGGCGCGGTCTGTACAACCTTCCGCAGCAGTTTCAAAATTATCAGCAGTTAAAGTGATAACCAAGTCCGAACTTGCGCTCGCTCCAGGAGCTATAGCATTAAACTTAGCTGTTAATGTAGCTTGTGGAACAGTAATAACATCTCCTACAGAATATCCCGAACCTGCTGTTACAGTAATACTCGTAAGAGACTGACCAACCGCACCAGTTCCCATGTTAAAATCAAAAGCTATCGTATTACCACCAGAACCACCAGTAGCTTCCCCAGCCGCAATACTTACAGCACCAGCACCTATACCTACACCAACTACGGTAGGATTAGTTGTAACACTAGCTAACAATGCGTCGGCAGTAGTTAAAAGAACATCAGAACCACCATCTACTACACACAACATAGCTCCACGGTAATAATTATGTGTAAGTTGTAGAGCACCCCTACCTGATGATTTACTATTTGTTGTATTAACAAATAAAATAGTGTCAGAATAGGCGTTTCCCACTGAACCACCGTCTGTTACTGTTACGGGAACAGGAACAGCAAGAGATTCAGGGACAACATCAACAAAATATGAACCAGGAGATATTAACGCAGTGTTATCTATTCTTTGGGCATTAAATTGAAAACCATTCCATTGAGTGGCAACACCATCAGTAATACTTGGCGCTGCCAAAGAAACAGGATCAACTGCTTGTAAGGCATCTTTTTGACCAGCACCAACATTTTGTATCTCAAAACTTGCTGGTTCGGGGAACTTGTTTCTATCTCTCCGAAGCGAAGTTATTTCTATAAATTGTGTAGTCATTTTATTTATTAGTTTGAAATATTATTTTAGATTACTATAATAAAATGTATTCTTCCTATGCTAAAATGGGTAATCAATGTGCCCCGCAAACAATCGCATTAACTAGTAATACAAAGTTTTACAAGCCATTTGACGAAATATATTACACTGATTGGAGAAGAACTTTCATACTAGACAACAACTCTATCCAAATGCCTCCCAAGGGAAACAACCAACAATTCTGGCAACAACACTTATCTCCAAACGTTTATACACAATTTAATGTAAGAAACAGCTAAATATCTGTATTCAAGTAATAATATATTTATTTTATATTATTACTCTCATTGTCTTCGCTTGGAAAGATAATAATGTTTGATTAACCAGTGTAAAGCCACAATGATAACTGCTTTAAGTCCTAGCATTATGTAGAAAGAGTTCTTGGTTACTGGAGCTATAGAATGTATCAAATTATCAATTTGTGGTAAAGAAATGATAATAAATAATATCGCAAATATTACAGAATCTTTCAATTCTTCAAACATAAGTTCTAAGGTAGTATAGTTTTTTTCGAACAAAGAGTTGATAATTTTAACTTCACTCAAGGAAGGTTGGTTTTTATCAGTTGGTAACTGATTAATTTGGTCTCCGCCATTATTAATAGGAATTTGGTTGTTGTATTGAATAGGTATAGACATTTAAGAATTCTTTAATAAGGTTTTAAACCAATAACTTTTTAAATAGAAATGTCATTATCAATAAATAAACTTAGTAAGTTTTTAGCTAATAATAGATTGAACATCAAAACAATATATACTGTTGGAGGACAATGTACATACCTAGATATTATGTGTACCAATGGTTCAGAAAATTTTTTACTTTATATTCCCAGTAAATATGAAATTCCAGTAGGTAAATCAAGTGAAGTTTATGACTTAGAATACATTGAAGTCAATGAAGATGGAACTATACCAGAAAATTACGCAGGAGAACCAGATAACAATGATCTAGAGAAAACATATAATGAAATAGATTTGAGCTCTAATTTGGTTCAGGAAGACATGGTAGAACACTTAGAAGAAAGCTATCAACATTCTCTATCTTTAAAAGATATTACTAAAAAAGATACAAATGAACTAAAAGCTATATTTAGACAATTAAAAAGATTTAAGTTTTGTGTTCAAAGTTTAAACTACAAATTAGCAATAACATACAAGAATTATATATGTTGTATCAGAAGAGATGACACATTTGAAGGATTTTTAGTCAAAAACTTTAAAGGAACAGACCATAGAAGCTTAAGAGTTACTATTGATTTAGAAGGTTTATACAAAAAGATTAGTTCCGTAGAGATAGACGTTAGAACCGTTAAGGAAGGTATATATCAAGTATTAGACAAAAATCAATTCAAACATACAAATAACTTACAAAAACTAATGGAAAGTAGAGAGACTTTTGGTATACTTTGTACAAAGATTATCCAGAAGAAAAAGGTATTGATGGATTATCTAACCCATCTACAATCTTTATTGGATAACTTATGTCGTGTAGAAAAAGCAAACTATGATAAAATAACAGAAATTGGAAACAAATATTCTAATAATGGTGGTATCAAAGGACTACATACAGATATAGAAAAAAGTCACGTCATTGCTAAGTATGAGAACGAAATATCTCGTATCAATGCAACGAAGAAAGAGATCGTTAGTAATATTCACTTGGTTCAGACATCTTTAGAGAACATATCACTAAAGATGGACAAGATATGTTTTGACAATACTGTGATGTTGGATGCTATACTTAAGAATTTTGTTTTACTTGGTGAAATATAATATTGGAAATATATAAAATATGAAAGATAGAACCTTAAATTTATCTTTATGTGCTATTACCGTTATAGCTATATTAATTTTACTATTTATGCTATATCGTAAAAAAGATTCTTATGGATTTACTGGTACTGGTAATGAATACGGGTCTTTAGGACATCTACCCCACGTCAGCCGTAGATATTATAACCCACAAAATCTAGAAGAGGTCAGGAAATCCCGTTATGAACAGATTAAAAAGTTAGCTAATAACCCATTCCATGGTCATGATGATATTAAAGCTGTTAGACATAGAATAGACATAGACTCAAATAAGTACGGAAGGGATGATATGGAGGATGACCCAAGTGAAGATAGTGCTACACAAGCACGTTACAGAAGAACCGGAATTAGGAGAAGTTAGATTATAATACGTTTTTATCGTATTATAAAGTTAAATAATTTATTGGCACATGCTTCTAACGTATTGTTGGTTGCAGTTGCCCGCGTTGGCACCGTAAGCATTTTTAATGTTGAAAAACCCACTGCAACTTGGGTGCTTAACACCATGAGTTAGCGCATCATATCCTGGCATACCATACGCTGGAACAACGTACATACCAGTGGTGGTCGACGAAGGAATTGGTGGGGTACCCATGAGACCCGCCACACCTTGATTATTGTATCTACCGAGCGACGCGTAAGCGCACGCGCCACCCGAAACTTGACTTCCGGAATATTCAGACATTTTTATTTACTTACAACATTTTAAATTTTTCATATTTTTTGCTTCTTCCCTTGCTAATTTATCAACAAGTTCATTATATTCATCTCCATTGTGAGCTTTTACCCAATTCCAATCAATAGTTTTACCTTTACTAACCTCATCAAACTTCTTCCACAAATCTAAATTTACTTTACGTTTCCATTCACCTTTAGCACACTTCAAAGTCCATTGACTATCTGTGTAAATAACACATTCTTTACCTACAAAACCTAAGGCTTCTATAACAGCTGTAAGTTCCATACGATTGTTAGTCGTCTCTTCCTCACCACCAACTATTATCCATTCACGGTCTTCGTCAGGATATAATACACACCCGCACCACCCTCCTGGTCCTGGGTTGGTTAGACAAGAACCGTCTGTGTATATCACAGGTTTTGGGATACTTTTAGTTATTAAGTCATGTGTTTCGGGGCCGATGGTAAAGTTGGTAATTTCCGGATAAGTTGAGTTTAACTCATCAAGTAGGTAATCCATAATATTAAATTTTTTTAGTAAACATCTACATAAATTCAAAATTAAATTATGTTAAATATTAGATGTTTGGTAACGCTATTTTACCACATGGACCATTGGTCATACAGTTCAGATAGAGTAAGTCTGTTGAACAATCACATTCAAGATTTCCACGGGTCTTCACACCAGGAATACATGCTACTTCTTTACTGTCTGTTTGTTTGTTTTTCAAGTTAAATATTTCGTACTTATAAATATTCTCTGCTCGCTGAGTAAACTGTATGGTATCATAATTCTTTTTCTTGAAATAGTCACCCAAGAGTGTTTGATCAGAGTGAAGTCCATCGATAGGATTCTGGAATTTAACACCATTTTCAGCTGCTACCTTAAATGCTTCGTGGTGATCAGCAAATACTATCGTCTTACCTAGGTTGAACCAGTTTCCCGTACCTGGCATATAATAGAACCATGTATAACCACCGGTCGCATCCTTACCACGCTGAACCTCCACCCACGAATTGTCAGCCAACCCGTCTTTGAGTTTAAAATTCAAATCTGGAGGAGAATTAGCCCATGTTGATGGTAAACTATTATACTGATAATTATACACCACGCTCTTTTCTGAAGCCACATGTGAATCTAGATGTGTGAACAATGTGTGATATCCTGTTGGAGACTTGGGTACTTTATCAACTGTTACATCAGCCGGTAGAAGGTTAGTTTGTATAACCCAAAAGTCACTCATGGAAAAAGGAAGTTTGCTTTGTAGTTGGTCGTCGGTATATAAACATGACAGGTATTTATACTGATGGGATTTTTTAACATCCTCTATATTACTAAATTTTGCCGCAAGGAAGTTTTGGCAAATTTTTGCACTATCAGCACTATCAGCATTGTGAGCCTTATTTGCATAGTAAATAATCAATGAAATTAGAATAAATAATACTAATAATAAAAGAATTATAATTGGAATTAGTCTTTTTACCATTTATTTTTATAAATGGTAAAAAGTATTTCATTTATAAAAATGAAATTCTAGGACAAAAATAGTGAAAAATACAGACTAAATCTTACCATGGTATCAGAACAATACTGCTGGGATATTCTCAAGAATAACTTTGAAACTAAGGGTTTTGTTCAACACCAGACAGAATCCTTTAATAATTTCATTAATGAAGGTATATCAAACATTGTAACAGAAGGACCACCTATTGTAATTAGTTCAAAATCAAAAGACGATGATGTGTTTTACCAGACTTATACTATAGAATTTAGTAATGTGTATATACCCTCTCCCACAGTTATAGAGGAAGATAGAACACTAAGGTCTTTTTATCCCTCTGAAGCGCGGCGGAGGGATCTTACATATGATGCCCCTATATATGCTAATATTAAGACTACTCTAGAAGTTAAAAATGAGGAGCCAGAAATTGAAAAACATGTTAGGGTTGTTATAGGTAGAATTCCCATAATGCTAAGAAGTAATAAATGTTACTTGAATAACATGACAAAGTCAGAAAGAATTAAGGCTGGTGAATGTGAGTATGATGAAGGCGGTTATTTTATAGTAAAAGGTAAGGAACGTGTGTTAATTCCACAACTTCGCAGTGTATACAATGTCCCCAAGGTCTTTGAACAAAAAAGTGGAGAAAAATTTAAATTTATATGTGAAATCAGGAGCATGTCAGAAGAGACAGGACATTCTGCTCTACTCAAAGCTCTTATTGGAAATGATGATAGAACACTAGTCTTCTCACTACCTTATATTAAAGAAAACATCCCAATGGGAGTTGTATTTAAGGCTCTAGGTTATTATGATGAAGAAAATATCAAAGAGTTAATAGCGTTTTCGTCTCCCAAGATCGATAAATATATCAAATTAATTGCTAGAGACTCCTATTTTTGTGTAGAACAATCTAATGGGTTCCAACTCTTTTCCGAAAAAACTAAAGAACATCTAATTAATGAACGATTTAATACTAAAATAATACCAACGGAAATTGAAAAACGATGGAATAATTTGTCCAAAGAAGAACAACTTATCTGGAAAAACAAGATGACTAAGAATAACGCCCTAGAATTTATCGGACAACATTCTATCCATACCATCAAAGAAACAGAGTATATTAGTTACGCTTCGCAGGTTGTAGAGAATGAGTTGTTCCCTCATATGGGAGTTACTGTTACAGTTAAAGAAATAGCATACTTTACAGGATATATTGTTAATAAATTACTATCAACAAATATTGGTTATAGGAAGGAAGATGACAGAGATGACTATGTAAATAAACGTGTGGAATCTTCTGGTGTTTTATGTTATGACTTGTTTCGGCAACTTTTCAAGAAATATTGTATGGCCATTGTCTCAAGCATTGAGAAAAAGAAACAAACTCCAGATGCTATGTCCATTATCACACGTCTACCAATAATAACAAACGGTTTAAAACACTGTTTCGGCACTGGAAACTGGGGTATCCCGAAAAATAATTATATTCGCACTGGTGTATCTCAAGTTCTTTCTCGTTTATCTTATGGTGCTACTCTATCAAATCTTCGTCGAGTCACTATATCTATTGGCAAAGAATCAAAAAATTCCAAGATCCGTCAAATTCATCCATCACAAATTATGTTTCTATGTCCAGCAGAAACTCCAGAGGGACAACCTGTTGGTATTGTTCTTAATATTTCTCTATTAACAAAAATTTCTGATAAGTTTCCAACTGTTTTAGTAAAGGAAGTGATAGAAAGTTGTGAAAATATTACATTACTAGATGATGTAGAAAATATGAATGATGTAACAAAAGTTTTCTGTAATGGTTTATTATTAGGTGTAACAAACGAACCACAAGATTTAATGGAAGAAGTAAAAGCTATTCGTTCTGTAAATATGTTACCATATGATGTATCATTAAGCTATGATGAGATCGATGAAGAAATTAATATCTTCTCCGATGAAGGGAGGCTTCTAAGACCTGTATTCACAACTGAAGATGGAAAATTAAAAATTAAAGAGTCTGATGGCACTGTTTGGGATGAATTAGTAGAGAAACACTGTATCACTTACGTAGATAACAACGAAATTAATAATTCCGTAGTAGCATTTAACCCAAAAGAACTTGATAAATACCATAATGATTATTGCGAGATTGCTCCAGCAATGATGCTTGGAGTAATGGCATCAATTATTCCCTTTCCAGATCACTCACAATCTCCTCGTAATTGTTACCAATCAGCAATGGGTAAACAAGCAATGAGTATTTTCGCATTGTCACACCTAATACGTGCTGATACCGTAACACATGTTCTAACATACCCACAAAAACCAATTGTAAGCACAAAATCAGCAGACATGATGGGTTTCAGTGATATGCCATCAGGTATCAATTGTATGGTCGCTATCGCTTGTTATACAGGTTTTAACCAGGAAGATTCCGTGATCATCAATCATAGTGCTATTCAACGAGGACTTTTTTGGGCAACTACATACAGAACCCATTCCGAGGAAGAAAAGAAGCAAGGTACGTATAACATAGAAAGAATAGGATGTCCACCACTTGATAAACAACGTAAAGATGCCAACTACAGTTTGCTTGACGAAAATGGCATCGTTAGAACCCGCCATCCTACATATGTAGATAAAAACGGTAAAACTAGAGGTGGTGGTGCTGTGTGGGTTGAAGCTGGTGATGTTATTATCGGTAAAATTCTAGTTCATAGCACAAAAGCAGGGAACGAAGAATTGTCTGATGTTAGTTTAATAGTTAAGAAAGGTGAAGACGGATATATTGACAGAGTTTTCGTATCTACAACCCCAAACGGATACAAACTTGTCAAAGTCGTAATCAGAACATTACGTATTCCAGAAGTTGGAGACAAATTTGCCAGTCGTGCTGCCCAAAAAGGAACCCTAGGCATGGTTTATCGTCAAGAGGACATGCCTTGGACTGAATCAGGTATCATCCCAGATATCATCATGAATCCCCACGCTATCCCAAGTCGTATGACTATTAACCAGTTAATGGAAAGTGTCCTTGGTAAATCTTGTTGTATGGATGGAACATTTGGAGATTCTACTCCTTTCACCGAATCAAGTGTTAATATTGCTAACAAACTTTGCGATAGACTAGGAATGAATGATTTTGAAAAAACCGGAACAGAAACGCTTTACAATGGTATGACCGGTGAAGTTATGGGTAAAGTATTCATAGGTCCAACTTACTACCAACGACTAAAGCATCTAGTTAGTGATAAGATTCACGCTCGTGCCCAAGGTCCAAATGCCACACTTACCAGACAACCACTTGAAGGTAGGAGTCGCGATGGTGGCCTTCGTTTCGGTGAGATGGAAAGAGATTGTATGATTTCTCATGGAGCATCAAGATTCCTAAAGGAACGCCTTAATGACCAATCTGATCCATACCAAATCATAATATGTAAAGATTGCCACAACTTCGCCACAACAACATACAGTTGTAAGGCATGTAAGAGTGATAACGTCTGTAAAGTAAATATATCATATGTCAGCAAACTTGTCATACAAGAACTCAACGCAATGCTGATTAAATGCGAAATATTCGCCGAGAAATAACTATTTAAAATAATGATTATTATATATAACAAGCCCCGGTGGCGCAATTGGATAGCGCGTCGGACTTCTAATCCGGAGGTTGCGGGTTCGAGTCCCGCCCGGGGTATTATTTTAACACTAACAAAGTGTTAAAATACCTAACATTTATTACAAGACCACCTATCACCCACACTTGGCGCCGTATGCTCTTGAGTCGTTTGAGCACCTGTTCCAAAATCACCACCACATTCCATATCCAACAAAGGCGACAAATAACAATCGTCTTTCTTGGTATACTTCATTCTTAAAGAAAGATGTTTACCATATTTGTAATAATCTCCCATCATCATATCTTGTGGTCTTTTTATAGGAAAGAAACGCTTCATCAAATATTCTGCGTATCGTCTCGACATTATATACGCAACAGCCCCAGCATTATAATAATCACCCTCCTGAACTATCTCCATATCACCAACTTTTAAAACTTTCTTATACTTTTTATCAGTCTCAGCCCAATTACCATTCCACAAATGAAATACAGAAAAATCTATACCATTATCTTCCAAAGCCATCATCAACTTATTCACCTTTGGAATAAAATCTACCTTCAATTCCACATCATCTTCCAAGATTAAAGCATACTTTTGACAGGAATTAATCAACTTTTGCCAACAATTATAATGAGACATATTAATAGATATCTCTATAGTAGTCATAACACAATTCTTTGACACTATTTTATTCTTGATCATGTTACACATAACTTCGTGATTAAACTTAACTCCTAAAACACAAGGGACACGACAAGCCTTTACATCTGCTAAAGCCGCATATTTCTTAAACTTCTCATATCTAGCTTTGTGTATAGCGCAATTCACAACATACACACCCATCTTAACATCAAAATTATTATAACAAACTCGTGTATCACAGTTCTTTGTAGGTTTCAGTTTCCAATACGTTGGACTCTTACTATTACTTATAGATTTTTCCAAACAAAGCTTCACACACTTACGAGCCACTGTTTTATCAAATGGTCTCGCCGGCTTTTCAAAAACTTTTAGATTAACTCTTTTGTACATATCTTTAAGATATTGTGTAGGATTATTAGGTCCTAACACATTAAAATTACCAAACTCATATTCAACCACCGGAAAAACACTCTTATGCTCAAAAAAAGACTTGGGATATACATCCCTAACCTTCTTAAGAGTAGCTACAAGTCTATCCCCATCTTTCTTATAAGGAACAATCAACATACTAGGAAAATTTTCATCTTTCTTACTAATCTGATAACCAACACTTGTTTTCCGTATAGAATAACCACATCTACTCAGATAAATCTTAAGCTTAGATAACTTACTCATATCTTTAGATAATATAGCAATAAACAACCCATCACTTGTTGGAATTACACCAGTATATTTAACAGCACCAAGCAGAGTTTCTTGAATTACCCAATATTTAATACCATAATTAATAAATATCTGATGTATGTCGTACATCATTTGATATAACACCCTAATAACACTACTAGAAGTATTAACTACCATTTTTTATTATAGTATAGTATAATATAATATTTTTAACAACAATTATTCCTAAGATATCTAATAATTTCCCACAAAACTTTACAATCATATTCATTATACTTTGATATATCTCTCATAATATCACAACTAGAAGGCTCATCTTCAGTATTATAATATTTATAAGCACTTACCATAGCCGTCATTCCAGAACTACATTTACTATCCATTACTGTACTAATCATACCATGGGTTTTCATAGCTTTTGCTATAGATTTAAGTCCAAACTTGAAAGAACCTTTAATCACTATAGGCTCCTTCATAAAAATATTATACATATCCCTCCACCTCAAATTTTTCCAATTATCAGAAATTATATCCTTCCTTTCAAAATCTCCAACCTGATCCGCAATGTCAAACTGCCTACATTCCGCTATATTCCAGAAACGCGTCTCAGCACACCAATAATTAATAGTAGGATTACCACGGTCCTTTATAAATTCTATAAATTCATTCATAATACGATATTCTTCATTGTAAGTGGATTTTTCAGATATAAAATTCTTATATTTCCACTCCCCCTCATCTTGCCAACCAACACCAATCATAAAAATCATATCTGATGAATCTTGATTAGGCAAGTTTTCAAAACTAGAAAATATATCAGCTAACGTCTCAAAATCAACAAACACCTCATTACCTTCAGTCTTCCATCCACCCAGATTATTCTTAATACGTTTTGGCCATATTTTATCAACTTCTTGACGATTAATCTCCAATATCTTATCTATAATTTCACTTCTTACTCCATTAATACCTATATTTTTAGCAGTACATCTAGAATCTTTCCAAGAAACTATATCATTCAACAAAGCTTTTTGCCTATTCTTTACTCCAACATTCCAAACATTAGTAATCTCCCCAATACTATTAGCAATCTTTTGCTTCTCATCGTTCCATCTTCCAGAGTCAACACACATGTTAGGATATAATTCAGGACGTGACGGAGGATCTATAGACCATTCTAAACCATGTTCCTTAACATCTTTTATCCATTTAATAGCATTCTTTGTAGATTCTTTATACATTTTATCCACCCCATTAAAATCAATCTTACCCAAACGATTAAAACACGTATAATTACTATAAATTATATCTTTCTTTGTATAATACCAACGTCTTCCCAATATAAAAGCATAGGGTGCCGTATAACCTTGAATTCTACCAACCGCTTGAGTATAAATCAACGTCTGAGCTTTGTAAGCAGGATAGTGCCCAGAATTACACAAGTGTATACCATCTGAACGAAGAGGTAATGTAGAAAATTTAATATCTACAACTACATAATGATACTCCCCACTTAATCTAGGTGCTGGGATGTTCTCATTGAGATTATCAAGTGGAGGAACATCTATCAAATTCTTAAGATAATCACTCCGAACCAATAGATCAACTATACCATTTGTGTTGTTATACATATTTTTAACAGGAGCTGAATGTATTATTGGAATTCCAGCTTTCATAGCAGCAGTCGTTTTTCTACAATCTTCATCTGTTATATAATTAGATATAGTAACTATTGGTAATTCTCTGTTTTTAATATATTCAATAACTTTACTTTCAAAATCAACACCTTTTTCTTTGATAAATTTATCAAAAGATAAGGTTGGAGCTGGACTTGATACCCTACGTTTTACAGGTGTACGCAACTTCAACCAATCCACAAGTGTGTCATTTATCATATAATTATGTGTATGCGTAGCAGAAACCATAATAGGCTGGGTAGATACTATATCATCAATCTTTAGTTTCTTTGAACGAGTATGATAAGATACTGGTAACAGTCGTTTCATTTTAAATTAGATAATAAGTCTTTTAATTAAAAATATAATTATCAGAATTATCTTTAATTAATATAAATGTCTGGAAGAGGAAATAAACAAGGTAAAAACAACCAAGGTGGTAACCAAGGTAAAAACAACCAAGGTGGTAACCAAGGTAAAAACAACCAAGGTGGTAACCAAGGTAAAAACAACCAAGGTGGTAACCAAGGTAAAAACAACCAAGGTGATAATCAAGAAATCAAAGATACAATATCTTTTATCTGTAGAAACGACAGACCAGAATGTACGCAATGTTCATATATTTTAGATAAAAATGTGGAAAAAGAACAAAATAAAGACGAGAAAATGTTTACTGGTAAAGTTTACGAAGGAACATCAAATGGTTTAACAGAGTGTAATAAATTCTGTCCTAAAAACCCCCTACCCGATGGAAAACCATGTCCTAATGATGGTGATGATAACACTAAGACTAGAACAGATAGTGATATGGATGAATCTCCTCCACCAAATCCTAAGAGTGGCTCACCAAATCCTAAGAATAATGGGAATGATGATTCCGATATAATAGACATTTTAGGAGATTATGTGAAAAACATTTTTAATAGTATAACTGGTAGTTCAAGTGTAGGAAAAAAAGTTGTATTAGGTATATTAATTAGTATAGTAATATTATTAATTTTAAGAACAATATTTAGTCTATTCTAAATTTAAATATTGTTATAAATTATAACAATATCTTAATAAATGGATACAAATTTACCAGAGGCAACAATGCTTGATGTCAATCTAGAAGAATCTATTATATCAATAGAACCAGAAGTTTTACCAGCAATATGTCGCAGATGTGGTAAACCATTTGAACGCAAAAATATAGACAATCCTACCACAGCAAATTACTATAGATGTCAAAACTGTGTTGGTATTCTAGTTGTTATAGAAGACTCTTGTAATATCAGTTAATTACGTCTCTTCTTAGAGGACTTTCTCCTCTTCTTAGAAGACTTTCTCCTCTTCTTAGAGGACTTTCTCCTCTTCTTAGAGGACTTTCTCCTCTTCTTAGAGGACTTTCTCCTCTTCTTAGAGGACTTTCTCCTCTTCTTAGAGGACTTTCTCCTCTTCTTAGAGGACTTTCTCCTCTTCTTAGAGGACTTTCTCCTCTTCTTAGAGGACTTTCTCCTCTTCTTAGAGGACTTCTTCTTAGAGGACTTCTTCTTAGAGGACTTCTTCTTAGTGGACTTTCTCCTCTTCTTAGTGGACTTCCTTCTTTTAGGTTTCCTTCTGGTTGTATATTCATCATCCTTACCACCAACCAATGTTTTACAATAATTTTTGTTAGATACGAATGTAGACCGTTCAAATGGTGGTGATGTTTTTTGTGGAAGATGATTAACTAATAGTTGGTATAGAGCATCAGCAGTTTTCTCAACAACTGGATATTTTGTCTCAGATGCGAGCATATTAGCTGCCAAGGTTTCTACCTCGTTAATGAAATAGTGTTCAGCACAACCCTTGCCATGTGGAATACAACAACCGAAATCTATACGCATAAATGGTTGTGGATATGGATATTGTGGTAAAGCTTTAATAACATCAGCTCCAAGATCTATGAGTTCATCTTTCAATTTATCAGATAATTTACCACCTTCTGACTTGAATGTAGTCTCATCATCTACATCTAAACCACCTTCTTTACCAACCTTTTTTGTTAGGGTGGCAACACTGTAAGCATATTTTTCATCAATCCAGTATGTTCTAATCTCAAAGTGTTTCCCAAAAGATGGAACAAACTCTGCTACTGTAACACTAGGAAATTGTAATTTTGCGAGTTTTTCAAACGTTTTCTTAATCATAGTGTTTGTCGTTTTCTTAAAATTACTGAAAACTTTGATACCTATTGAATAACCAGCATATGTGGGTTTGATGATAACACCTTCCCATCCTTTTTCTTCAACTTTTCTTCTGAAATTGTCAATATTGTTTAATACTTGTTCAGGTTTGTATAACATAAAAGGAACTACTGGTAAATTAGCACGTTCCAAATCAGCATAATATCTTGGTTTTTCTAAGATATATTGGTGGAATTCTGGATAGGGGAATACAAAAGCCTTGGTTTTTTCTAAAGCGTTAAGAAACGCCTTAGTTTCCTTAGGACATGTTGGTTTTCTGGAACTTATTTGACAGTTAAATACCTCAGTTGGATCACATATAACAAACACCGCATCATATGAATCTAATTGATTAGTGCTTGATAATTTTTGACCATCTAAACATTCAAATGTATCAGATGGATGTTTGTTAGCAAGATACATAGCCATAGCTACATCATTTGGTACTTCTTTATCTTCTTCAACTACAAAAGATCGGAAATTATTCAGTTGCTTCTTCATCCAGACTGGAGCTTTCCTAGATTTATAAGTAACTGGATAATTATCATTCTCCTTACATACTACAAATAATACTTTCATTTTATTATAAGTTTTTATAATAAAATTTCTATCTTTTTTCTGGTGGAAACCATTTCATACCAAGTTCCTTCATTATTTCACGTTCCGTATAGGCAGGAATACGATCACCTCTATCATCAAATAACCCATGTTGATTAAGAACTAATCCTAACTGTTTAGCCTTGGCTCTCATATTTATATTAAAACCTTTACTACCAGTGAACCATAATAAACCAGATTCATACTCATCCTCCGGTAAATATACCAAATCTAAATGGTAATACATCTTATGATTGTTAGGACAATGGGCTATACCCATAAATTTCTCACTTTTCATACTGATAGTATCAACAATAATATTCCATTTTTCTAGGACCTTAACCGCTTTATCCAAATTAAACTTTTTACTTGTAAAGAGTATATCAATATCACCCGATGTTAGGGCTCCTCGTCTATAGGAACCAGCAGCTTCCATCTTAAATGACTTGATTCCAAACTTATGGGCTAACACAGTTTTAACCATTAGTTCAAAAATTTTGATTTGTTCCCTCGGTATTCTTGTATGTAGGTCTTTATAGTATTTAATACCTATTTTTTGTGTTTTAGTTAGAGTTATGTCTTTGTTTCGTTTCAAATCATCTATAGACCTAATACCTTTGTCCCACCATTTCATGGCAGCCGCTGGTCCTACACCTAAAATACTCGATAATTTATCTATGACAGTCTGTTTCTCTATTTCAGCATAGGCTTTCTTGTCTTTCTTAAGTTCTTTCTTGACATCTTCTACTTCTTGTATAAAACCGTTGGATAAGTATTGATTAACTTTGTCTATAGTACCTTTACCTATACCAGGAATACCTTTGATTTGGTTAATATTTGTTATATCTTTAACATCTGAAGCTTTTAGAGCTTTAACAGCGTTGTTATATGCTCTAAGACGGTGTTGGTCATAATTACCTTCGGTTTTATAATATTGTATGAGGATGTTGAAGTTATCAATAATACCTTGCTTATTACTCATTTATTGTAGTTAAGAGTATATTTTTCTCTTGGAATTTCTCGTAAATTCTATTTTCCACATGTTTCCTGATATTTTTTAATATCTTCTGCGTATTTATCACTCGCAAACATCCTGAACAAGTCTTCGTCATCAAAGTAACTATCATCTTTTTTAGTAATATTTACTGGTTCCAACGGGTCTTCGGTAGAACAACCACAATTATCCTTGACAAAATCATTGAACCGATCAATATCTTCATAACATAATATTTCACTATTATCCGTGTATGGTTTCTGTGGTTTGAATACAACGTCAAAATCACATAACTCCTCAAACCTGCCAGTGTTTAGAAGCTCTGAGAAAGAATTAGTTGATGTAATTAAGCGATAACATGCTTCATGTTGTGGGCTGCTATAGGGATATTCTCCTTGATGACCGGCCTTTTGAACATATTTAATGGCGCTCTTGAGGCGTTCGTATGGGTCTCTCATCAAAGTAATTCTATTTTTTCCTGGAAACTCTTCGTGCATGTTGTAATTAACACATTGCGATAGATTTTTCTCAATATGTTGTTTAATAGCACTGCCAGCGGTTTTAGGATTGTGTAGGAACTGACATTTCCCACCGTTTTGTTGTGTCAATGGTATTTTTCCTGGTGGTTTTACATAGTTGCTTCTAAAACAAGAAAAATTTGTTGATACTAGATAAATTAGTCCAGAAACAAAGAGTATGACCGCTACTAACAGTAATAAGTTTTCTCTCATTTTCTTTATATATAATAAAGAAAATGCCTGAAAAGTATAAAAAAATTATTAGATTTGTCTTAATAGGTATAATTATCTTGGTATTTGTAGTCCCACTATGTGTTAATAGTTTTACCAGTTATTATAGATACGCTAACAGACATAGTCGCAGAGAAGATCATGTTTTAGAACCAATAACAGATGACTTGAGAGAAGAATATCTAATTGACACAAAAACAAGTATACCCAAAGTAGTATATTTAACTTCTCACGACCTAAACTCAATACCAGAGTATGTATTACATAACTTAGAAACATACTGTAAAGGGTTAAAAATTAGGCTATTTAATGATGACGACTGTAGAGAGTTTTTATCAAGAACTATAGGACAACAAGCGGTAGATATGTTTAATAAATTGGAAAACGGTGCTCACAAAGCAGATTTTTTTAGATATAATATACTATATCATAAGGGTGGTTGTTATTTTGATATTAAAACTAAATTTCTTGTTCCTATAACTAAAATAGTCGATTTCAAGAGTATTAATACTTGGTACGGTGTTATCGGAAAAGAAGGAGACGATAAACAAATGTATAACGGTATTATAATCACAGCCCCTAATAATCCAATAATTGGTAAAGCAATAAAACATATTTATGATAATCCTAAACCATCACATTATCACTTATTTGTCAATCATTTATATACTTTAACCCAAGAAGATTGTGATAAACCACTTAAGGTCGGTCTTAATACACAGAAAAATGGATGGAAATGTATATTATTCAAAGAAATTTGTATTGATTGTGGTAAAACTATTGGAATACCTAAGAAAAAATGTGATAGATACAACCTATATTGTGAAATAGAAAATGATAAAGGTAAAACAATCTTTAGAACTCGTTATACAGACTATCCATGGAAAGATAAAAGAAAAGATTTTAAAATCTTTGTAATTAACTTGGAAAGAAAGCCTGAACGTAAAAAATATATACGCAAGGAGCTTAAATTTAAATCTGTCACAGATCCAACTGTTAGAGTCATGAAAGCTTTTGATGGAAGTAAGTTTACTGATGCAGAGATTGAGGAGTATAGTAAAGGTTCTATAATGGGATTGACTAAGGGTCAGGTTGGTTGTTTTTACTCTCATCTGTTATTATGGGAAAAGATAGCATATGGACCACACAGTTGGGGTTTTATCTTGGAAGATGATGCTAATTTAACTACTGACTGGGACAAACAATTACTAAGTTATTTAGAAGAAGTTCCAGACTTTGATGTCTTTTTTGCTCATAATGTTAGATTTCCATGGATTATACTTGATGGTAATGATGATTTCTCTAAACGTCGTAGAGAGTTTGGAAAATATACTCAAAAACATTATGGTAGAAACATTTTTACAGATTACCCTGAGGATGTAAAAGTGTCTAAAAACTGTGTTAGAATAGGTCCTCGTCTAGATTTAACAGGTTATGCGTTGTCTCGTAAGGGGGCAAAGTTTTTATATGAAAACATAGGTCCAATGTTGGCACCACTTGATGTTCAGATATGGTTTCCCAATCTATATGACAATCTTAACTTTTATTCGTGTGAAACACCCTTGATAGTATCTGATGCTAAGTTTGGATCTGATACTTGGTATAATATGTATATAATTTTTATTATTTATTATAAAACTATAATAAAATGATGTATCCTTTATTTGTAAAAAAGTCATTACGTGCTTATTTTACTATTTTTTATCTAGGTATATTAGTGTTATATGATGATTAAATCCTGAAAAATCTAAAATTAATATATCTAACGCTGTATTCCAAAAAATATCTGAAAATAAGCAGGAAACATATATTGAACACTCACATAAACAGGAGAAATCCAATGTTAGACTACCAGTTCCAAAAAAAGTAATTAGAACTTGGTGTACTAATGATATTAAGAAAGATTGTGGTGGTAGACGGTCTCCCATTAACGCAATCAATAAAACAAAACAAATTCTACCAGATTGGGAACACATTATATATTCTGATAAGGATATAGATGAGTTTTTTGATGAATATTTTGGTCAAGACCATATTATAACAAAATCATATTATCTCATAAATCCAATCTACGGAGCTGCTAGGGCAGATTTTTTTAGATATGTTGTTATGTATATTCATGGTGGTTTGTATTTAGACAGTAAATCTTGTGTAATATCTAAACTACCTGAAATACCAGATGACAAGGATATGATAGTATCTCATTGGAAAGATAGTTCTCCTCATGAAAATATATTAAATACCGGAAGGGGTGAATACGAAAATTGGTTCATATATACAAGACCAAGAGCTTCGATTTTAATTGATGTAATCAATACTATTATTAATAATATACAGTTACAACATAATAACCCAACTTTTATGTATGGTATATCACAAATTATAGATTGGAACGAACCTTTTGGAAAAAATGTGGTCTTATATACTACAGGTCCTGTAGCATATACTTTGGCAATCACCAAGTCTAAATATGTAAAAGATGTTATGGTTAAGTCTATGGATCAATATCTAAGTTATGTATGTGATCATACACTTAAAATTACAAATAATAAGAATCACTATTCTCATCAAACGGAACCACTTATTAAACCAAACAAAAATAAAAACAAAAATATAAATAATATGTATCTAACTACGAAAAATAACTACTTTCCTAAAATTAATCAGGTAATTTATAATAAAAGTAAAGCAGATAAATTCTTCAGAGAATATTTTGATAAAAATACATACAAGTCTATTCGTAAATCACCTTATGCTGATATAATTTGGAAATATATGATGTTATATTTAAACGGTGGAATTGGAGAATTATCAGAACTAAAAGATACAATTAGTATTGATAGTAAAACTATATCAAAGGAAACTTTAGGAGTTTATAGATTAAATAATGGATTAATAATGTTTTTACCATTTAACCCAATATTTATGGAAAATATTATACGTATTCTAGATGATGATATTTCAAAGAGGTCTGTTGATTTAAATAAGATTGATTGGTATAAGTGTTTTAACTAAACTTTAACCTGTTTAACTTTTCTATTACTTTTAAAAACTACTTCTCCAACCTTATCTCCTTTCTCTAAGTTATTACAAGGGCAATAATCAACCTTTACGTCTCTAAGAGTCCTATACTTTGTATGAGTCTTACATAGTATCGCACTCGTAGTTATCATTTCCTGAGTAAGTTCTCCTTCATAATCAAGTATCACATATCCTGATGGGAACGATGATAGGTGAAAGAAGTAATCATTTTCCTTGGATATATCAAGAAGTTCCCAGTTTTCTTTGGCGTTCTCACCTATGGTACATATAAAATTATCATATTGAAATACTCTCATTTTTATTATGTATAGTAGGTATTTTGTATAATATCAATTTTATATGTTATACTATAATAAATATGGCAAGTAAGGGTGATAATAAATTAGTGTATATAGGCTTATTTATCATACTTTTAATAGTAGTCTATAACATGATTTCCAACTGCGATGAAAGATACATATCTCCAACAAAATATACCGTATGGACTTACTGGGAACCCTCACCACCCCCAGAATTAGTCCAGAAGTGCTATAAAAACTGGAGAACAAAGGGAAAGATTCAGGATATGAGATTTCTTAACCCAGATAACATACTAGAATACATCCCAGCTAAAGAATATGAGAAAATATGTAAAAACGCTGAAAACCCAGCTGTTAAAAGCGACTTTATCGGATTTTACCTACTAAACAAGTATGGTGGAACTTGGATTGACGGTTCTATTTTCCTGAATAAACCATTGTTTGACTGGTTACCTGTGGATAGTAAGAAATTCTTCTGCTATAAAGCTGATAGATTCTCCAAAGATGTAGTATGTATGGAAACTTTTTTCATGTTCTCACCAAAAGACCACCCACTACCAATAAAATGGTATAAAATGCTCCATGAAACTGTTGAGGGAGTTGGTAAAGATCAGTTTGTTAAAGATGTTAAGAAAGAACATCCAAATATCACAGATAGAATGGCTGACGAGAACTATTTATGGGTATATGTTGCGGGTAAAAAACTTTTACATGATAATCCCAAGTTTAAGGACTTGATACAAACAGAATCCGCCGAGAAGGGTCCGTGGTATGAAATGGAAAGGAACGGTTGGGAAAACGTAGACCAAATATGTGCGGCGTTAGCTAAGGATGAACCGTGCGAGACTTGTCCATTGACTAAACTACATAATGGTCTTAGGGAAACGTGTGGATTAGAAGTTATACCAGACGAAGACGAGTAAATTATAATAAAAACTTTATTATAATAAATAACAGATGATGAATTACAGGAAAATCGCAAGAGTAGTCTGTCTATGTTTAATATTAGTATTACTTTGTTATTTACTTACAAAAAAGACAGAAAAATATCTTGAATTATCTAAACATACTCTTAAAAATCCCAACTACGCAATACTCTTCACAATGTATAATGTCCCAGAAAGACAACAAATGTACGAAGATGTATTAAATTACTATGTAAATGAGATTAAGTTCCCCAAAAAGAACATATTTATTGTTGATTCAAGTGGAAATGGTGTTGATACAAAGTATGTCCTTAAACAGAATCAAGCAGTGTTTAATCAGAATAACCTTAATACTCCTCCTGACCAGTTAGGTAACACCACATGGTTTGAGTTACATTCCTTATTTTTTGCTGATAAAACTTTGAAAGACTTGAAGAACTTTGACTACATCATAAAACTAACAACTAAATATAAATTACCAGATATTCAGAAAATAGTAATTACCGATAATCCAGAAATTTTACTGGAATATAGAAGTTCTAATACTAACTACAAATTGTTGAAACGTTGGAATACAGAAATATTAGGGATTAGAGCAAATTTATTCAATAGAGTATTAAATGAACTGTGGGAGATAGACAATGGAGATCTGGAACATAGATTATATGATATCAAAAACAATAAAGATATAGTAATTTTACCAAAGTTAACCAATAAAGCAAAATATAAGCGAGCTGTTGGAGATCACTTTGATTATTTGTAGTAAATTTTATACTAATTCAAATATAAAATTGATTAAAAGAGCCGTGTTATATACAAAATAACAACCATGCAAACAGGCCTTTTCTTCCCGTATAGCTGGCATCTTGATGATGAACAAACAGAAGTTACACACATCAGAGCTTATGGTCTCGATGAGAATAACAAGAATGTCTGTCTTCGTGTAGATGACTTTACTCCATATGTGTATATAGAACTACCCCTAGAAGTTCAACCAAGTAATAAAAAGATTGAATGGAACGCAGCTAAGGCTCAGCTGGTTGGTAATAAGATCAATGAGATACTAAAACATCAGAAACCAGTTTCTATGAAACTTATGATGAAGAAGAAGCTTTATGGAGCTTATTTTGATGAAAACAAAAAACGCAAATTATTTCCGTATTTATTCTGTAATTTTTACAGTAAGCATGACATCAAGAAACTTTATTATATGACTCAAAAATCAATACATGTTGTTGGTCTTGGAGCAATCAAGATAAAAGTTCATGAGTCAGATGCTGACCCGATACTACAATTTACTTGTTGTCGTAATATACCAACTGCTGGTTGGATTAAATATGGTGGTAAGCAAGTGTCTGATGAAGACTCTATTACTTTGTGTGATCATGAGATTAAAGTATCTTGGAAAAACGTTATGCCGTTTGAGAAAGACAATGTGCCTCAACCAAAAATCATGGGATTTGATATTGAGGTAAATTCAACTAATCCAACAGCTATGCCTAAAGCTGAGAAACCTGGAGACAAGGTGTTTCAGATATCTTGTGTTCTCGCCAGAGACGGAGACAACCCTGATGACTATGAAAAATATCTACTGACACTTGGTGAGCCTGATGAAGAAACAGTTGGGCTTGATACTCTTATTTATATGTTTGATACAGAAGCAGCGTTATTACAAGGTTTTACTGATTTTATTCGTGATGAAAATCCGAATATTATTGTTGGTTATAACATCTTAGGTTTCGATATTCCGTATATGATTGCGAGGGCTAAACATAATATGTGTATATTTACATTTGACAGACAAGGTTTTCACAAGACGCAACATGCCAAGGAACGAACTATCAAGTGGTCGTCTTCTGCCTACAAAAACCAAGAGTTTGAATTCTTAGATGCCGAAGGTCGGTTGTATGTTGATTTGTTGCCCCTGGTAAAACGTGATTTCAAGTTCAATAATTATAAACTCAAGACTATCTCAGAATATTTCATCGGTCAAACCAAAGACCCCCTCAGTGTTCAAGGTATTTTCAAGTGTTATCGTATTGGTATCAAGAAAGACGCCGAAGGTAAATACAGTCCTAAAGCTCGTAAAGCCATGGGAATAGTTGGGAAATACTGCGTTCAGGATAGTGCCCTAGTAGTTCATTTAATGGACAAACTCAAGACTTGGGTTGGTTTGACTGAGATGGCTAAAACTTGTAATACGTCTATCTTCAGTCTCTATACTCAAGGTCAGCAGATTAAAGTGTTCAGTCAGCTTTATAAGTATTGTATGTATGAGGATATTGTTGTAGAAAAAGATGCTTACAAGGTGACGGAATCAGAAAGATATGTTGGTGCTAAGGTGTTTCCTCCTGTTCCCGGTCGTTATAAGATGGTAGTTCCGTTTGATTTTGCGTCGCTGTATCCTACGACTATTATTGCTTATAATATTGACTATCATACTTGGGTTCCTCCCGACTCTAATATTCCTGACGAACTGTGTCATGTGATGGAGTGGGAAGACCATCTTGGTTGTTGTCATGATCCTAAGGTTATTCGTAAGGTTGAGTTGAATAATTATATTACGGAAGAGCAGGCAAGAATCAAAAAGCTTCGTGAGAAACGTAATGGAACTTTGGATAAACTGAGTAAAAAAGAGATGATGACTGAGATTACTGCTGCGGTTGATGCCCTAAAACCCTACACTGAAGAGCGTTCAGAGCTGACAAAAACGATAGCGAAAAATCCGATGTGCGCAAAGCGAAAATACCGATTTTTGAAAAAACCTCGGGGAGTTTTACCCACGATTATTCAAAATTTGCTCGATGCGCGTAAGCATACGCGCAAAGTTGTCATGAAAAGTTGTTTTAAGGAAATTGACAGATTGAAGGCTGAAGCTGGTCCTGATATGGACAAGTTAATCAAGGAACAAAAAAGTCTTATTGATGTTCTTGATAAACGACAGCTTTCCTACAAAGTATCAGCGAACAGTATGTATGGTGCTATGGGTGTTCGTAAGGGTTATTTGCCGTTTATGCCTGGTGCGATGTGTACAACTTATATGGGTCGTGTAAATATCGAACTTGTTGCCGAGACTATTCCTAAGAAATATGGTGGTGAATTGGTGTATGGCGATACCGATTCTAACTATATTCATTTTCCTCATCTTACTGGCGCTCAAGAGACTTGGGATTATGCTTTACATGTTGCTTCTGAGGTGACGAAGTTGTTTCCTGCTCCTATAGAGCTTGAGTTTGAGGAAGAAATCTACAAGTTCTTCTTTATCTTGTCTAAGAAGCGTTATATGTATCGTAAGTGTTTGCGTGATGGTGTGACTGATAACAAGATTGGTAAGAAGGGTGTGTTGTTGGCTCGTCGTGATAACAGTAAATTTGTTCGTGATGTCTATGAGGATGTTGTGACTAAGATTGCTGATTACAAGAGTTGTGATGAGATTGTGTATTATGTGCTTAGTGAGTTGAATGCGTTGTGTTCTGGGATAAAGCCTTATACAGACTTTGTCATTACTAAAGCGGTTGGTGATAGTGGTGGTTTGTATGCGGAAGCGTTTGAGAATGAGAAGGGTGTTAGGAAAGCTAAGGTTGGTGATTATACTGTGCCTCTGTTGTCAAGTAATAAGGATGAACGTGAAGAGCAGTTGAGTAAGAAAGGTGCTGATGATTCTCAAGAGTATTATTTGTTGTGTTTGCCGGCTCAGGTTCAGTTGGCTGAGCGAATGAGGCGACGTGGTCAGCGTGTTGATCCTGGAACTCGTTTGGAATATGTGGTTGCTGACCCAACTAATCATACTGGTAAGCAGTATGAGAAGGTTGAGTCTGCTGAGTATTTAGTGAAGCATAGTAATTTGGTTAAGATAGATTATTTGTATTATTTGAAAGCTTTGGTGAATCCTCTTGACCAAGTCTTGGATGTTGCGTTTGGTGAAGACAAGAAGTATAAAAAAGGTATGGTTATGGACCAGTATAAGTTTCGTTGGAAGATTCGTGCCAAGTTGTTGGAAGAGTTGAAGGATTTGTTTCGTCCAAAGTTAAAATTTGAGAAATAAATAGAATCTTATAAAAATTATACTTAAAAAAGTATAATTTTGAAGTTGAATTTTATGGTAAGTATTGGATGTTACTTGAATTAAATCTACAATGATTCTTTTTCTGGTTTTTAACGGGCCAGCGAGGGTAATTAATGATACCTCTACTAGTATAACCCCAGTGACCACCGATTGAACCTCCGGTAACACCAGAACCATACTGGTCATTATCTGCGGCATTATCACCTCCTGTGTCCCATCTTGGACCACATGCAGTTGGGCCAGCGAGGTCAACACCGACATCGTTTTCTTCTTCTGATTCATCACCACCCATAGTGCCATATGGTCCACAGACTCCACTAGTTAATTTATTACATTTAATGAGATCGCTATAATGGGCATCAGAAGTATCTTCATTGTTCGAACCTGTTCTACCTTCATCATCAGCTTGATTACCCCATGTACATCGTCCGTTATTAGGATTACCACAATATAAATCGGTAGGAATACATCTGCTGGTATCCGTAAAACCTGTTCCACTACACTCAACAGCCTTAGTTGTCCAGTGGGAGCAAGATCTACATGGAGAGCAGAAACTGACGCCGTCAGCGCCTTGGTAAATAAATTCACCACGATTACAAGCTGGCATTGGAGCACAAGACCCATCATGATTAGCATCAGCTGTGGCTGGGTCTTTATTATAACCAATAGCACATTCACAATTGTATATATGTCCTTGATTATCAATAGCGTCAATTGGAGAACAGGTACCTCCTGGACCACATAGTTGTTCAGAGGTGAGCCCAGAAGATATACAGTAATTTTGGCATCTTGTATTACAATCTGGTTTTTCATTGTAAGCAAATTCACCGTCGGCATTATCATAGGAACATACTTGAGCTTGCGCATCACAACCCCAAGTACAATTTGTCTGTGCCTCAGCCTCAGTAGACCATCTCGTGTCGGATACTGAGTTAGCATCAGTTCTTCCGTAGTAATCATCAACATTAGGCATGATTCTAACGCCACTTTCGCCAGCAGCATCATCTGCATAACAACCATAATTCCATATATAATTACGACCACGTGCAGTCTCAAGCTCGCAATATTGTCTTGCACTAAGACCATCACCACGAGTACCATCATCAGCAGTAAAACACTTGTAACCTTCTGGTTCTTCTCTATCACAAACTTGTCTAGCACTAGGAATACACATTCCTGCTTGAGGCTTTGTTGGGTCATGTTCATATTTATATACGCAATCATTCTGACAATCTTCCAATGTAGGATATTGTTCATTGTTAGGTTGGTTGTCCATGTAATTGGGTTTTTGTCTACATACAAAACCAACTCCTGCTTGTCCAGAACCACGGCAGCCATAACCGTAACCGTCGCAGTCTGTTTCACACTCTTGTTTGCTACGGAATGGCCCAGGATTTTGTCCTCCTCTTCTTTGGCACTTTTGTCCAGCTGGTGCGCTAGAATCCATACAACCGAAGAAACAATTGCTATCGCATTGACTTCTATTAGTATATGTATTTGCTGGTGGATTGAATGGATCATCGAAGAAAACAGGAACGCATCTATCTGTTTGACCATCAACAAATCCAGCTGGTGGTTCAGGATTACATCTCCAGTTTCTGTTTCTTTCACAACCGGATTCTCTACATAGGCTTAAGGCCGCATCAGAGTCAGGAATTAAGGCGGAACTACCAACTAAATAAGAAATTTGGTCAGAGGGAACATCAACTTGTAGAACACAAGCACCTGGTTGAGGAGCACCATCTGGACCTCTACTACAGCTGAAACCAACATTACCACAACCCGAGGCCGCTGCTTCGTCTGCTGTGGCATATCTATTATCAGGATCAACTGAAACAGGACCCGCAACTTGAGTAATTTGACCGCCTTGATTGGCGGTTCTGCCAGTTCTATCACAAATAAATGATACAGTTTCACAACCTGAGTCTTCGCATTCTTGTTCGGCATTGGCAAGTTCAGTGGCACAGTTGGCATCTGAATCGCACGAGTCCATTGGGAACTCAACTGCTTCATTCTGAGCCAAAGTACAAGTGCTTGAAGAACCATCTGCGCTTGTAACACAGTTATAACCTTTTGTATTACATAAGGTGGCAGCATCACATTCGTCTTTAGTTGCGTAACCATCAACAAGTGAATCTGGTCCAGTTACTAATTCACAACCACCATTTGGCGTTCCGGCATTTCCAGGATTGACACATTTCCAAGCGGAAATTTCACAATTAGTTTCACATTCTTGTTCTGTGTTATATTCAATAAGAGGTCCTTGATAACCAGCGGGTTCCGATCCAGCGATTGGAACATCTTGGATAGCCTCGCATCTATCTGCCAAGTTAGCAATATCAGTGTTACATGTCCATCCAGAATTACCACAACCAGATGCTTCACACATTGCTTGCGAGCTGAACTGAGGTGGATTTTGTCCTGCTTGGGCAGCACCATCATATTCTTGACAACTAGAAGGGCCTCCTCCGGGATCTGGAGTACACTCCCAGTGACGGTCTTCACAACCTCCTGCGTTACAATCAGCTTCAGTAGCATATTCAATAACATCTCCTTGATAACCGGCTGGTTCGGAACCTTGGAGTGGAACGTCATTGATTCTTGTACATCTATCGTCACGGTTAGGTATAGAAGTATCACAGAAGAAACCAGTATTTCCGCAACCCGAAGCAGTGGCATCAGCTTCAGTAGCAAATTCACCTGCACCTGGTTGTCCACTTGGAATATCAACTCTACGAACAACACCACCTTGGTTAGGACCTCTGCCACTTCTATCACAAGTCCATGTATAACCTTCGCAACCACTCGCCCAACATTCAGCTTGGTCATTAAATTCATTACTAGGTTGATTTGCGTTTTGAAAGCAAGCAGTTCCTCCCACACCCAAGGGTTGGCAATCCCATCCATCATTACCACAACCAGATGCTTCGCAGTCGGCTTGATTCGCATGTCTATCAGCTTGTCCTGTATATGGGACATCAGTTTCAGTACAAGTTCCTGGTGAATCAACTGCCGCACCAGCGCAAGTCCAAGAACCTTCGCAACCAGCATCTTCACACTCTTGTCGTGTAGCGTATGAGCCTCCACCGCCAACAACTTCAGTACAAGTTCTTGAGCCATCGGCATTTTCAACACAATTGAATGTTGTGAGACCTTCGCAACCAGCAAATTCACAAGCATTTTCGGCACCTTGTAATCCAACCGCCCATTGAGCAACTCCAGCTGTAATTGGAACAGCATTTTCGTAAGTAATTCCGTTACTATCTTTGATGTAGGTACATGTTTGTGCGTTACAGTTATAACCATCCTTACCACAACCAGAAGATTCACAATCAGCTTGATTAGCAAATCTACCTGCTTGTCCCGTGTATTGAACGGTTGTAGATTGACATTCTCCGGGTTGAGCTCGAGTAGCACAAACATAAGATGTTTCACAACCACCATCTCTACATTCTTGGGCGGTAGCATAATCTGTGAGAGAATCAACAGTAAAAGTACATCTACTTCCTGAAGGTTGTGTACCATCACAATTATAACCAGTATTACCACAACCGGCGTCCAAGGCATCTTGTGCCGTTGGGTATCTTTGAGGACCATCTTGAGGTCTTCTATCAACACCACCAGGAACTTCAGTTACTACACCACCTTGTGAGGGTGTTCTACCTTCCCTACTACAGATGAAAGAATTACCTTCACAACCATCAGCCAAACACGAAGCCAAGTCTTGGAATTCTCCGCCACCAGCTCTACCAAATGGTATGGGGTTAACAGTACAAACCCCAACAACACAATCATAAGATTCACCGGCACATGCGGCTTCACATGTTGCTTGGTCCCTATGTCTTGTTCTACCAGCAACAGTAGGTGGTCTGGATGGATTACCAATGACTTCGGCACAACTATCATCGGCATCATTACATTCAAAAGATGTTCCTTCACAAGTTCCTGGAGCGGCGACAGTTCCAAGACATTCTGCTTCAGTGGCAAATCTACCTGGTCTAGAAGCAGCACCTGGTTGTTGAACACAATTACCACTACCATCGGCAGCGTTATTGCTACATGTCCAAGAATTACCTTCGCAGCCATCGTCAAGACATGATTGTTCATCGTTAAAAGTAGTTGGAACATCAACATCAAAAGTACAGGTTCCACCATCACAATTGAATCCAGTGTTACCACAACCGGCCGCTGTGGCAGCTGCTGCTGTAGGATATCTTGTAGGACCACCAGGATTTCTATCAACACCTCCAGGAACACTAGTTGGAACACCACCTTCGTCATCTGCTCTACCATCCCTACTACAGATAAAAGATGGTGCTTCACAAACAGCATCAGCCAGACATTCTTGTAAAGTATTAAAAGGTCCTGCTCCAGGTTGTCCAGGTGGTATAGGATTAGCAACACAAGTACCACTGCCATCTTGAGCATTATTACTACATTCAAAAGAGTTTCCACGACAAGCAGAATCACATTCCCCTTGAGTAGGAAATCTATCAGCTCCACGTCCTGCGTTACCAATAACTTCAGTACATTGGTCATTACCTTGAGCATTTTGTTCACAACGGAAGGATGTTCCTTCACAAGTTCCTGGATTAGCAATGGAACCAAGACATTCTGCTTCATCGTCAAATCTGCCTGGTCTAGAAGCAGCACCTGGTTGTAATTCACAATTACCGCTTCCATTGCCAGCGTTATTACTACAACCAAATGAACTACCTTCACACGAACCAGCTCCACCATCGCCAAGACATGTTTGTTCATCGGCAAAAGTAGTTGGAACATCAACTTCAAAGGTACAAGTTCCACCATCACAATTGAATCCAGTATTACCACAACCGGCTGCTGTGGCTGCGGCAGCATCTACATATCGTGGAGGGGCGCCTTGAGGTCTTCTATCAACACCTCCAGGAACAGCAGTTGGAACACCACCTTGGTCAGCTGTTCTACCCTCCCTGCTACAAATGAAAGACTGACCTTCACAACCATCTTGTAAACAAGTTTGTAAAGTAGCGAATGTTCCTCCACCAGGTCTTCCAAAAGATATTGGATTGGCAGTACAAACGCCTCCATTACAATCGTAAGACTCACCGGTACAGGCAGCTTCACATCCTGCTTGAGTATTAAATCTATCTCCGTCGCGATTTGTATTACCAATAACTTCCGAACAACTATTACCTGCATGGTCACATAGAAAAGATGTTCCTTCACAAGTTCCTGGATCAGCGACAGTTCCAAGACAAGTTGCTTCATCGGCAAATCTTCCTGGTCTATAAGCACCGCCTGGTTGTTCTTCACAAGTACCGCTTCCATCGCCAGCATTATTACTACAAGCAAACGAACTTCCTTCACAAGAATTGCCATCTCCATTGCCGATACATTCGGCTTCAGTCCTGAAAGCTCCGGCACCAGGTTGACCAAATGGTATAGGATTGAGAGTACATCTACTTGTCCCGTCTCCTTGGTCAGCGCAGTCGTAAGAATCTCCAGTACAAACAGCATTACATTCTGCTTCAGTAGCAAATCTGTCGGCTCCACGGGCTGTATTACCATCAACTTCAGTACATTGGTCTCCCCCTGCCCCTTGTTCGCAAAGGAAGGAAGTTCCCTCACAAGATTGGTCGGCAAGACATGCTGCTTCAGTGGCAAATCTACCTGGTCTAGAAGCAGCACCTGGTTGTAATTCACAATTACCGCTTCCATCAGCAGCGTCATTACTACAACCAAATGAATTACCTTCGCACCCGTTATTAAGACATTCTGTCTCATCGGCAAACTCTATAGAAGGTCCAACATAACCAGCTGGTTCGGAACCAGATTCTGGAACATCCACAACTCTTTCACAACTTCCAGCATTACATCTGAATCCAGTATTTCCACATCCCAACTCAGTAAGTTCTTGTTCTGTTGCGTATCTTTGTGGCTCACCATCCTGTTGTCTATCAACACCTCCATTAACTTCAACTATATCACCACCTTGGTCGGCGGTTTTACCATCCCTACTACAGATGAATGAAGTTCCTTCACAACCATCTGTTAAACAATTTGCCAAATCATCAAAACCGTGACCATCTAATCCGATTGGAGGTCTGTATACGTTAAATTTATTTACACATCTATCTCCAGAACCATCTGGATTTTCACAAGCAACATATGAAACGCCACAATTTCTTCCGTCACCTCTAGTAGTAGATTGACACATATCTAAGTTTCTGGATTGAGTTGGGTCAGTTGGGTCATATGGAGTTTGAACTTGAGTACATGTTCCTGGTTCAATGTCGTTTCCATCAGCATCTTGTGCGGCGGAACATGTGTAGTGAGATTCACAACCCCAATTTCTACAACGTTCTAAGGCCTCAACAATATTTGTAATTCCAAGAGACCCTACTCGGAATTCTTGAGCGTGTGATGTATCCATAAAATAATCACAACTTCCGTTATTACAATAGTATCCTTCATCTCCACAATATTGAAGAAACGGGTCATCAGCTGTGGCATATCGTTGAGGTTCATCAGCTTGTTGTCTATCAACACCTCCAGCGACGGCTGTAACAACACCAGGTCTATTATCTCCGTTGGGGTGAGCACAAATATAGGATATTCCCTCACAACCTGGGCTTGCTATTCCAGCATCTCCGCCTGGACCTAAACAATCTTCTAATGTTTCAAACGGACCAGCCCCGTTTTCTCCAAAGGGAACTGGATTTGCTGTACACCTGGATGTCCCATCTGGTTGATCAACACAATCGTAAGAACCAATGGCACCTTCACAAGCTGATTCGTGACATTCTCTCTCGGTAGCAAAGGATGGTCCAGGTATTTGGTCTTCAAATCGTGGGGTGTACTCACATACCTGATTATTACATATGTATCTATTAATTGCGCCTTGACAACCAGTTTCTAAACATGCGTTTAGGTTTGGAAATGGTATGTCATTTTGGTCTCTAACTGGTTCACATCTACCAGCTTCACATTTAAATCCAGTATTACCACATCCTGAAGCCTGACATTCTTGTCGGTTATTAAATGTTCCGTCAAGAGCTAATGTACATTGTCCATTATCACATTTATATTTAAGTATTGGATCACTAGCTGGACAAGCAGCATGACATTCTTCGGCTGTATCATATATACCATTTGGGTTACTTGCGTCAGTTACATAACAACCTGATTCTCTATGACAACCATATTTTCTTCCAGGAGAATCTTGACAACTTGCGAGACATTGATGTTCAGCTGGATAATATGGTCTACCATAACCACGCCTTGGTACTTCGCGAATACATTGTCCAGATTGTCCATCTCTTCCAGGTAGTGCGCAAGTCCATTCTTGTTTACATCTTCGTGCTCTTGATATACATTCTTCAAGTGTTTCGTATCCTCTTCTACTATCTGGATCTTCTTCACATTCACGAGTTTGATTATTACATATGAAATTGTTCTCTTTTGTTTTTAATAAAACACTGACTAATGCCAAGATTAATACTATAGCTATATAACTTTCTTTCATTATTTATTATATGTCATACAAAAAGTTTTTAATATTTTATACCTGTTTAAGTGTAAAATATTAGATAAGGTTAGTAATAAAATTTAACATCGTCTATGAAAGCTAAATATTTGTAAGCTTGTAGTTGACAAATAACGTCTGCTAAATCGTCTTTCTTTTTGGTCCCGTTTATCTGTGTCAAGGAACTTTGGTCATCTCTATCTGTTAGTATATTTATTGCTTTATCAACACTCCACTTTTTCCTCGCTGGTTTATCCACAGCCTTATATGTAATTTTCCCACTCTTTGTAATTTTCTGGTCTTTCTCAGCTCCCAGAACCTGGGTCTTGTAATAAGCTGGAAATTCCACGATTAACTTATCTCTTTTATACCTAATGGCAAAGTAGGAATAACAATGTTGTCCAAGTTTAAGGGCCATGGTGTTGTGTTTTTTACCAAAGCTCATCTGTTTTTCTATTACAAATATATCACACTGGTCCCAAAAATTAGCATATTCATCTAATTTATCTGTCATATTATGATAAGTTTCTGGGTCTAAATACGCTTTCTTATCACAATTTTCAGTCAAATCTAAATTTTCTAGAAGAACTTTAGACCCGTTTGTATATACATCTCCTAATATATTTTCAAACTGAGGGGTTGTTGTTCCGTCTATGTTGTATCTATTGGTTTTGTTGATATTCTTAACTTGTCTAAGAGCATCAACGTCAAATTCTTCTATATAAAAACTAAAATTCTTTTTACCGATATCAAAACTTGCAACCCATAGTATCCCTTCATGATTGTTGGTCATTGTTTGTATTAGTATCTATATTGTTTAAATCTATCTTTGATGACATTTCTTCCAACCTAGCACTTACAACTTCTAAAAGTGTATCCATATCACAGCAAAACTTTGTATCATCTATATAAGTTGCTTTAAGATTTGTAAGACCTGAACAGGAATTAGATAAATCTCTGAGAAGATGTGATGCCAATATTTTGTCAGAATCGTTGTCTGAGCGTTCATAAGTAATTAGAAGCTCAAATGCTCTTGAGATAGTCTCTTGAATAAAATTAAGAGTATTAGACCTGTTATCTTGATGGAAAAATGTTCTTGTGAGTGATGTTGTGAGTCCTGTTTGTTGAACGAACATATATCTAGTATTAATCTTTTCACTTTTCTTAATTTTACCGATAAACTTGAGTCTGCTGGTAATTTCTTGATTATTGTCCATTCTATTTAATCTATTGTAAGAATTTGTGTCTTTAATAGTATTTAGGGTCATAGAAAGGAATTGTGAATACATCTTTAGTTTAATTAATATAATACTTATCTATTATAAATGAAGATAACCATTAACAAAACAAATGTATTACCTCTTTTAGTTGTACCACTTGTGATTGCCGTAGTTATCGCAGTTTTTATTAGAGCAAATAATTCTTCATTACCGGAAAATTATGTTCATGTTATAGACACCAAAGGTGACACTCCTGACAAACATTACAACTATACCTTGTCAAAGTATCATAAACCCTTGATATCATCCAATGTTACACCAGATGATTGGAATCAAATAGTTCAATTAATCGGGAAAAATTACAGCAAACATGGGGCATTTGTTATTTACGGGGGTAAAGATACTCTGCCCTATACAGCATCCGCCTTAGCTTTTATGATGGAAAATACAAAGAAGCCTGTTATATTAACATCGGAAGATTTACAGAAAGTTAGTGTAATTGCTTCTAGTGTTAAATTCCCGGAAGTAATGATATACGATAACAAGAAACTACTTCGTGGTTGTAGAACAATAATTGACATATATGGAAATCTAGTATCTCCAAACTATCCACCACTTAAAGCAGGTTTGGCTTTGAAAATGTCACAGGAACCTGCTGGTCTTAAGTTTATTAATCCTGCGGTTAATGTGATTATTCTAAAGGTTTTTCCAGGTATTGATCCTAACTATATGAAAAGTATCACGGAAAACGGTAATATAAATGGTGTTATTTTGGAATCTGCGCATCATGGAAATATTCCAAACGACCAAGCATTTTTAGATTCTATTAAACAAATGACAGAGAAAGATGTTGTTATTATAGCTCTATCTTATGACGGTCAAAGTGATGTCAAACTTCTGGAAGCGGGGGCGCTTCCAGGTTATGATATGACGTGTCCGGCGGCTTATACGAAGCTGTTATTTCTATTATCTAATATACAAGATAGGAAGATAATAGCCCAGTTGTTAGAAGTGAATTTTAGAGGAGAAATGAATAAAATCTAGTCAATAATAAAGATAGACAATGTCATGTTCGGTTTTTAAGATAAATTTAGATTTACAGAGAAGATATCTTGCTGGAACTATAGCAAAGCATACCGAAATGAACGATTGGTTAAAGGAACATGGAGAGAAAAATTTTATATACGAGGTCTGGAAAATAACAGGAATACACTCAAGGTGGATGTGGAAGACCAGGAAAGATAAATGGGGGAGATTGGCAACACCAAGTAATAATACTTAAATATTTGGTTTATATAATAAAATGGTCGGTCGAGACTTGGAATTAACTTTAGGAAGTTTTTCAATAATTTTATTATCTGTTGGAGCATGTTATATATACAGAAATATGAATATAGAACCAAAACCCAATATTCCTATCTCACCAATTAACCTTAAAATCACAGATACTAATAGTCATAAGGATAACGATGATTGGTGGCCATTTATTGAATACACGAAATTTGATACTGAAGATAATATGTATAATATGTGGATTAAAACTAGAAGTAACTAGAAATATGTAATGTTCTAACACATTATATATTTTAATCAATTTTCATAACAGGAGTAAATCTTGGAACTTTGCTGATTTTAAAGCTACTCATAACCCTTTCATATGAAATAACATAAAACTTATGATAACCAATAACCTCAATTGAATCCGAAGTATTTCCTTCACGAATATACATACTATAGTTATTCATACCTAAATCATCACGTGTATTACGAGCAAGATCCCACATTCGATCCCTGGCCTTTCTCATGCTATTCACAAAACAAATTGGATCATCGTCATGTGAAATAACAATAACACAGTCTTCAGTCTCAACATCTGATTCGCTATAGTCAATTGGAGAATCCACAGGAGTCTCTGGATGGTCAATGTACTCAATATTCTCGCTAATATCTTGTCTGCTCATTTTTATATTTATAAGATACATACTTTTAAATATACTTTAATCAGTATTTTATATGTATAAAAGTGTAATTACAAATATAAAAATGAAAAACAATTATGTAAGTTAAGTATAAGAAAAATGAATCCATCAATTGAAGAAATACTTCGGAATCATTATGTGGATGGTATGTTTCATACCCATGTATCTATGATTCAACCAAAAGGTAAATTCCAACTATCACGTGATGGCTTGGAAGCTTTTTGGGATATTTACTGTCAAAAAATACAAAATGACGATAATGCCATGGTTGGAATCGCAGAAAAACCTCAACCTTACTTACCAGTTCTTGCCGATGTAGATTTAAAAATTAAGGATGAAGGTCTGATTGAATTTGGTGAACACTTATACACTCCAGAACAAGCCAAACAAATTATTGGTGTTTACCAATCAGTCTTGCGTGCAACAGTAGATAACTGTACTGATGAACAATTACTTTGCGTTTTACTAGAAAAACCCATCTATTACATAGATGTTGGTGAAAATACATACGCAAAAAACGGATTTCATTTACATTTTCCTAATCTGTTTCTCAACAAAATAGAACAGGAAGTCCACATTATTCCTCGGGTTCAACAAAATATCAAAGAACTTAACGTCTTCGAAAACCTAGGTATTGAAGACTCCTCTGTAGTTATTGACAAAGCTTGCTGTAAGGTTCCATGGCTTCTATACGGTAGTAGAAAGTCCGAAGACATGGATCCCTATAAACTAACTAAAATATACGCCTCTGATGGGTCAGAACTAACCCTGGAAGAGGCGTTTTGTAATTATAAGATTTATGATACGAATGAAAAAGCCCTTAAGACCAAGGGACGTCTAGAAGAATATATTCCTCGTATATTAAGTATTATGCCTTACGGCAGAATGACTTCCGAAGTAAAAGCAGGACTTATAGCTCCTCTCAAAGAACAAATCAAACAAACAAGAACAAGAGAAAAACGACCAAGGAGTACATATAACCTTTCAGAAAATCTTAAAACAATCAAGGAATTACTACCAATGCTCTCAGATTCTAGGGCTGAAGACTATGACTCTTGGAGAAAAATTGGTTGGATTATTCATCGGGAAGTTAATGTAGAAGATGGAGACTCGTCAGAAGGTATGGAGTTGTGGCTAGAGTTTTCATCAAGATGTGACGAAAAATACGACGAATCCAGCTGTATATTTGAATGGGGTAAGATGGAAGAACGTAAAGACGGCGTCACCCTTGGAACTCTACACTACTACGCTAAAAATGACAGTCCCGAACTTTACAAAGAATTTATTAAGAAAAAGACAGAGTCTTGTGTTGACGACGCTCTTAACGGATCTCATTCAGACTTTGCCAAACTACTCAAGGAGGAATACCAAAACGAGTTTGTTTGTGCTTCTATTGTCAACAAAACTTGGTATCAGTTCCGTGATCATCATTGGGAAGAAATTGAAGAAGGTATCTTCCTACGTCAAAGAATATCCGACGATATCGTAAAGAAATTTACAGAAAAAGGTAAAGAAATTCTAACGAAGCTGGCCAACTTGGAAGACAAAGCGGAGGAAGCGATGTATAATGCTCGTTTGAAACAAGTTCAAAAGACCATAGCTAATCTCAAGTCTTCCCCGTTCAAAAGCAATATCATGAAGGAAGCAATGGAAGAATTTTATAACAGAGACTTCAAGAATAAACTAGACCAAAACACACATATTATTGGTTTCAAGAACGGCGTCTATGACTTAGAGAAAAACATATTTAGAGAAGGTATTCCTGAAGATTATATTAGTAAAACTGTTCCTATTGATTATAAAGAGTATGATGAAGGAGATGAAGCTGTCACAAACGTCATTGAGTTTCTACAAAAAGTCTTTCCAGACAGCTCTATTCGCAACTACTTTCTTGATACTTACTCGGACATCTTTGTTGGTGGCAACACACAGAAAAAGGTTTATCTATGGACTGGTGAAGGAGATAACGGCAAGTCGATTACACAGACGTTTTTTGAAAAAATGCTGGGAGAACTTGCTATTAAGTTTAATACGCAGTATTTTACCGGAAAAAAGACATCCACGGGCTCTGCCAATCCTGAGTTGGCTCGTGCGGCACCGCCGATTCGTCATGCTACTATGGAAGAGCCCGACGCTGATGAACAACTTAATATTGGCGAGTTGAAGAAGCTATCGGGTGGTGATAGTTATTGGGCCCGTGATCTATTTGAAAAAGGTAAAATGACTCGGGAAGTTTTCCCGATGTTTACTCTTACTTTTATCTGTAATAAACTTCCCAAGTTGCGTTATTCTGACAAAGCGACATGGAATCGTCTTCGTGTTATTCCGTTTGAAGCGACTTTCGTAGAACCCGGACAGCCTTGTCCGACTACGTTGGAAGAACAGATGCTTGAAAAGCGATTCCCTATGGACAAGAGTTTCGGTGCGAAGATTCCTGAGATGGTTGGTGCGTTCGCTTGGTATCTTCTTCAGTGGAGACAGAAGGTTAGTGTTCGTATTGAACCTGAGAAGGTCAAGGAAGCTACCGCTATCTATCGTCGTCAGAACGATATCTACAGACAGTTTATTGAAGAATGTGTCGCAGAGGCACCGAACTCAGTCCTCAGTCTTACTGAGATTTACGCTCAGTTCAAAGAATGGTTTAAGGAAGGTTGGTCAAATATGCCTCTCCCTATCAAGAATGAAGTAAAAGATTACTTTGAAAAACTATGGGGTGATATGGAACGTGGTGCTAGATGGAGTGGTTATCGTATCAGAACTTTGGAGGAAGATATTGCTGATGGTGAAGCTGTTATTTTGACAACTGATGATTTAGCTGATTATGATGAAGGTGGTAAGGCGCTACCACCTATGTAATTATGTTTAATTATATGTATTTTATTACTAAAAAGTAATAAAATCTTCTGATTCGTTCATTTATTATTAAAAAATATTACTTTTTCTTATCATATTTTTCTATCAATTTTAAACATTTTTCATATACAGCCTTATACTTAAGTAATCTCTCTGTTGTTCTACTACCCATTATTAATCACTAACAGTCTCTTGTTTAAATACATAAAAAACATTCCTTAGAACAAAAATATATCCTTTTACCAATTTTCATTAAGAATTTATGGTTCAATGGTAGTTGGCATGTATGGCACTTGGACCCTGTTAAGTAGAGTATTTTATTCACAATTTCTATTGGTAAAAGTATATTATTATTAGAAATTGTTTCTATTTTCATAATAATTTATTAATAAAAATAGAAAAGTGTTTATTAATAAAATGAGTAGAATAGAATGTGGAAAATACAAATGTTTAAAACAGGGAACTCAATTATGTGGGCGTCGCACCCCAGGTGAGCCTGAAAGCTGTATATGTAAGGATGGTTATATTGGAGATGAATGTGTAGATAAAACATGTCCTGGTACACCCATACCATGTAGTGGTCATGGTGCTTGTAATGGTACTAAATGTAAATGCGACCCTAACTGGTACGGTGCAGCCTGTGAAATTTACTGTAATAGAAATGGTACATGTTCCGGACATGGAACATGTGGTGGATCACCTGGAATACATAGAAATGTACCAGAAGACCGACTCGGTACATGTTATTGTGATCAACCTTGGTTTGGAAAAACATGTAATCAAAAACCTGTAGATCCTCCAAATGCTTGTGAAGCAATGGGTAATTGCGGAACTGGTGGAGGTTATGTATATACCAATGAATATAGGGAGTTAGAATATATTAACGACCCTATCTTTCATGGAACTGATAATATAGATTGGCGTACTGACCCACCTACATCCAAATGTTTATGTAATTGTCAATCAGGATACTACAGAGATGTAAAGGACCCTACCAACCATTACTATTCCTCAGAATGGAGATGGGGTTCGGTTCACCCATATGATTCTTCACTAAAAGCACCTGAATTTGGACTGTCTAATACAGGTATTTCTACTGATACTGATACAAATGGAAAATGTCTACCCTGTCCACCTGGATATTATGTTGATACAATAAAGGATGGTGTATTTATTGGGAAAACCGTATGTAAAAGATGTAGTTGTCCTTCGGTGAGTGCTGGTAAAGGTAAGACAACAAGCCAACATTTCGCAAAGAAATCAACTAATGAACCTATACCTACTAGTCAAGTATGTTCTGGTAGCGGAACTTCTTCTTCTGGTGATCCTGATTTATTAGAAGCTCTAAATGCGAAATGTATACCACATGAAATATGGTGTGATAACACTAAATGTCATACCAAAAAATCGGATGCGCCGTGTTCTCTAGCAAACAGGAATTGCCCAGCATATTACACTGATTATGGAACAGGTAATGATATGTGTTTTCCTGGCTGGTCTGTAAGAGATTGTGTATACAATCATTAACAGAATGATTATTTCTAAATTTAATACTTAAAGTCAAATTTTATTGATTATAAATGTCAGCATTTACCTCCTTAGATAAACGAAGTGATTATGAAACATTGATAGATTACTTTAATAAGAATAAAGATAAACCTTGGTCTGAATGGTTGAATTTTGGCACTGTTTTTAATAAACTTGGAAAACAAGGCTTAGTAGGTATTCTCACAAGTAAGAAAAACCCTGATAAACAATATGTTTTTAAGATATCACAGTATATCAATTACCTCATTCAACACGAAAGTAATGTTATGAAGGGATTAAACCAGATTGCGTTATACTGTCCTCATTTTTGCCGGACTTATGGAACCATAAAGTCTAAAATTAACCCCAAAGCAGAGAAATCGGCGAACCCTTTTGAATTAAACACTAAATATTCTATTGAAAAGGAAGTATTGCTTTGTGAATATCTTGACAAAAGTTATAAATTCTGTACTTACATCAGAGCAACAAAGAAAATTAATGAAAGTATCTTATACACCACTATTAAACAAGTCTTATTAGCTCTAACTATAGCACAAAAGAAGAAACAACTGTCCCATTATGATTTACATTCAAACAACATCATGATGCGTAAATGTGATAAAGATAACGTATTTTTATATGTATTGGACGAGGACAATCAGTTTTGTGTTCCAAGTTTTGGTCATTATCCAGTGCTTATTGATTTTGGTTTTTCTTACATTAAGGACTTGGATGATGGACCATTATGGCCTAGTCTCGGACATACTCACGCAGGTTTTATGAGTGATAGGTTTGATTGGGTAGCAGATCCAAAACTTTTCCTAGTAACTGTATCTGATGAAATTAAAGATATTAGAAGTAGTAAAAATTCAAAAAAGTTGCGTAGAATTGTCCGTAATATGTTCTTTCCATTAGATATTGATTGGGAATGCGGTTGGGATAACTACAAGGAAGAAGATAATGGTGGAGCTTCAGGTAAAGTATTAGAAGAGTTGGAAGATTGTAATGAACCATCTGAATTATTCAAGGAACACGATATTTATTGTATTGATTTGTTACAGTCTCTCATTCCCTTACCTCTACAAAAACAAGATTATACCAATATTAAACAAAGTTACAAGGTGTTTTTAGCAGAATGGATAAAGATCGAAGGACAGATTAGCTCACATTTTTACAATATGTATATATTAAAAGGTGTTATAGATGCTGCTAGGACTGTTGGGGCAGCATATCATAGGTCTTCTACACGTCCAGATGCTCTCAAAACATTCAAATCTTGTATTTTATCTAGGATTGATGAGGTGGCAAAGTTTTGTAATCCCAAGAACATTAATTATGATAAGATGTTGTGTGCTATACTAGTTTTTGCCAAGAATCTTGAAGGATTTTTGTATGATGTTCTTAGTAAAAGGATGGAAGAAAAACAGAAACAATACAAGAAATTACCATTACAATCTGTTGAACAAATGTATGGCGCCATAGAAGCAAATATTCCAGATAATTATGAGTATAACAAGAATACCATTGTTACGATCATAAATGATATTGATGAGACAACTACACTATATGAAATACCAGAAGAACATCTAGATGAAATCAATGAACTTCATCCCATGGCTAGGGGAACTTTTATCTACGATTTATACAAATCTGAACAAGAAATTATAATATAATTATCTTATACTTATCTCGAGTATAAGATAATAAATTAACATGCTATACACTTATTAGACCACTTCTCGGGAACATTAAAATCTTTTTCTTTCATAAGATTATACATTCCTTCGCTGGGAATAGCACTCATACATTTTTCACATGGAATAAACTCCGCTTTTCTCCTAACAGCAAAACCAGCTCTTGTGAAGCATTCTGCGAAGTGTCTAACCAAAGTATGTGCTTCATCTTCAAAGTAGTCATCTACAATCATAATTTGTGCCATTCCAACATTCATAGATTTACAAACTGTTTCCCAATTCTTGGTTAAATGTGGGTAATCATTAGAAAAACCTCTAAGTACTGTGATAAACCATCCTGGGAAAACATCCTCTACTAAGTTTTTAACAGCACCTATTGTATGAGCGGATTTAAGTTTTTCCATAATTTCATCAGTATTTGGTGGATTTTGATAATTAGACATTTATAATATTGAATACAAGTTTTAAACTGTATTTTAACAATCTATACGATAAAGTTTCTTGAAACCTTTCTTCAACCACATGTGTAATACAGGAACAAAGTATTTTGGAGTATATTGATTGGTGAAAACAGCCCTAGATGTATCACCAGAAAAGAATGAAGGCGCAGAATCAGATATATCTATACAACAAGGTTTAATACCCTTACTTTTCAATATAGCTAATCCTTCTAAAAATACTTCAACACGCTTCTTAACAAGTTTCAATTCATTTAGTAAATCTTTGTTACAATCTATACTATCTTGGTCACCATAAGTTTCCCTTGGTGTTGTTATACCCGGAACATAATGAACTCTACCAGTAGATTCTATATCATCAAAATTTTCTTTATACTCTTTCATTGAAACTTTATCACCATTTGTAACAAAAAAATCTAAGTCTATATCTAATACAAAATTTTTATCAGGAACTTTTGATATAATCTTTTCCAGCTTTTTCCAACCAGATGCGTTATACAGTTTTAATCTACAAAATGTATGTGGATGATATAACTTGTATTTAGAAGAATCTTTCATATTTTTAGGTTTAACAATTTCTACATCTGGTTCTAACAAGAAGTTATCCTTATTTTCCTTAGAACTTCTTATATATCTAAACTCATCCTTCTTATCACAAACTAAACTCTGTTTAAAATGATTATCATCGTCATAAACCCATTTTGGCATACCCCAAACAATAGTATCAACACCTTTACTCATTAATAAACAAGTAACAGGCCAGTAAATCTGCCCACAAGAACCATTCATCATACCCTGTTCGTCAAGACTACCATCTTCCTTTAACAAACATTCACTTTTTTCTGGTAATCCCATATCATCATGTGTATCAAAATGAACAAGAACATTACTTAATTTTCCTACTTTTTTGACTTTTAACCATAGAGGGACTGCTTCGTTATGTAATGATACAGAAAAAAATGGTATTGGTTTGTCAAAATTTTCTTCATTACAATAATTATAATAATATACCATACGATCATGGAGTTCCTCCCACATAGGCCTGTAGGCTAAAAAATTCTTGGTAGCCATCAATTTATCAGTGACTTTTTCTAATAATGGTTTTGCTTTTTTGTATTTACTACTCATAGATTCTTGACTGTGTTCTATAGTTCTTAAATTATACAAAATTTTTACTATAGGAGCAATACCTTTATTATAATCACTATTTTCTTCTGTCTCCATTTATACTAATAAAATAAAAAATGATTTATTAACAAAATATCTTAATATAACTAAAATGAATCGTCTATTGGGTATAATATGTTTTTATACACTTATCACGAGTACAAAAGCTTTTCTTAGTAATATCAGAAAAACAATCTTAGATAACAGCAACAGACAAATATACAAAGAGTGGTGGGCAGACCCAAGAATCCACACTCTTGGTAATTTTGGCCCAACCGGCCATTTTCATGCTTCTGTAGCACCATTTATAACAAAACACATTGATGATATCAGCTATGAAGGCGAAAATATAAGACAAACCGCCGCTAAAACAATCAAAACATATAAATCAAACCCAAGCTCCATAGTTGATTTAGGTTGTGGCTCCGGAATGTCTACAGAAGCACTACACTCTGAATTTTTTGACATAGCAGCAGTAGCCGGTATTGACACATCACCAATGATGCTAAATGTAGCGAAAGAAAGGACGACTGATTTAATAAACAAACCTTATTACTTTGTAAATAAAGCTCACAACTTATCTCTTGCGGATAACAGTGTAGATATAACTACTTGTATGTTTACATTTCACGAAACACCTCTACACGGGATTATAAAAATAATGCGAGAAATGAACAGAATTACAACTTCTGAAGGTGTCATAGCCATTGTAGATATAGCACCGGAGTACAAGCCTAGTTTTTGGATGGAATTAGGAGAACCATATATTCAACCATATCTTTCTAACATAGATAAGATAATCTATAAATTTGTTATGAACACAAACAAAAATTTAGACAGAATAGTTTTGGTACAACACCATGTTGTTTTATGGGTATTGTTTGATGATGTAAATCTTTAGACTATATAGAATTTTAGTAAAAATTTATTTTATTATTCTTTCTCTTGCTTACTAATAAAATGTCAGCAGGAGCAATTTCCCTTGAATCAGCTGTTAGAACTTGCAAAGTAGATACCGCGTGGGCTAACAAAATTAGATCCGATAGATTTCTTAACCCAGCCGAAATGGTTTGCCCCGTTTGGAATGGCTATGATGTTGCGGGACGCCCAGTAGCGCCAGATTCGTTTGTTACTAAAAGTGCCGGGTGTAATTCGGCGGAGGATCGCGTTGTTGTTGAAAACAACGTATCGCGCCCTCAATACATGGAATACATCAACCTCAATGCCAACGGTGTTAACGGCAACATCTACGGTAACACCTCGGCGTTCCAAGCGTCGGGTGCCCGCAATGCGCAACTCAAGAACGAGGTTACCAACGTAACCGGCCAATTCGGTTACCAAAGCAACAACCTTGCCGGCAACATCGAGACCCCATGCCACGATGTTAACGCCGCCTACAACCCAAGAACTGCCTACGCCCGTGGCATGGCTTCGCAAATGAACCGCAACGCGGCCATGATGAACAACGGTATGATCGCCGAAGGCTACCGTCGCCGTTCGGGTTTCTAAGAAACTAACTATTCATTTTATAACATTGAGTTATAAAATCTATTCAACATTATCCAATGTCTCTTCCTTCAACAATACCTGATAAACATACCAACCCATAGACAAAAACTTTATCAATTCCTGTTGACTAAACCTTGGTGTATCAGATTCACTATCTTCTTCCATATCTTTTACTGCTTGTTCTTGGAACTGATATGCCATGAAAAACTCTCCAATACTTCGGAGTTGTTTAGGCTTCAGCTCAGATGATTCTATTGAATCAGCTAAATTACGTAAAAAAGGAATCAACTGCTTCTGATTTTCATTCATTTTATTATTTCTAATCTATTCTAACATTTCTTTAAACATTGGAATACTGTTAGAATAAATTTGCTTTTAATTTAAGATTCTATAACCTAAATTAAAATATGTCACTGATTACTAACGTTAACACCTTAGAACAAGATTCTAAAGAGAAAATATCCAAAGACCTTGAAATCAAAATTGAAGACAAATTTGGCATGGGCCAACCAAGATACATATACCCATATATCATAGAAACTGATAACATCAAATTACCCTTTGCCTATGCCGTTCAAGCCATCAAACTACCAAGACCTACAAGAGAACAGTTTCCGCAAATAGAACTCGCCTTTGAGGCAACTCTACGAGAAGAACAACAAGTCGTTAGAAAGGAAGCTCTCAAAATCCTATCTGGTAAGGGAAGTGTTATTATTAGTGCATTTTGCGGATTTGGGAAGACGGTTTTGGCTATCAATCTAGCTGTAGCTATTAATTTCAAAACACTAATTTTAGTCAATAAACTTGTACTAATTAAACAGTGGGAAGATAGTATTCTACACTTCTGTCCAACAGCAAAAATACAAAAACTTACACCAAAATCCAAGAAACAAGATTCAGATTTCTATATCATCAACGCACAAAACGTTGAAAAACTACCAAGACATTTCCTAAAGGATATAGGAACAGTAATAGTAGATGAAGCACACATGATTATGGCCGAAACCCTTTCCAAATCACTCCAATATACTTTCCCTAGATACCTCATTGGACTAACAGCAACACCATATCGCCCAGACGGACTTGACATTCTACTCGCATTATACTTCGGACAACACAAAATCATCAGACAACTCTACAGAGAACATACCGTATACAAAGTTTCTACAGGATTCAAACCACCTATAGAACGAACAATCCAAGGAAGAGTTAATTGGGGAGCTATCCTAGACGCCCAAGCAAATAATCAAGACCGTAATGAATTGATTATCAAAATTATACAAAATTTTCCTACCAGAAACTTCCTCGTCCTTGTTAAACGTGTTGAACAAGGAAACTACTTGGTAGGGAAACTACAAGAAGCCAACGAAAGCGTCACCGACCTTATCGGCTCAAATCAAGAATTTAACAAAGAAGCCAGAATCTTGGTTGGAACATGTCAAAAAGTAGGTGTTGGTTTTGACCATTCCAAACTTGATGCTTTAATGTTAGCAACTGATTTGGAAGAATATTTCGTCCAATATCTGGGACGTGTATTTCGCACCAAAGACCATGAACCAATAATATTTGATTTGGTTGATAATAACAGTATATTGAACAAACATTTTAATACAAGGAGAGGTGTTTATCAAAAACATGGTGGAACTATCAAAGAATTTGATATCAGTAGTTTAGATTAAATTAGTTTAATACCCATCTAATACACATATTCTCTTATTAAATCCAACACCAGAGTAATGTCCGGCTTGATGATAACCATTGGGACAAGGTGCGAGATCACTGGTGTACCAAGCACTGGTAACTTCAGATACTTTATTAGAATATAGAGGAGTTGTTCCTTTCTTACCAGCATACTTATATTTCCAATCACACTCATAGTTAAACGCACTTTGACCTGAATCACACCATTTATTAACAAGACATTCATCTCTTATTGATGCGTCAAGACCCTTAGTTCTATCAGAAGCAATATCATTGTATATCAACCAATCATATATTGCTCCATTTTTGAACTCTTGGTCGGGGTCGTAACTACAATTGTTGGTCTTCTTTAGCATTACATTGTTTCCTCCACCGCTATGGGTATCATCAGTTGTAGTACTAGGACAGGAACACTTAGAGCAGTTCGCAACTTGACCTGCTACTAACTCACCTGTTTTTGTGTCAATAGTTCCACCTGGGCTTCCCATAGGAATAACTTTTGGTTCTAACGAACGTTCTGTATTATTTTTACTGATACACCACGCACGAACTTCTTCCTTTTCATCATAAGCACAATCATAAGCACAGTTTGTTCCACTATCATTATATATAAAATCATCACATGAACTATATTCCGGTTCGTAGTCAGAACCAGCAAAAGCCTTACATGTTTTTGAACACGTTGGTCTTTTTGTATATCCATCATAATAAACATTTCCCAAATAATATCCTGAACTACATTTATTACATGTTTTAGATATATTATCTTGGGCTCCAGGATATGCTGGTCCGTCAGCACGTTCTGAACCAACAGGACACCTCTCACAATCAGTCCGAACAGTATTATAATATGGGTCAAACTCTGATAAAGGTAGTTCTTCTGGAACAGCTCCTCCCCAAAACCCAGGTAGACACTTGTTACAATATGGAGAATCTGTCCCATTGGTTGTACCGTAAGGACATGCTTTACAATAAGTCTCACCACTATGAGGTGAATCAGGATCATAATCATAAAAAAGATGAGTACCTTTTAGATTATGTGGAGAACCTGGTGGTGGATGTGGTGGGCATGGAGCACAAGTTCCATTAGAAAATCTCTTAGTGGCAATACCACCATAAGGATAGTCTGTTTGTGGCGCAGCATATCCGGTTTCACCTTTTCTCCATTTTCTACCTTTTCCTCTATTACCTTCGGCACCACCACTTTGACAAGTACACTCCCCATCTTCACACCTAAAATTTCCTACAGCACCAAGCTGATATTGATAAGGATTTGATCTTACACCAGTTCTGCGAATCCACCCTGGAGACCCTCCACAACCTGTAGAAGACTCACAAAGACCTTTCTCACAAAAATCTCCAGTATAATTAGGTTCGCAAGAACATTTACCTGTCTCCTTAGAACATGTTCCACGATTATTACAATCATTAGGCACACATTCCTGATTGGGAGCCTTTTTCCAACATAAATCATCACAGAATTCACCGTAAATACAATTTTCTTGGTTACAGACACATTTTGCTGTTTGTTTCCCATCAACATCTACTACTTCACATTTACCATACCCTTTTGACTCGTTACAAGTATCATTTTTATTGTATTCAGTACACAAGTCTGGGACGGGATCGGGAGCGGGTGGTTCTGGTTTGGGGTCGGGTTTTTTATCTCTACATTCATCTCCTTCCCATCCGTCTTTACAACGACAAACTCTGACAGCATCACCTTCACGACGACCACAAAAGCTGGTACCTTCGTCCCAGCAAAGATAATCTCCACACGGTATATTATAAGGATCTGTCTCTCTACATTCATCTCCTATATAGCCATTTTTACAACGACAAACTCTGGCAGCGTCACCTTCACGACGACCACAATAGCTAGTGCCTTCAGCCCAACAATTGTAAGCACCGCATTCTATATCTGACATTTTATATTAATGAAATATAAAATTTAAAACTTACACAGCTCTTATACTGTGATTTTTAATACTTGATGATACATGTTGTCCACACGATTTACATATAGTAGTATTATATTTTTCAAACCCAAGAAATAGAGTGATTACTAGAGCCATAGTCACAATTACATATACTATAGCTTTCCAAGTAGGAACTTCACATACCACGCAAAATTCTAGTAAAACATAAAATGTTAAGGCAAATGCCATTAAACGAATAACGAGTTGAAACAAATCCATTTATTATATACAAAAAATAATTGAAACTTTATTCTATATAATAATAAATGGCTTTACGAAAACCATCTCGGAGAAAGTCTAGGAGAAAGTCTAGGAAACAATCTAGGAAACAATCTAGGAAACAATCTAGGAGAAAGTCTAGAAAACAATCTAGGAGAAAGTCTCGGAGAAAGTCTAGGAAACAATCTAGGAGAAAGTCTAGGAAACAATCTCGGAGAAAGTCTCGGAGAAAGTCTAGGAAACAATCTCGGAGAAAGTCTATGAGAAAGTCTCGTAAGAAATCTAAGAAGAAAAAGTCAAAAAGAAAAATATCAATGATGCCAAAAAACACAGAGACCCTCCTCGAGCCACCGAACCCCCCACGATATCCAAAGCGCGGTTATACTACCATAATACCTGTAGTTCAAACTAGAAGTATTGGAACTACTCAGATTAAATATAGGAATGTAGATTCTGTTTCTGAAATTAACAAGTTAATAACAAATATACTTGAGACATTTGAAAGTAGTAATATAGTTAAAGTATCCATGATATATGGTGGAGAAGGTGTTGAATACACGGCCGACATTATGGGACATACTTTTATTTTAGTTAAAAATAATAAAAAAGAACTATGGGTTGTTGATGTTACAGAAAAATTCGGTGATACACCAGGACATTTAAATTATATTAGGGTTATTAATACTGTTGCTGCGGAACTTGGAAAGTATACAGTAAAATATAATAAACCACCATCAAAGGAGGTCGTTAAACAATGCGCAGGGCCTGGCGGGAGATTTGGTTGGTGTAGTAGATATATTGAAATAGTTGAAAACCAGATTATGGATGGTACCTTTGATTTTAGAACTGAATGATAAACATTTATTATAATTTATAATAAATGGAAAACATCATAGTTATTTCTTGTTCGGTATGTGGAAAACGTATCTGGAAATTCAATGCCTTGTCAGAGGATGGTAAATACTACTGTTCCGAAGACTGTTTGTTATTTGATTAGACAACATGTTGTCCGGTAACAAACTCCTGAGCAATATAACCAAGACTTGCCAACATCGCAAGACGACCATTGCTTAGTTCCTTCTCCATATCAGCCTCAGTATATTGACCCTCCTTCAGCTTAAAAAGATTACCAGGTTGATAACTCTCCTCAAGCTTAAAATTGGCGTTCTTCTCCATAAACGGATTACGCCAGCCAGTTCCCATACGAGCAAACTCAAAACAACCGATTCCAGTCCAGAATGGAATCTGTTCGGCAAGAGGAAGCTTGTAAAGTGCGTCAATGGCAAGAGTATCGCCACCACACTTATCAAGAAGTGGAAGAGCAACCATACTTAGCATAGCAACACGACCATGTTGAAGCTCGGCCTCACGAGCATACTTAATACTCTCATCACTTAGCTTAGCCGTCAAAGATAGGGGGTCAAAATAACCAGTGGGACGAATATCACCTACATACTTGAAAGTCTTAACTACAGGCTTCGCTGGAGCACTGAATCCACTAACAACACCGATAATAGTAAGATATTTTAGAATAGTTGAGAACATTTTATAATAGTTATCTATTGTTTAAACTATATTTTTTCATGACTAACCCAGTTAAAAATCAACTGACGATTAAACTCGTCTAATTTCCCTAAAAATGTCATAATATTATAGTCAGAGTCCATCCATTTTTTGACAAAATGTTCTGGATCTACTATGAATATTTTGTGTATAACATCCGAACATAGTTTATTCTGTAAAAATAACAATGATTGGTATGTTTCTTCAAAGTTTGTAGGCTCGGTCATTTTATAATATATTTTCTCTCTTTTATAATAAAATGGATAATAGAGCTTCATATTACAAACAAAAATCATTAAAGTGTAAGAATTTTATACCATATTACGGTATAGATCCACAAATTACCACATGTAATACAAATGGTAAAACAATCAAGAACGGACCATGTAATAATAAGGAATATTTCACAATTCCACCCAAATGTAATCAATGGGATATATATAATCAAAAAGATTGTCAGCGAAAACCTTGATAATTATTATATTATAATATAATATAATAAATGACAAGTTATTATATTAACACAGAAAATTTACAGAAAGCACAGTCTTATTTATCTAGAACAGTAGAAGTTTGTGGTTATTTAAAACAGCTTAACCCGACTTCACAAGAACTAACTCCTGTAATTGCTGGAGTAGCAGGAACGGATGGAAGACCATTATGTGTATATGATCCACCATACGAAACTATTTTGTGGCATTCACATGCTTTTACAATGCAATCATATCCAAGTGCTGAAGACATTATAAAAGCACTAAAGCCAAGATCTAACCCAAATCAAGTCTTAGATAATATAATATTTACTAACTGGGGAATATGGGAATTTTATGCTGAAATAAAGGCTTCAGTAGATGAAGTAGATGAAGTAAATCAAAAATCTTATTTACAACAAAGTTATTCTGGTTTGTACCATATTAGTGAGCGGGGGAGAGGAAAATTTTCTGAATCTATAATGCCATTTATAGATAGTTATATAACTGATCTAACTTATCACTTAGAACCATACAAATTTTCTATTCATTTTACTCCTTGGGTTAAGTTACCAGGTGGTGACAATCGTAAATATTATTTACGTCGGAAATTCTAGGATGAAAATCTCGTTTCCACAATCCCAAATATGTTTTGACAAAGTTAAGTCTGTTTCTTGGAACAACTCGAGTATTTCATTGATTTTGAATATATAGTAATATCTCTTATATATTTTACCGTATTGGTTCCATTTGACTATTGTATCGCCATATTCGTGAAACTCTCTTCTGGTTTTCTTTGGTTGATTTATGGACCAGACTGATATTATGATTTTACCGTTTGGTTTTGTTATTCTTTTCATTTCTTGGAGTGATTTTTTGCGTCTTTCTGGGGTTGATAGGTGGTGGAAGGCGGCTATACACATGACGCAGTCAACGCTGTTGTCGGAGAGGGGTATGTTGCACATGTCTCCTTGTAGTACGTTGAGGTTTTTGTCTTGGCAGATTTTGAGCAGTTCTGTTGAGTTGTCAATGCCGATGAAGTTGTATTTTTTGTTGTTCATGTTTCTGCCGTTTCCACAGCCTAGGTCACATATTGTTGAGTTTTCTGGTAAATCGTTAATAGCTTCGTTAATCCATGACCAAGTATATGTTCTTGTGTTGTTGAAGTATGATGATATGTTGTTGTATATGTCTTTGACGTGTTTGTTTTCAAATTCCATGTTTATGTTGTGGTTAAAATGATTTATGTTAAATCATTTTCAAATCTATTTATTTTTTGGCGGTGGTGTTGGTGGAAATTTACATAGTTCTCCACCGCAATGGTCGTGGTTGCTGAGATTTGTATTTTTCTCGGCGAAGGAGCTCATAGAGCCTTTATAGTTGTCATTTTCATCGATTTTGAATCGTCCCCAAGGTGTGAGGATTGTTGGTTTTTTGAGTTGTGTTAGTATATAATCAACAGTTAGAACACGTCTAATCATTTCTTTTAAGATTTTGAGATTTTAAATTATTTTTTTTGTTATATTTTGTATTTTTTCTTGAACAATTTCGTTAAGTTTATGTTTTTTGTTGATAAATAGCATATCAAGTTGGACGGCAAATTCTTTTAGGTAGAGTATGTTTGTTAAGTCGTATGGGATGAAGCCTATGTCGTCCATGAATTGTATGTGTTCAAGGAAGTTTGGTACATTTGAGTTATAGTTTCCGAATAAGGGTAGTTCAATTAGTATAAAGCTGGTGTTATTTAATATGGTAGAGCTACCTTTGAGTATTGGTATTTCTGCGCCTTGGCAGTCTATTTTAATGAATATGTCTTCCTTTGACATGTCAATATTGTTGTTTGTTAAGAATGAGTTTAGATCAATTGATGTTTTTTTGGTTGGTGTAGTATCTTTGTAAAATTGTGTATTTTCTTTGAACATGGAGTCTCCAGTTTTATGATTTTGGTACCAATCAACTTCTTGTATTTTATCATTAAGTATAGTATTTTTGTATATGTGTATGTTTCTGATGTTTGCTAGGGAATCTATGGCTCTGTGGTCGTTTGCTTCAATAAGGTAGTATTTGCTGTCTGGGTATATTTTGAGCATATCTTTGGTCCAATCTCCTTTGTATGCTCCTATGTCTAATATTGTTGAGGGTGTATAACCTATATTTTTAAGTTTTTCTAACCTGATAAACATTTAGAACTAAAGTATTAGTGTTTAAATATAACTTTTTATACTGGTTCTAACCAATTAACCGCTAAAACTACAGATGAATTGCCAGTATCTGCTTGACCAGCTATAGTTATAATGTCTCCTGGGTGTATTTTGACTATAGAATTATCTGTTTTGAGTGGTTCTATTACGAATCTATCTTGTTTTTCTCCTCTTTCTATGTAAACAAGTTCTCCGTCAGCGTCAAGATTACCGACACTTGTTGATGTTTCTATTAATTGATTTGTTGTATCAGTCCACGCAGTTGTACCTGTTAATGTTGGGTTTCGTAGAATTTTGATTGTTGTTGCGGATGAGACAGTGACAGTAATTCTTAGGATTAGCACAACTGCCCTTGTAGATGTATTTTCAAAGTATGGAGGGTTTCTGAAAGATACTATGTTTTCGTATACGGTATTACCAACTGAACTGTTTGAAAAGGTGTTTGCTACGTGGTTTCCAAATAGGTTTCCGCCGGAGAGTCCAACGTCTCCTTCTATAAAACAGCCTACCGAGGAGCAGAACATGCTTACGTTGTTTGTGGTTAATGCGTTTGCTACATTAACTAAAAATTGTAGGGATGGGTTGTTGATGCTTGGTGTTGTATTTGTGTTAGGGTATAGGTATTCATGGACTAATGTTATATATCCGTTGGTTGGATTTTCTACGTAAAAAGAGACAACACCGTAACCTAACCATTGGTATTTAAGTTGGAAGACGTTGCCTTTGCTCCAGTCTATGAGAGGCATGTAGTCAGTGTTGTCGCATGTATCTTTGTTCCAATCTGTGCGGTTTATGGTTGTAGTTTGTTCTTGGACACCAATTACTTGTGGTGTTAAAGTTGCTACCATTCCAGTTGTGCCTCCGTTAAATAAGAATGTTCCAGACTGAGTTCCTGTTCTTTGTGAAATAATATTAACAGTATTACCGTTTGAGGAATTTCTGTAAAGAGGAAAACTGTAGCTTGCTATTTCAGTGGCATTAGTGTTAATACCGCCAGTAGTTACAGTGATATTTTGTGCTACACCATTTAATGTTAGAGTGATATCACCACCTGACGAAGCACCTGTTGTTATTTCAAGTGTATATTGTGTGCGTAAACCACCTTTTCTGATTATAATGTTCATGTCATTGTTGGTATATGAGAAAAAGAATCCATCTTCCTGGTTACCTACGCCAATTTGTTGGAAAGTTCCAACACTTTGGTTTCCTGTGGTAAATCCTGCGGTGAATCTTGTGAGGGCTCCCATTCCTGGCTGGTAGCTAATGAAGTCTTTACTTGCGAGGGCGGAGTCTGATAATATTGTGGTTCCAGATGTTAGATTAAGTTGGGAGTTAGTGTTTGTTAGAGTTCCAGAACCATTAGTGAATTGGATAACGTTATTAGGGTTGATGAAGTATGGGAATTGTAGTTGGATAACGGGTGTTAATTTGGCTGTGATATTTTCACCGAAAGCTGTTGATGCGTATGGGTTTCTGGTATTAACCACTGTATTTTCTCTTGAATCAATATATATGTTTCCATTTTGATCGTTTTCTATTTGGATGGGTGATGGAAAAGGAACATTATTAAAAATTTGAAACGAAGACATTTTATTATGGTTAATTTTAAATAAAATTTAAAGTATTAAATATTCTTATATAGTACCCGGTTAGCTCAGTCGGTAGAGCGCCAGACTTTTAATCTGGTGGTCGTGGGTTCGAGTCCCACATTGGGTGTTTCCTAATTTTTGGAATTAGGAAATAATTAAACTTTTAGTTAATTTTTAAGTTAATTTATAATAAATGAATGCTCTAAGAGATTTTGGTTGTACTAAAATTACCACTAATAACCAAGAATTTAATGATAAAGTAACACGGTTGAGAGAATTTTTTATGTCACGTAACATGGATGTCCAGACTGAAAAAGGTAGAGTAGAAGTAGGTACTCTGACGAACATGGCGTTACACCAAGGTAGATGTTCAGACAAAAATCGGAGATTTACATTTTCCAAAATTTTTACCTTATTTAAGATGATTTTAGTTGGTATTATTGGTGTAACGATGTCAGGTAGTTATTTTCATAAATTTAACCAAGAAAGTTTTACCAAAAAACTAGTTGTAATGATTTGTCTAGGTATTATTAGTCTATTTAGTCTTATTTTTACTATAAGATCTTTACATGGACATAACTATAATTTCTTGTCTAATGAGATGTTTTTTATAGTAATATTTATATTACTTCCTTTTGTATTTTCGTCTATATATTTCATGTATTTGGGTAATAATAGGACTGAAAAGAATATCAAGTTGCTTAAAAATATAAAAGATAATACAGAAAAACTCTTAATATTTATAATAGCAGTTAGTATATGTTTGAAAGTTGAAATAGGCGGTCAAATGGTCAAGCAAACAATTTTTGGTAGTTCTGCTGGTTTTTATGAGTCATTTTCATATGATGATATAATCTTCATATCTATACTTTGTTATTATATTATGTTTTATGTCCTTAATAACATAAAATTAACTAAAAAATATAGCTTTGAAATACTATTGGTTTTAATGGTATTTTTTATGGTATATCCTGAAATACGTAGAAATAGAAAAATAAATCGCTAATATGTTTTGTAATATATCAACTAATAGCTAAATCGGTAGAATACTAGTTATTAATTCATTTGAATCTAATAACAATATCTATTTCCTAATTTTAAGAATTAGGAAACGACTTTCAAGTTTAATCTTATTTAGACACGGTTTTAACGGCTTTTTTGGATCTGAAGACAGGTTGATCAAGTTTTGACACATCTACACATAGGTTTCCGGGCTTTTTATGTCCTTTTCCAGGTGTCCATTCCCGAGTTTTTGCGACTTGTTGGAAAGATAGCTTAAATCCAAGTTCCTTTATAAGGAAATCTCTGTATCTATGTGTGTGAAAAGAACCAGCAAAAACTATGATATTTTTAGCTGGTAGGGAGTATTTACCTGGTTTATCTTGGAAATCTCTAAACATTCTTGCTATTGTGTATATATCCATTAGGGTTGCTGGTAGTGTTGCTAAGGTATAATATATATCATTGATGAGTTTTCTTGTAGCTTTACCTTTTAGTATTTTTTCTATGTTAGGCCATGATATTAATTCTGGGTTAGCCCTGAAATCAGGTCGACTCCACAGTGTTCTGTAATTTTCTACGGCTTTTCTGACTTCTGGGTATTTTATGTTTTGTATTTGTTTGTTAACTTTTGTTTTGTCTATGAGGAAATCAATGTGTTTAATCACGGTATCAGCATTTTTGAATATTTTTTTGGTTTGTTCATCGTTGAGTATTGTCTTAATAGTATCAGCATAGTAAGTAATGGGATGTTTGTAGTAAAGACTGACTATAATCCTTGTAACCATAAAGTACTTGTCGTCTGGAACATTTCTTAAATCCACGTAGTGAGCTCTTAAGTTTGGTTGATCACAATATTTTTTTGACCATGTGAAACAGTCCCAGAATCTTTCATGTACTTTTGACATCCAAGTATTAGAGATTCTGATAGGATTTTTATCTTTATTTGATTTGAATATGTATGGAACTTCTAAGTATAAATCTACAAAACATGTTGCTGTATTGATTTGTTTTTCTATGAATGTTAGTACATCATCTGATTTTTTAGGACAACCATGGTTATATGTGTGAGAATCACCTAAGAGTAGTAGTTTCATGTCATATTTTTTTGATTCTATTACCTCAACGTCTATGAGACTGTATAATTTGCCGAATGGTTTGTAGATAATTGGTTTGGTGGCTTTTATTATGATTGTTGCGATACCTTCGTAGAGAGGTTTATCTATATTCGCAATTAACCCGAGTAAGTAGTATGCGGCTTCTTTGAAAAAATTCTGAGTTTCTTTGTTCAGCATGAAGAAGTATTTGATATCATATGTGGAGCAGAATTTCTTAACAAGTTCTAATTGGGATACCATTTTATTATAGTGATTAAGTTATTGTTTTAAAATATTTGTTATACATAAATAAAAATGGGAGATAGTGATGATGATGATGTAGGAACTGTTACGCGTGGTAACGTTTTGAATGAACTAAAAAATTTAGGTGCTTGTCAAGCTGTTTTACCTTTACAAGCTCAATTTGCTAGTTTTATGTGTAACAGCACTGAAACTGAATGTATGTCATCTATAGATAATTATTTTGATACTACTGATATAGAGACTATATTAGCCGGTGGTACTTCCGAAGCTGCAGATGCTATTAATAATAATTGTAAAACTTATTACTTGGATTATGATTTTGGTGAAGAAAGTACTCGTGAACATAAGATAGAAAATTTGAAGAAAATAGCTAAGAGTTATTGTAAAAGTCCAAGTTCAGGGTTTAGTTTTGTGAATAACGGTTTATGTTTACCACAATGTAAACCATTACTTGATGGTTCGGAAGCTCTGTGTGCGACAAATAATGCTTTTGTTGGTGTTGGGTATAAGTCTGTTGATAATGCCTATACACAAGATGGTACTCCAAAGCAAAACCTTGCTTTTACTAATTGTTGTGTAGATAATAACGATACTCCAGGTGCCGATCCGAGCAATTGTGCTAGTGTTAATGAACAATTAAGAGCTAATGCTTATGTAGCTTTAACAGGAGATAGCGGTGGTTATCCAGGCTACCTTGAACAAACTATTGCTGCGGATTCTTCGTTGCGTCGTGCTTTACAAGAAACACCAGATGCTAGTGATTATAGTAGTGATTCTTCTTCAGAGTTTACTGGCGACGGGCAAAGTGGAGGCGGTGGTGGTCGGACTCCTACAGGTGGTGGCGGTGGTGGCGGAGATAGTGGTTTTGGAAATTGGATGGGTTTAAGTGGTAGCGCCCAGTTGAACCAAACTGTTAGTTGTTTAAATACTTTATTTGAATTTATAAGGACCTATGTAATTCCTGTTATTAACGACAATGCTGAATTGAGAGCGATGCCCAATCTTGCTATGTTGATTAATCCAGGCTATGGTGTTTTACCTGATGATTTACCAGGGGCAAATATTGAAGCATTTACTGGTTTAACTGATTTTGCGACAGCAGTAATTGCTGGTTTAGGGGGTGAGGCAACTGATTGGCAACGTATTTCTAATTATATTAGAATGGCAACTGCCCTAAGAAACTTTTTGCTGACACATATAGATAGGGCTGGGGTTTATTTAGAAAGACTCAGCACAATCCAAGAATGTTTGTCGGGTTTAGCAGGTGGTGTTGCTGGTGCGAGACGTTATGACAGTCAAATCTTTATGGATTTGATGGATGCTGTAATTGATAGGCATAGAGAGACTAATGCTCCTGGTATGGACCCGACTGCTTATACACCAATAGTTCCATGGGCTGCTCTTTTTGGAACGGATCCAGCTGGTTTGGGTGATTTTACTAATGTATTGTTGAATGGTGATACGGAATTGGATGTTGGAGGTCATGTTGTTGGTTATACAACTGATTTTGGAACTATTGACGCTGAGGATATTGCTAACGAGCCATATTTATTTGGTAATTATATATTAAGGAGAATACAAAATTGTCATAGATTGGTTTTAGCTTGGAGAACACAGCTTGCGCGTTATTTGGATTATGTTAATAGGCAATTACAAGACGAGGTCCCAAGTGGTCCTCAACCAGAACCAGAACCAGGAGGTGATTCTGACGGCGGTGGTGGTGGCGGTGGCGGTCCGGTAGTTAGTTCAGTTAGAAGTGCTCTTAATGCTGGGGCAATGAATGTTGACCAAGCTGCTGATTTGTTAGCGTCTGCTTCAACTGGTATTGCTCCAACAGTAACAATGGAACAAGCTTTACAAGATGGTACTGGTGGAATTAGTATTACTTCAACAGGTCCTATAAGTGCGCCTCAGGTGAGAAACATACCAGCTGACAGTAATGTTGTGTCAATTCCTATTCCACAGCCAGAGCCAGAGCCAGAGCCAGAATTTGTTCAAGCACGTTCGGGAGTAACTATTGATGTCACAACTGAGGCTAGTAACACAGTTGATACTAGTATCAATTTACCAGCGGTAGATGATGATGGTGAACCTGTATTAGACGCCCAAGGTAATCAAATGACTTATCATCCACCGAGACCGGGTATAAGACCTGAAAGTGTTACAATTACTGTTGGAGGTGGTCAGCCTGTTCTTGATAGTTCTAGTAGTTCATCGGCTGCTGAAACTGAGGAAGGTACAGCTGCCGATCCAAGACAACCAGTAAATTGGGATACGGCGTTTCAAAGAATGCGTAGTCCTTCACTTATACCACGGAATGATGCTATAACAGTACAATCTGGTGGTGCTGTAGCAACACCTCCTCCAATTAGACCAATTCCAATGCCTCGCGACGCACCTGCGTCCGACAGGCGTGCTGATGCTGGATTAGCACCAACTAGAGATCTTACCACTCCTCTTGCTGGAAGAACTACTACAGATTTAGCAAATTCTCCTACACTAATGGATAATACTAACGCATTAAGAGCTGCAGTTGGATTAGATCCTTTACCAGCAGGAGCATGGAATAGACATTTACCACCACAACAACCTGCTGCTGTCACTCCAGCGGGTGGTAGTGAACCACCACCGGTTGTTCCAGGAACTGATCCACCGGTGATTACTCCTGGTGATGATGGGGACGGAACCGAAGGAGATAGTGAGGAAGGAACAACAACTCCCGGAGGACGCCCTGCTGCTACTGGTGGTGATGATGCTGATGGGACTGAAGCAGATACTGAGACTGGAACAAGTGGAACTGATTATGTTCATAGTCGGCAAGTGGCGAGGCAGATGCGTAGAAGAGATGGAGAATTAAGAAGAAGATTAACTACTGTAAATTATTATAATAGTTCTTCTCAATGTAATATGTGTACTTCATCTAACCCTACTAAAAGTAATCAGTGGATTCCAGATTTCCGTAATGATTTATATTCTATTACAGGTACCGGAGATTCGAGTTTTTCGTGTAATCCTACTGTAGCCAGTGAAGACCAAACTGGCCCCCCTATAGTTTGTTATGATATTTATGCGGGTGAATCTAGCGGTTTGGGAACTTTTGGTGTTAGATTACCGAATGTATATACTTTTAATGAATGTCGTATAAGAGGTGGTTTTGCTAGTATGGAAGAGTTAGGTTCTGGTGGTTATGCTCCACCAGTAGAATCTTATTCTATAACATATCAAATTCCACCTTGTGGAAATTTTGACATTGATGTTGATCCTGATAGATTTAGATGTTCTGATGTTCCAGACAAGGATACTTGTGAACAATCTTATTACAGTTATACACCAAATGGACAACAAATTGGCACATACGAATGTGTATGGGATAATCAAGGTAATCCTAGTTCTAGTCTGTCAGATCCCGGAGCTGCTGGTTCAGGTTCTTGTTCAAGATACATTGGCGAAAGCACTTTATTTTCTCTGGATGGTGATCAAGTACCAAATAAAGATACTATGGATTTGTTAGTTAATAAATGTCAATGGAGATTGGGTGATGATATCAACGATGATACAATGACAGACGGTTCTGCAAGTCCCCAAAAGTTATGTCATGATTATCTCATTTCTTTGTGTGATAATGTGGAAGATAAACAGTCATGTATTGAAGATTCTATTTGTCGGGGTCGGGACCCATCAACAGATCAAATGACATCTGTTGGTGGTCGATTGGCTGCTGGTGGGCCTCTAGTGGGAACCAATGGTAATTGGGAAGTTTCACCTGAAATGGCTGACGCGTGCGGTGGTATTCCCGGTAGATTTGGTTCTAGACCAGATCCAGATCCAGGGGCTGGCTTGCTGATGAGTGGATTTCCAGGATACGCCTCTATAGGTCAGTGGAGATATATAGTTAATGAATTATGTGAGAAAAATAATGTAGATTCTACTGGTATTTGGGATAATTCTTACCTAACCCCTTGTCGTGGTGTTGCTAATTGTCAGGGCAAACCGGAAGGAACTAAGACATTTAATCTTAATTTTTTCGACAGTCCTAGACAAGGTTCTCCAGGATATTATTGTAATTACTCTTATGTAAATACTCAACTACCAGACAATAATTGCGATGCTGATATGGGTGCGTGGCGTGATGAAAGCGAAAAGCAACGAGAATGTGAAACTCGGTTTACTCAGGATCATCACCAATGTGTATATGAAAAAGGTTTTCTCTATGGTGATTGTAACAAAGGTCCTGCATGTGCTGGTGGTGCTAATTCTAATGTTTATGATTGTCCTTCATATGGCGGAGAATTGTGTCAATTGTATAGTGACCATTGTGATTGGACTCCCCCTGTTACCACAAGGACACCAGGACCACCTGTTAGAGATGCCAATGATGGTGGGAGTGTGCGTCCAAGCGGATTAGTAGATATTACAACTCCTGGTGTTTGTGCTAATAAAGGTAGTTAGAATAGAATTTTTATTACACCATTGTGTAATAAAATTAATCTCATGTTATTTATTTTTTACCTTCTTTTGAACAATCAAAATCAATTTTCACAGGTGATCCACCAAAAACGTCACAAGTACATGCTCCATCTTTACATTCACCATCAGCTGCATAGAATTCATCATGATGTAAGAAAACACAAGCCTCATAACAAGTTTGTGGATCCACATCCCAGCAATCATACCCCTTCCATCCAGTATTACATACACACTCGTTATCAATACATTTAGCACCATGAGACAGATTACAGTAGTTTTTACATGCTATTCTTTCTTCACAGGTTGTACCATACCAAGTGCGTGAGCAGACACATTGTCCATCAACACAATTTCCATTGACACAGTATTCCTCACATGGTATTTCTATATCACAAAATTCTCCTTTATGAGTAGGATAACATTCACACTTTCCGTCTTTACACTTTCCATATTTACAGACATCGCTTTGGTCTATACAAGGTATTTTTACATCACAATTTGCGCCCCACCAACCTCTATCACACTCACAATATTTATAGTTTTCATCGTATTTTTCACATTTTCCATGTTTACAATCATTATCGTTTGAACATGTTATGTATTCATCGCACCATTCTCCTTCATGATCATCATCACAAATACAATCCCCCTTATCACATTGACCATATACACAGTTATCTTGACAAGTTCTTTGTTTACAGCTGGTTTTATCACAACAGAATAAACAATTTGGATTATTATACCAGGTCAAAGGGTCTGACGAACATCCTAAAAATTCTTTTGCTTTTGGTGGGAAAGTACATACATAAGGGGATGATAAGTCATCCGAACATTTTTCAATTTTACACTCTAACTCATTACATGGTCTTTCACAAGAATCTTCTAACATTTATTATTTACAGTATAAAATGATTTTTAAAAAGTCTTAAACAACACCTTCATAACTCATGATTGCTTTTCTTATGTATAAGTCAAATGATGTATCATCCAAATGGTCCTTAAACTCTTGATACATTTCTTCTCTTATTCCTGAGATATTACTACGAAAAAATAAGCTAAAGTGCTGCCTGCCAGACCATTCCGATGAAGCAACCATCATTTCATTCAGGACTGCTTCAGCAAAATCATCAATACAAATTCTAATTTTATCTTCTCTGTCAGTTTCTAAAAATTTATCTACAAGTTCAGATATCTTGTTCCACCTCTCTTCAGCTCTCAGCTTCTTGTAGAGTTCTGATTGTTCCGGTTGGTTCAACCATAAACTAACTACATCATGAAGTTTATCATGAAAGAACACGTTTTCTGATGTTTCTTCCGTAATTCTCCGAGCAAAAGCATTTAATCTACCTGAAAAGTTAGCAATAATTTGATCTTCCCAAGATATTCTGATATTAAATTCTCCAAATCCTGAAATGACGTTGATGAGTCTTGACGCAAAACCGGTAGAGCAAGTTGCTGACATTTCTTCAAGTTCCTCAAGCATTCGTTTTCTCATTTCTTCTTCATTCTCGTGACCCATCATGTAGCTCCAAACCTTGAGTAGAATGTTGGATAGTGTGTTATTGAACTTGGAGTATCTAGCTCTGTCAAGGTGAATGCGTTTAAGGGCGAGTTCAATTTTTTCTTGTCTTTCAGAGAGTTTTACACATATTTGCGAACAGTAGTGTGTTGTTCCGTCTATGACGAGTGTTTCTGTTCTATTCGAGTCACAGTATACGCATGTGTTGGTTTTTCCGTTTTCGTTGACTCTGATTGCTTCCTTTTCTTTTTTGATCATGTCAAGTATTTGTTCTTTGACTTGTTCAAATTCAATTGGTGTTTTGTCAATCATGTGTAGTGGTAGCATTGCGAAGAATTCAAGGACTTCAGCGACTGATTCTTCTACTTGTTCGTTGTGGACGTTCTGTGCGTTATCAAAGACTGTGTATACGTTTCCGTCAGCTCTTCCTAAGGCTGTAATGACAGCTCTGGCTTTTAGTTTCATGGAGCTATCACCAAGTTGTAGGAGTATATCGGCTGCATCTGCGCGTCGGTCGTAGTCTAATTCTTGATCTTGGGCAAACGATAGTAGCTCCTCGGCTATTTCGTGTTGGTAGGAGTCTGAATGTTGTAGTATATATTGTCCTGCGAGGATTTTGTAGTATGTCCAGTTAGGTTTGTGGTAAAGGAAATTTTTCTGGGCATTGAATAAGAAGAAGTTATATGGGCATTCAAGTTCTGGTAAATATGTTTTTACGATTGTTAGACAGTCCTTGTAAGATATTCGTTCTACAAGTAGCTCAAAGAAGTCTTCGTTATCAGGGTCTGGGTTGTATTTTGGGAATTCTTTGGAGATGTCGTGTTTGAATTTTTCAAGGATGAACTTGACGAAGTCTTTGTTTGGGAAAAGGTCCATGAGTTTGTTTTGTATGAATTCTGTGGCTAATGTTTCTATATTTAGGATAGTGTTATATCTGAACGGACATTCTATGTTTTGGTCGGTAATAAGATCTGTAAAATACTTGTCACAGTCAAGTTGGAATTCTTGGTAAGTCATGAGTTTGGTTAGAGCTTCAATTCTACAGGGTGTAGGAACATCATTTAAATTCCCGCAGACGGTATAGAGGGCGTATGATGATTGGTTATCTAATGTTTCATCATCATGTTTGTATTCAATGAGGGATTTGGCGGCTTCTAGTTTAAGGAAGTTTGAGAGTGTTGTTTGAGTTGCGGTATTGTATAGGAATTGGTGTAGTGTTTTGATACCACTCATTTGGTACATTCCATTTAATCTACTAATTAATTCTATTGTTTCTTCCTCATGTAGTCTATGATATTCTTCAATAGCTTTAATACGAAGTTCATTAGTGATTGACAGGTCCAGTATAGTTTCTGGTAATTTTTCAATGTCTAAATTTTCATTATTTATAATATCATCTTCTAATAGTGAATCAATAGAAGTTGTCATTTTAATAATAATGAAAATGTTTTAGATTGGGTTATTTTTAAAATATTTGATGAAGAAAATAATGGCGACTATGGCGAATAATATAATTAGAGCCAGTGCTACTATACATTCAGATTCTTTTTTAACAAATTGGTAGTATTCTTTGAATCCTCTTCTGACATATCTATCAAAAGTTAATTCTCCAGGTATTTGTATAAAACAAGTATCAAAAATATCAAAATTTTTTTCTTGTCTCTCAGAAAAGTTTAAATTTTTAAATATTTTCATTTCAGTATCAACTTTTAACATATTTTTGAAGTATTGACATGCGTAATTAAAGTTTCTCTGATCATCTGTTGAGTAATCTTTGTTTATCACATAATTTACAAACTTTTTAAGTGATCTAGCATAACCCATGTATAAACCACTATTAGCCATAACGTCAGTACATAATCCAAATATTTTTTTAATCAGAAAATCTGGGTGTGGTGTTTTGTCTTGTGATAACAGGATTTCTGTATCGTAATCTAAAAATCTTTGTATGGCAACATCAATAGGTTTATTTATAATAGAGTCAAAACCGTCAAGAAAAATAACTATAGTATCCGGATTACAGGTCTCTAAATACTTTTGAACTCCTTTGATTTTATCTCTAAAATCATCCCATTTAGTTCCAAAACCAAGTGTTTTAACTGGAATATTAAATTTATTGTTAATTAAATCTTGGTACATTCCCTGATCATGTGTAGCGTAAGTTATAAGTTTAGCTCCTGGTAAGTTATTATATTTTTCTCTATTTTTTAATAAAACCAAGACAATTATTACTATTATTAAACATAGACCTAGACCTATTTTAAAATACATTTATTATTATAAATATTATTATTTTTCTCTTGTTACACCACAACCACATGTAAAGTGTTTGTCACTGTGTGATTCTGATCCAGAAGTATTTGATATATTCTGTGTATTTTTAAGGTCTGGTTTAGTTATAATTTTTGGTAGTTTATCTTTATCTACATAAGGTTCATGTGATTCCGCTCCAGGCCAGTATGTTTTGTTTGGAGGTAGTGATTTATACATTTTATAGTAATGTTAAGACAATTTTAAACCTATTTAGGTTTAAAATTGTCTATAGTTTACGTTCTAACATCAGAATCAGCTTCACAACGCCATAGACCTTTATTCTGGTATCTTGTGTTACAAAATAAATGATTACCACAGTCAGGTATTCCAGGCCACCAATCATCTCTACAGCCGGAGCCGTATGGCAAGCAGTCAGCCATGTCAGTCAAACTACAGACTACAGATGGTGAGTATGTAGGACTGCTACCATCTCTGTAGAGACATTCTTCGTCAGAACTACAACATAAAAATGGGTTCTGATCATCGTCTGACATATATTGTGGTAAAATCATTTTTTTATGTTGCGCGCTACACACATTACCATAACAAATACCAGTACCAGTACATTTATTTTGTTTATAATTATTCATTTATTATATGAAACATAATTGATAACCAAATTTAAAATTGAAAATATGTGGAGAATATAGATCAAAATACTAGTAACATGGAACATCAAGACATCAGAGAAATTTCCTCTATTTCGTTTGGGATATATTCATCTCAAGAGTTATTAAATATGTCTGTCTGTAAGATAGACAATCCGAAGAAGTCTGGATATGGAACAGTATATGATGAAAGAATGGGAACAACCGAATCTACAAAATTATGTGAAACTTGTGGGCAAAATGCCGAACTTTGTCCCGGGCATTTTGGACATATAGAGTTACATGAGAGTATAATTCACCCATTGTTTTATAAAAGGACTATTGCTTTCTTGAATTGTTTTTGTCACAAATGTTGTAGATTGTTAATAACTAAAGATCAAGTTCAATTGGATAATTTACATCGTTACAAAGGTGAATCTAGGTTTAACAAAATCCAGGAAAAAATCAAAAAAATAGATATGTGCTGTCACGAGTGTTGTAATTCTGAACAACCCAAGTATAAGTTTTCTAGTACAGATAGTTCTGTCTTCAAGATATATGAAAGTAAGGATAAGAATAAAACGAGTATAATGATGACTACAGATGAAATATTTAAAATTTTTGATAATATTCCTGACGAAGATGTAGAATTAATAGGATTTGATAGCAAGTTGGTTCATCCTCGTAATTTTATTCTACAGGTTATACCTGTATTACCTACTTGTGATAGACCTTTTGTCAAAGCAGATGGTAATATATGCGACGATGATTTAACTAATCAATATATAGAAATAATCAAAGCTAATAATCATCTAGAACCAATAAAAGAAAATGATCCTAACAAACACAAAGAAATAACAGAAACAAAACGTCAAAAGTGTTTGGCAAGTCTTCGTTTTAGGGTATTAACTACGTTTAATAATGGACAGGGTAAGGCCAAACACACTACAAATGGTCGTGCTATCAAGGGTATTAAGGAACGATTAGCTGGTAAAGATGGGCAACTGCGGTTGAATGTAATGGGTCGCAGATGTAATCAAACTGGTAGGACGGTAATTGGTCCAGATCCGACTTTAAAGATGGGTGAGTTAGGTGTTCCTTTTGAACAAGCTAATATTTTGACAGTTCCTGTGAAGGCAACTTCATTCAACTTAGAGAAACTACAAGAACTCGTTAATAATGGTTTTGTTGATTCTGTAATAAAACCTGATGGGACAACTTGTATAAATATCAAACGTTATCGTCATGGGACTCGTTTGATTGCTGGGGATGTGATTATTCGTGGTGAAACTGAGATACCTGTAAAGACGGGTAGGGAACAGATTATAGAGGGTGATAAAGTTCGTAGGAATGGTGAGTTGTTGGATAAGTTGTTGTATTCTAACCGCCCCTACAAGATTGATATTGGTTGGACGGTTAAACGTAAGCTCCAAGATGGTGATTATGTCTTGTTAAATCGTCAGCCAACCCTCCACAAAGCAAGTATGATGAGTATGAAGGTTGTTCGTAAGCCTTACAAGACTTTGCGAATGAATCTGGCGGTTACAAAACCGTTTAATGCTGACTTTGACGGTGACGAGATGAATATACACGTCCCTCAGACCTTGGAGTCTCAGGCGGAGTTGAAGGATATTTCTGCGGCTCAGTGGAACATTATTTCTGCGCAGAGCAGCAAACCGAACATTGCTATTGTTCAGGATTCATTGCTTGGTGCCTATAGAATGACTTTGGGTATCCAGAAGATAACTAAGGCTCAATTCTTTAATGTAACTGAGAAATTACAGTTAGATGAACCAGTGTTAGATCGTATTGACCACATTCGTAATGTGTATAAGCAAAAAGGGAAGAAGATACCATGTTTCTCTGGTAAAGGTTTGATGTCGTTGTTTCTACCTAGGGATTTTAATTATGAAAAGAAAAATAGTGCTGATCCTAAGGAACCAATTGTTAGAATATATCAAGGTGTTTTATACGAGGGTGTTTATAGTAAGGATATTCTTGGTTCCGCACATAATTCGTTGTTACAAGTTGTAAATAAGGAATATGGGGCGGTGGCATGTTCTCATTTTGTAGATTGTATTCAGTTTGTGACGAATGCTTGGAATTTGTTGAATTTATTTACTGTTGGTTTGGGTGATTGTTTGGTTGCTAGTGAGGATAAAGAGGAAGAGATTCAGGATGTGATAAAGAAATGTTATATTGAGGCGGAAGGTATTAAAACTACTACTACACATCCTGGTATTCGCGAGATGCGAGTAAATGCGGCCTTGAGTAAGGCTAAGGATATTGGTTTAAGAATTGCTAAAGATTCGTTGGGTGATGACAATAACTTTTTGTCTACAGTAATTTCAGGAAGTAAGGGTGACTTCTTTAATATTGCTCAGATTACTGGTTTGTTGGGTCAACAAAACTTGAAAGGTCAACGTGTTCCACTCTTGTTAAATCACGGTAAAAGAACTCTTCCTCATTATCCTTTTGGTGAGATGTCTCCAGAGATGGAATATGAGAGTCGGGGATTCATTGCTTCCTCGTTTATCAAGGGTTTGAATCCTCGTGAGTTTTACTTTCATGCGATGTCAGGTCGTGAGGGTATTTCAGATACTGCTATGGGAACTGCTACATCTGGTTATATGCAGCGACGTATTATCAAACTGACAGAAGATATTAAGGTTCAATACGATGGAACTGTCAGGGATATTACTGGAACTATTTACCAAGTAGCTTATGGTAATAATGGTATTGACCCGACTTGTACTGTGAAGGTTAAGGGAGAACAAGAGGTTTGTGATATATCTAGGATGATTGAGAAGTTGAATATGGAGCATGAACAGAGTAAGAAATAGGAATATACCTATCAAACTATATATTTCTAAAATATATAGTTAATTACATTAAGAATATATACAAAAGGAAGCCGAATCCTCCTAAGGTTGAGACGTTTGACATGAAAGGTATCATCTTTTTCTCTCCTGGTGGGTGATAGATTACTGTTACTACGACAATAAATGCCATAAATAATAATAGTGTTAATATAACAAGTTTCTTAAACATTGGAGTGTTGATTAAATTTGGGTCTTTTCTGAGGAGGTATACACCATATATTAATATGAAGGAACCCACAATTTCTAACAATATAACACCAACCATTCCTGCTTTTGCCAGTAAAGTTCCAAAATTACCTTGGAGTAGGTTTCCTGTTTTCTTCTGGAGAGTTTCTACTTTTGTATTAAACTTTGGTATTTTTGTGAATCCAGAGTAAATGAATTGTAATAAGTTTAGAATAACAGCTACAAAAAGTATAGCAAAAAGTTTATTAGATATCATGTATTTTCTTTAAGAATATATGATATAATATTTTATTTTAACTTTCCACAAAGTTGGTATTATCTAATATTTACTTATATTCTCTATAAGTATCAAAATTAGGACTCATTGATAATCTTATAAAACCACCGTCTAAATTATTTATTAGCTGGTCAATTTCAAACTTACTCTCATGAACATAACTTAGAGGAACACGGATAGTACCAAATCCAAACTTAGTAGGACTGGGACTGGTAAATGTCCCATTTTTATTTTCAACAAAATCTCTAATAGCACTATGCTTGACATTATCAAGATAATTTCCTTGTATATATACGCTTGTTTGTGCGGCACCCATAACTTTGAAAAATTATATAAAAATTTTCAGAAAATTCATTTTTATCTAATTCAATAATTTAAAATCTATCCTGATATATAAAAGATATTATGAGATGTAACAATGTAATTTTAGAACGTTATGTGCCAAATCCAGGAGAGGTCAACCGTAATTGTAGTGATGGTCCCTTTGTAAGAGATGGAGTTGCCCGTACAATGGCTACGCAAAATGGCTGTGGTGGTTTTTACGTACCTGATTTATTGAACCCCGTTCCTGGAGTTCCAACAAACCCTCGTGACAGGGCTGACAAGATTGATCAAATTAAGTTGTATTGTGATTACTTTTACAGACCTGTGTATGGTCATGATCCCATTGGGCAAATTTGTGATGGAGAACCCCATTTCGTGGAAAATGCCAAACCATTTCCTCAGGGTAGTATTTATAACAACCCTTCCTATGGATACAAGGGTGCTTGGAGTTGTCGGGGAGAATCTTATTGTCTTAGATAATTTAAAAATCTATTCTCATATATAAAAGATATGAGAATCATTCTTGTAAGACATGGAGAAAGTGAGTATAACCCACTAAATATCATAGGAGGGGATCCTAACTTATCAGAGAAAGGTGTTGAGTTTGCCAATAATTTAAATAAGTTTATAGAAAACCACTCCAAATGGTTTCCTAAAAATTGTATTTGTTCTGCTAAGAAACGAGTTCAACAAACTGTTGATGCTTTTAAAAGTAAAATGAATAGTATTCTAATCAATGAGAACCTTAACGAGTTGGATGCCGGTCATTGTGAAAAATTAACTTATACTCAGTTTTACCAGCTGTATCCTGACGAATTTGCTAAAAGATATCAGGATAAGTTAAATTATCGTTATCCTGGTGGTGAATCTTATATTGATTTGATAGAGAGGGTTCGTCTAGTGGTGGAAGATATTAAAGATAAAGGTGAGGATGTATTTATAGTTTGTCATCAGGCGGTGAGCAGGGCTTTGATTGCTCATTTTACTGATGAAAAATTGGAAGATATTCCTCATATAGATGTTCCCTTACATAACTTGGTAATAATAGAAGATGGGAAGAAAAAGGGTATAATAACTGTTGGAGATATAATAAATGATAATTTAATTCAAGAATTGTTTGAGTTAAATAAATAAATTTTAATCAGAGTCAGAGTCAGAGTCAGAATTAAATGCCTTGGGAATCCAAGATAATGAATAGTAGACTCCGATGAGTACACCTATTATAGCAATACCTACACCTATTTTACCAATCCAATCAGGTACACTATTATAACGCCACCAATAAAACCCTATATATAAACCTAATATAGATAGAAGTGGAATAACAATACCTAACCATAAATTACCCATATAATTTGAATTTAGTTTCATTTATTATTAGTAATATTTATTATATTTCCTAAGTTTTACAGTGTGTTCCGTTCGAACATTCCCATTCAAGGGCACTCTTTTTTGTTGGTACACCATCGCATATTACATCAGTTCCTCCAACAAAAGGACTATAGTAGTAGTTAGCACAGTTATTGCGAATTAGTCTTTTTCTGCCTTCATAACTTAATGTTTCTACATTATAATCAGGTTCAGTCATATTTACGTTATTACAATTATTTGATGTCCAACCTATTTCAACACGATTATAGCCACTAAAAGGATTAACTGAGTCACAATTTGGTTTTCCCGCTGGTGGCTGGTAGGGTTTTACTGTTTCACATTGAGGACCAGTGTAATCATCCAAACACACACATGACGCGTGCCCTGTAGGGTTAGCGCAAAATCTTGTACCTTCACGCATACAATGATATCTACCACATTTATCATATCTTTTTTCTGGATAATAGGAATTATCGGGGACAGTATCTGGTTTATCGCAGTTTTTACCGCTAAAACCAGGATTACAAGTACATACTAAATTATTACTATCTCCAAAGTTTAGACATGTTCCATTTTTACATGTTTTTTTACAGTTATTAGAAGATGATTTGAAATTAATTGTTTCATACGAATCCAAATATCTATTTTTCAGCATAATGTTTATTATAATCAATAATTTTATAAAATTATCATAAAATTAATGATGAAGAAGTTGTAAATGTTTTTTAACATTTACAAGTTTTTAGAAGCTACTGGGATTCTATAAGTTCATGGATGTAATCCTGAGCCTTATCAGCTTGCTTAATTTCTGATTGAAGTTCTTTGAGTTTGTTTTCTTTGTCCATAAATGTTGGAATTGTTAGGTTGGCAAGTGTAGATTCTGCGTCAGCGATGAATATCATCATAATTCCAGCAAGAATATAACAATTGCTAAACTGCCATTCGTAACAAATACCTAGAACACAGACCATGAATGCCTCAAGCATACGTAGTTGTTTGGTAGCTTTGTGTTTAAAGAGTCTGATATGGTTAGCTGTTTCTTGGCGAATCTCTGATTCAATCTTGGCTACGTTTGTTTTCATCTTGTTCATTTCGTTGAAGTTGTTAAGCATACCTTTTAGGCAAGCCTTGCCTTTTTCCATGCGTTCAATATCACCTTCAAGGTCTTCCACCTGTGATTCAAGTTCTTTGACCCTTTCAACATGCTGTCTGTTTTCTGCTTGTAGAGTATCATTTGTTAGAATGATGTATTTTTCATGTGGAGACGCGCCAGCCAATATGTCGTTTTTGGTGGAGTCATTTCTGAGAAAAATATTGACACGGTCGTTGGTTTGTTCGTTGATTTGTGAGTTAGACATGATATTTGTTTGTTTATCTAAGGTTTTTATAAGATTTCAATTTTAAATTATAATTCATCTTCTTTGACTACACTAACATCAGGGGCAAATATTGGTTCTTCTTCTATATCTTGAGATTTTTTCAAGTGTAATCTTAGTTTGTGGAATACAAAAGATGTTGTTATTCCTCCTAATAGTGCTATGCCTAATATTAAACCAAACATTAATTTTGATTCGGCTTTGGTTGGAATGTTGTTTTCTTCTGATATTGTTATATTTTGATTAGATGTTGGGTTGTTTGTCATTATGCTTAAAATTACTCTTGTTGGGGGAGTTGATATGCTTATACTTGGATGTATACTTGGAAACATGTTGGTTGAATTATCTATAATGGATGAGCCTCCATAACCTGAACCACCGTATCCGTAGTCGCCGTATCCGTATCCGTAGTTGCCATAGCCGTATCCGTAGTTGCCATAGCCGTATCCGTAGTCGCCGTATCCGTAGTCGCCATAGCCGTAGTCGCCATAAGAAGATGTGATGTTCATAACCTTGTTTAAAATAAAGAAATATAATATTAAATGCGTATTTTACAATTATTTATCTATAGTTTATCGTTAATTCCAAATAAGGGTTTTATTAGTATGGAGTATTTACCAGATGGTTTGTCTAGGGAACAGTGGAATATTATTAAACAAGAGGATAATAACACTCTTCGTAAAAAGAATTTATCAGAAAAGAAGTTTAAATCTCGTTCTTTCAAGTCTTTCCAGGAGGCTTTGGAGAGGGGTGAGAAGGGAGCTAAGAATTTTCCAGTTTTTAATGTGAATGAGAAGCTTAGAACAGGTGAGATAAAGAAGGTAGATATTCCTTACATGCAACGTAATAATGGTGCTTGGGATAATAGTGATGTTGTAAATAAAAGGTCTAAATATTACAAGAAATGGACTAAAACTGATGAAGATTTTTACAGAGATAGTAATAGGTGGTTGAGGATGTCATTTTTTCGTAATACTACTAACAATGATAAGGATATGTGGGAAAGGGCTGGCGGTAAGTATTCTAAAAAGAAATGATAATTTAAGGAAAAAATGTATTATATATTATAAATGTCGTTTGACGGAGAAAAAGACCCTAAAGATATTATAAGAGATAACTTACGTGCTAAGTTACGTGCTAAGATTGGTGAGGATAGGATAAAGCGTTCAAGTAAGAAGCAGAAAGATGAAATATTGAAGACAACGTTGAAAGATATGGGTATAGATAAGGATCAGATGCAAAAAGATATGGAAGCTGTTAAGAAACAAGGTGGTTTTACTATGACTCTTAATAAATAATTGTGTATTTATCTTCTTGGTAGAAGATAAATGACGAATAATAGGAATAATTATGTTACGCTTGAGAGAGTATGTACTCAGAACTGTAAGAAGGATATACGGGAAGATTATTTTGTTAGTTATGCTGTTAGAGGTGGTATGGCAGTTCCTGATATGGGGTTGAGATATGGTATGCCAAGTTATCTTCCATTGCTTAATAGTCCAGTAACTGAACCAAGTCCTATGAATAGTTCGTATAGGTGGTTAAATAGTTTACCAGTGATAAATACTATGAATAATTTCTAAAGTTAATAAAAATATAGTTCTAAATAAAATGAATAACGGACAATCATTGTGTGCTGGGTGTAACAATAATTTTTGTAGCACTTGTCAAGGGTATGGTTGGAAGACTTGCCCAAATAAGAAATTACTTCATATGTTATACGATGAAGGTGTAGTAACAGAATACAGTAATCTAGTTAGATTACCACCAAGAAGATGGCCTTGGGATCAGGAACACCATAGATTCCGAGTTGTTGAAGGGTACAAACAGCAAACTAAGGGAAATTGTACTGTTTGATATTGACCAGTTTGTAGTAATGTTTAATTACTAATAGAAAGTTGTCATATATTAAGACTTCTTATAATATATTATAATCATTTCAATAAAAAAATTTTTTTATTATAAATATTTTATAATAAAATGGAAAAGTCTAATATAGCTAAAAATTTTCCTATGATAGGTAAAATAATAGTAATTTTGTTGATATTACTGGTTATAATTTTATTAATTTGTTATTTTAGTAATAAAAATAGTGATCCTGATACATATCAAGGTATGACAGAATTATTCGATAATACAACTAAAGACATAAATAATCTAGGTGGTATTTTATGTAATAACTTTGGGCCTAATTGGTTCCAAGCTATGCTTGATAGAGGAGAAGTGTCTTTACAAGACACGAGTGTTTGCGCCAGTGTGACACGAAAAACATGTACCGCATATTCTTACTTACGTAAAGATTTAATTCCGATGTTGTTTATGTTCCCTGGAAAAGAATCAAATGTACCTTGTGGTATTATCTTAGATCCGAAAAAAGTTTGGTCATTGATAACCCTAATGGGTATAGTTGACGCAGATACAAATAATCGTTCCTGCTGTACAAATGAATCTGGAGGTTCTATTCTAACACGTAACCCATATGAGAATGAAGACAGTGACGCGTGTATTTATAAATCAATGGACCAAACAAGTTAAAGACGGAAAGTTAAACCAAAAATATATAGATGGAACTTATGCCGTTTATATGGCTGGTAAAGGAGATAAAGGAGTAACTGGGGGGACTTGTGATACAAGTTGTAACGGAGATCGAACATGTATGTATAACAATTCAGGTGGAAATATAAATCAATGGCTTATGAATTCTTCTCCTGATTGTATTAAGGGTAATTACTCTAATTGTTTTAAGTTCACAGAGGTGAACGATAATGACGTACCACAGGACGCAAAAAATTTAATAGATCCTCAACCAACCGACGGATGGTTGTTACAAACAATGTCTCCAGACTGTGAAACATGTAAAAAACCTTACCTATGTGTATTAAAGGACGCCCCTACAACAGGTTCTACAAATCAAGATAAATATAAAACAGTAGTAGAAAAAGACCGTATTGCTACATATATAGGTAAAGATGGGTTTGGTATGAATACAGCGGTTACACAGAGTATGGATCTTGGTACTATTGCTATTACACAGTGTCGTTTTGAACGTGATGATTGGAATAGTTGGATAAAAGTTTTAAAAGACAATTATAAAAATTTGTTGGGTCTTCTCCGAAAGGACAATTCAATGGTTGATAGTTTTAATAATCAACTGGCAAATCCAGCATCCCCTAGTTATTTTGAAAACGAAGTAAATTTATATATTAATCCTGATACTAGTTCTGATGAATATAAAAATCAGAATAAGATTTGGCAAGATGCTATTATTGGATTTTACTATACAGCATCTACTTGTGAAGAACAACTAGCACCATTAGAAGGTATTCCCAGTGATTTTTACGGTTCCACATTCAGTGGTTCTGTAGATAGATGCGATGGGTTTTTTCCTGACGAGGACAGACAAGGTAGACGTGATTGGGAAAAGAATAATATTAGTGAGGCTAGAGACCTAGTTCATAAGGTAGCAGATTTATTTGAGCAAACGCAAAACCGTAAAGTTCCTGTGTATAAATGTACAGCTAATAGCAATTCTTTTCCTAATTATCAAAGTTTAATTGATGCTTTTAACGAGGATGTAAAATTAAATTCAATTTTCCAACTAGATAATAATTATAATAATTAAAAAATTTTATATTCATTAAATATAAAATGGTTAAAGTAACTACTAAACAACTATATCAACTAGCTATATTAGTTGCTCTATTTTGTCTATTTGCCGCCCCAATAACTTTCAAAATAGTTGGGAAACCATTAGGTAGCCTTGTAAAGGCCTGTGGTCTTACCACGAATGGCTGTCCAAAACCATGCCTTCTTCTTGTTCATGCTATTCTATTTTCGGTAGTAGTTTTACTAGCTTTCTGGGGTCTCAATAGTGTTGAAACTTACGTAAGAGTCCAAAAAGCAAAAGAACGTTATGCTAAGGCGAGGGTAGCAAAGGAACGTTATGTTAGATCGCAAAAAGGTCGCGAAAGTTACAGAGCCCCATCGAGCTGTACATCATGCTCGCGTTAAATTATCCGTTTAGGATTTTATTGTCCAATCTATTCCTGAAATATTACGGAATATATTAGACCCAAAAAATGGTGGATGATGACCACATTTTCTGTTTGCCGCCAACGGCATAGGATGTGATGTACAATGAATATTTGTTTTTGTTGTTGTAATGACATCTTGAAGCTGATGAGCATGTTTTCCAAGTAGAATCCAATGTATTTCATCATTTCTTTGTGTGGATATGTGTAGTATTAATTCTTTAACAAAGTTCCACCACAAACAAGTGTGCGAGTCTGGGGTGTTACTTTCTACTGTTAAAGCTGTGTTTAGCAATAAAACTCCATTTCTCGCCCATTTTGAAAGGTTACCATCTTCGACGACCGAAATTTTTTCATTTTTAAGCTCCTTGTAGATGCTACGCAGAGATGGATTTATAGGATTTTTTGCTTTTACGGAGAATGCTAATCCTACTGCCGAGCCGTTATGGTATGGGTCCATACCTATTATTACGGCTTTGATTTTGTTTAGGGGAGTTAGATATAGAGCTCTAAAAACTTGGTGTATTGGTGGATAAATCGTAGTTGTAGAGTTACTGAGTTCTGCTGAAATAGTTTCTAATTCTTCCTGATGTTTTATGAAAAAGTCTTTGTAAGAAGTTGGTATATTTCCTTCATTTAAGAAATCAATTAGTGTCATTGTTTCCCAATTATAATATTTATCTTCTAATAAAACGTTCATAGTTTTATTAGTCACTAGACATTGATGCTATTTTTTCATTTTTAGAATCAATAAGTAGTTTTTTAACTTCATCTTTTGTCGATACTACGTGAACTGGTTTTACAGGTTTATAAATTTTAAGAATCCCATTTATCCAATCTCTGTTAGTTTTTGATTTAACATAGACTATCGAGAAATTTAAACCGTTTTGAATTTGTGGTTTAATTGATACCATAAATTTTACTATTCTCATTGCTTCTGTCATTGGTGGAAAGTTTCCTTTAGTACAATCAAATAACAATACTCCTTGTTCCTCTGGTGTAGAAACTTCATTTAATAAATTTCTGATTTGGTCAAGAATACATGTTGTTATTAAACTAGAATCTTTTTCTGACCAATTTTCAGAACATTGTATCTTAGCCACATTGTCTGAATTCCATAGTTCAGTGTTTAAGATTAACATTTCTTTAATTATTATTCACGTTTAAATAATATTATATCAAAATATACCTGTTATTGTTAATATATTTGTCATTCTAATATTATTTGTACGAGTTTATTTTGGCATAGGTCCTCCTACTAAACCACCACGAACCATAGGAGGTGCTGGTGGTACTCCTCCTCAAGCCGAGGAGGCTTTTGGATAGCCGTTATTTTTTCCCCCTCCTCATGAAGAACATTTTTTACGTGGGAACATCGTGTTCGCGCGTAGGCCACGACTCTCTGCTAGAATCCCACTAGATGGTGAATTTGTGCTACCAGACTTTATTTTTTTATCACGATCGACAAAAGCATATACATACATTAATGCGGCAATTACCAAAAGCACACCTATAGCTAAAGCTATATCTGCTACAACTTTAATATTTTTACATGGTTCAGACCCCGCCTGACTTTGACCTTTTTGACCCCCAATTGTTTTCTTACACAAAAAGTCGCTTTCGCATTTTATTCCTGAATTTTTCATAATTACTCCAGCCAAACCTAGTGTGGTTGCGCCTATTAAAAATAACATTAGAACAAATACTTTTGTATTCATCATAGATTGATCTGTTAAAAACATTGTTCCAGCTACAAATGAGAGGGAAATTCCAAGTAAAATAAGACCTAATATAGAATTTCTTAATGGAGTGGATCCACATGTTGCTTTAATACTCATTTGTCCATAAAACCCTAAAATTCCTAAACCTAAACCGAGAATAGCTAAAAAACCATTAAAAAGTCGTCGACGTAGACTGAGCTCGCCGGAGTTGAGGCCGGTTGAAGTAAGAATGCTCATTTTTTATTATAATTAATTATAATAAAAATTTACTCTAATCTTTCTTCAATTTGCTCATAACATTCATTCATAATAGACAAAAAATAATAATAAACATCCCTCATAAATTCAGAAGTTAAACCAGAATGAATAATTTTACCAGAATGGAATACCAAGAAAGTATTATATCTTTTCTCACAAAGTTTAGCCTCTCTATCTTTTTCTGATAGTAAATCAAGATATTCTTGATATGTAGTATTTTCTTCTAACCATGAATCATCAGTCTGATTATATGTGAGTTTTTTAATATCCATCAAAGATATATCTTTATCTAGTGGAATTTTTATATTAACTCCTGTATAACCAAATGATGTTTCCAAGAGACAATGAAACTCTTTTTGTGTACTCATGTAGTGATTAAGTTTCTCTCTATCTACCAAAAAACCTAGAGAAAAATCAATATTTCTCATTGATGGTATAAACAAACATTGTAAAGTTTCGCCATGTTTAAACTCATAAATTTCTGGAAAATCTTTCATATATTCCCATACATATTTAATACAATCTTCGGCATGTTGATGGGACTTACAACCAGTCATCTGAAATGTCCCGTTTCTACAAATTTTAAAATTAATAGGTTTATCAAAGATAATCACTACAGTAATAGAATTTCGGAACCACTTCTTCTTCTTCCCTTGTTTAGCTTTTTTAGGCTTGAGTTCTACTCCTCTTAGTTCTCCTTCACATTTAATAGTAATGATCGAACCAAACGGTATATCTTTGTTCGGATCAACTATTTCACATTTCTTTTTACGACCTCTCTTCTTAGCAATCACAGTATAAGGTGTAATTGGTAATTTTTCGAATAATTCTTTAATCTGAATGTTTAAGTTAGTAGTAGCTGTAAACGTTTTAGTGGATACTTTAATATCGTCAAACTCTGGAAATACAAGAGTTTTTTTCTGTTCTGTATTAGTCATGTTTTATAGTTTAAAGCTATGAATTCTTTAAGTATCAATTTCAAAATTACGTTTATTTATAGAAGTTTCTAATATACTTTAGTATAATAAATGAGTACTAAAGAATGTTTATTAATACTATTATTCTTACTGTTTTTATTGGGTATTATATACAAATATACTAATTTATTCAAGAAAAAGGATAAATATATACCTGATAAAATATATCCAGAAAGAGATAATTTCAGAGGACTGTGTTTATTTGATATAGATGGGACATTAACAGATGGCCTTGATAATGAAAATGTAATTCAAGGGTGTATTGATGCTGGTTATGCTGTGGGTATTAGCACTGCTGGGTCAATGTATAAGACTACAAACATACAATATTTCCCATGGATGCCAAGAAATTTATATGATTTTATGGAAAAACGTAATTTTGATACATTTAACAATGTAAATGACAGTGTATTATGTGGTAAAAACTCAATGAATGAATACAATAATCTATTTGTACCGGATGGTATGTCAGTATGGGGTATTAGAAAAGCTTTGGCCTTGGAGAAAACAGCCAAAAATCTTGGCATTACCGAACCAAGTAAGATGATAATGTTTGATAATGACCCTGATTATTTAGATGGTATGCGTTCGGTTAATCCTGATTTTACTTTAATTTGTGCTGGTGAACCTTGTGGTGGTAGTTTAGACGTGGAAAATGTTAAATATGCTTTATCTTCTTGGAATGGAAATTAATCTAAAATTATTACTTATAATTATAAGTAATAAATGAACCTTAAGAGATTGATATTATTTAATATTTTTATACCAGTATATACCTTGTTACAGACAGGAACTTTTGGATGGGTTCAACATCATGGTAAGCATATTCATGAAAGAATAAGTAATTTTTATGATATTAAAAATAAACAGGATGATGTGTTATTAAAGGCTGTTAAGAGAGTATCCCAAATGGAGGAAGAAAACGGTAAAAACAGTGATACTGTTATGTTTGAAGCATATCACATGAAAGGAAATAGTGCTTGCGGTTTCATTGGAATCCAAGAACCTGATAAATTTATAGTATTTACGGGACTTGTATTTAAGGAACCAGACATCAGACCAATGGCTTTGTTAGAATTAAAAAATACTTATAATGTAGATACAACATATCTCGTTGGACAAAAATGGTTGTTGGAGTATAATCTTCTATTATAAAATACTTTTTAGAGGATTATGATTCATATTTAAGATAGAATATATCTTAAATATACTATAATTATTGTTTCTATTGATGTAAGGGGATTTATTAAAATAGTTATAATTAACTATTATGTCGTGCCCAAGCCTTACTTTCTTTTCCTGATACTCCCCCATCTTTCTGGTTATCCCAAAATGACCCACTAGATTTTCCTTCAGGTAATACAGCAAACTTATCCCAACTATCAATACGTCCATATGTTGGATCATCACTAAATCCACTTTCCCCTAATTCTCCAGGGTATCCACCCCAGCCACAGAAATTTTTGGAAGCATCACCATCGGCATTACAAGCACACACTAATTCAATAGAATCAACTAATGAATCATGTAACTCATCAGATTGAACAACAAAGAACATACCACCCCTACCCATTTGATTAGAATTACATATGAAAGAATTGGAAGCAGGATAACCACCACCATTCATATCCCCAAAAATTACATATTTTGGAGGTTTTGTCTTGCTTTTAGTTGGGCGTGGTGTAGAAATACCCCATTTTGAGTGATTTCCTACATACCACATTTTACCAAGTTGGGTATATGAACGACTCATTACTCCACCCATTGGATTTGGAATGTCTTTGATAGTAATTGCCATAATTCTTTCAACATTATACTTAGGAGTTATTTCAACACTACCACCATCTCTACCGGAACTACCACCATCTCTGCCGGCGCTCCTGTTGATTTCTTGAACATAACTATAATTTTCCTTTATACGGTTATTTTGTAAACAATATTGGTTAGTACTATTACTGTAATCCAAACCATTACAATAGGATGGCGTTCCGTTCAAATTATCCCACCATGAAGAAACAGACAAATCTGTTTCTAAAAATTGCGCAACAATAGCCCAAGGCGGCCTATGATCCGCAGGAGCTTTAGTGATAACTGCTAAACTATTTGGAATATTGTTAGGTGTTTTATCACACTCATTAGAATCATTACATAAAACAGATTTTACTCCTGTGTAACCAATACCATTGGCAATTTTAGGGAATATTTCCATTTGCGATTCTCCATTTTCATCGTAAATAAAAGAATTTGCATTCTTAAGTTTCTCATTATTTTTACCGTAAGGATTATTTGTGCTTTCTAGACTAGAGCATTGATACATTCCTAATTTTTTACGATTTTCAACAATATAATTTGTATCCAAACCATAACCATAATTAAATCCACTAATTGTATCAAGTGTACAGGTTGGACTTTGTAACCCGCAAATCAGCGCCGTTTTCATCGCATTTAACATGTTTTCCATTGCACTCTGATCTAAACTACAACAGAAAAGATGCTGGGCAAAACTACTATTGTTGTCTAATTGACAACCTAATCTTATATTTTCTCCAATACCAGTTAAAGAAACATCAGGAAACATCGGTATGGATGTGGATAACCAAAAACCATTTTCAGTTGCAGTATCAAAACATAATACACCTTTACTATGGGCACCAGGTTCAGCACAACCAGCACCTTTATGGGGATATATTGTACCTTGCTCTCTACCATCACCAGGCATAGGTTCTTTATAAGGATTCTGTACATCAAAATCTGGAGCCCCATATTTACCAGAATTAGCTGTTCCAACATAACTATCGCCGGCGGCATACATTTGGTCAGACCAAAAAGACCAGTGTGTGTCTTTGTTTCTATAAGAATAGAATAATTGATCTAAAGTTTTTGATACAGGATCATTTGCATTTTGTCCCATAGGATCTAATTTGCTGGCGTTATTTTTATTAAACATTGACTTTTCTTTATCTGACATATCATCAGGGTTAGAATTTTCTACAGTCCTAAAATACCTTAACTTTTGATTGTTAGAATCGGCATATACATAACAAACTGAAGATCCTCTCTTGCCAGCATTAAGAGTAGATGCTAAACCAGCATCTACTTCTGCTGGAGCAGAAGAATTAACAGGGTGTGGGACACAATCTTTATTGTATTGGGATGGCTTACAAGTTTTATTACTTTCTGGAACTTTCGCCCAATCTGGTAAGAAATAACTCATAGTTGAACCAGTATAATTTGTATCACAGTCTGGACCTCTTGCGTAAGGAATAAAATTTGACTGCTGTTGAGGAGTCTTTGCTTTTGTATAGTTTTCTCTATTAGACGAATCAGGATCATATTTCTTAACACAGTTAGAATAGTTACCCTTACCACACAAAGGATGTCCAGTTGGATCATAAAGCACATTATTTGGATACTTGGCTACATTAACAAATGCTAAAATATTTTTATATATATCTTGAATAATAGTCTGTAAAGAATCCAATACTCCTTGAATTTCTTGTTTTGTAGAACCACCTGGTTGTGTTGAAACAATATAATTTGTAATAGTTTTTGATAACTCATCGTTATTTGTCTGAGTACCTATATTATTTTTTGAATTACCAACAAAGCTTTTTACTTCGTTTAATAATATATTATATGTAGTTGGTGTCCACTGAGCAATTTTTTGACCATTATTATCAATTCGAGTAGAATTAAGATTCTGCCAGACATTATTTAATACATCATTACCATTACAATTACAATGCGCACACATATTAACAAATGTATTTTTTGGATCTCCTTCCCCACTTCCAAAAGTAGTTCCCATACCTGTAGAACAATTGGTAAAATCATAAGAAAAACCGTCTAATTTACTATATTTTAAATCATTCATAATAACTTGACCTGAATTTAAACCTAAGAATGAACTTATATCATATGTCTTATTATTGTAGCTTAAAACAGGAGTAATAAGATTTACCGCTTCTACAACTCTTAACCACGCACGCCATGTATTGACAGAGGGAGAAGATTCAGGACCTGTTAAATTCTTGTTCCAACTGGAATTTTCTGGTTCTTTTACTATTACATTAAATTTATTTGCTCCATTTTTTGAACCTGTAGAAGTATTAGATTGTTTAACATTTATAAACGAATAGTCAGAGCCAGAAACAGTCTTCAACCATTTTTCAATTAATCCCTTTAATTCATCCGCACTTAATTTTGAAGTTAATTCTAGTTTGAATGAATGATTCTCTATAGGAGCCCAGTTTTGAATAAACTCTGTACTAGGTTCTACGGTTGCACCTAACCAACCTTTTGTGTAATTTACACCCATTATACCTTCAGGATCATAAACTCCATTTTTCAAAGTATCAACATAATCACCAGGTAATAAGTTAAAATGTTGAATTTGTTCTTGTGACATCATTTTACTAGGTAATTTTATCAGAAACCACCAATCTACTTTGTTTCCAAAACCATCTCGTGCATATAGACCACCGTAATCCTCTGGTTTTTCTAAACCTTTATTAGAATATTTTAATTCTTTTTTAACAGGCCCAGGCCCACTCTTACCACCAGTATTCTTATTGGTTTTAGATACAATAGTTAATATTAATAAAACAAATGTTAAAAATCCACAAGCAATCAAAACTACATTCTTCTTATGACTATTGGGAAAACTTACTAATACTACACCAATTATAACTAATGATAGTAATAATAAAATTAAATATAGCGTTTTCATTTCCAGGTTCTTTTTATAATATAAAATAATTTTATATTATAAAAAAAGAAACTATGACTGATGATAATCCAATAAATAATTCTTCCATCCTAAGCAGAGAAAACCCTATTCCAGGTATTGATTTATTATATTCTGACATATCAGAAACGAATAATAAAACTGACCCTGTTTCTTCCCAAATTCCAAAATATAGTAGAAAACGAACTTATACTCCTTGGAGTAAGAACCCATGCCCTCCCGTTAACGGCAAACAAAGGATAGCAGTTCCTTCTCTACCTCTTTTACAAAGTTCACAGTATTCTGATTCACAACATGGAGAATTTTCTCTATCAAGTGCTTGCGTACCAAGAGAAATTTTACAAACCACTAATGTTTGTAAGAATGTAGATGGTAATATGGATGAAATTAAATGGACAAATGTAGAAGGTGTTTTAGCAGATAAAAACAATAAGTATCCAAAAAAATCAAAAGGCCTCGCAAAGGTAGAATACCAAATTTTAGAAACAATTCCAAATTCTATTGTTAAATCTGGAGCTACTGACCTTGAACCAGGAACTCCTACTTATAATATGACCATTGATGAAGTTAAAAATATGGGACCAGATCCTCAACGTCCTTACCAAACTCACGCAGCTTTTGTCAAAGAATTAGATAATTGTAAAGAATCTTTTAATATGTGCTGTATGTATTTTACTTTCCTATCTCACACATGTCCTATGTGTAATTCGTATACGTGTAATACTGATAATTTAGACCCAGAAACTATGGAAATGCTAAATTTCACAGAAAATGGAGATGATTCTATAGCCTGTAAGAGATGTATGACTTCAGAACATAATGTAGGTTGCTGTACCAAAAGTCAACCAAAAATGTCTTATAGCCAAGGTGAAACAGTTACCGGACAAATTTGGAATCCAACCACAAATGATTTAGTACTACTACCTGATGGACAACCTGACAAATCCAAAACTGATTATAAAGATCCTCTTGGTAGAGGTAATAATGCTTTACAGGAAAAACCCGTATATAATAAAGATGGAACTCAAATCGGTAAAGATTATGTAGGCACCAATCAGATTCCTAACCCAGCTATATGTAGAATGGGTTATACAAGCGAAGGAGCTATTCTTGGCTTCGAAAACTCAGATTTCCGTTGTGATAAGGAACAAGCCGCAACAGGTTGCAAACCTTTAACAGTAGAAGAGAGAGGAGATTGCCAAGATGATAATGATTGTTTGTATGGACCTTGTAATAGAAATGTAAAACCTACTACAACTAAATCCGGACCTAAACCTGTTGGTGTATGCGATGTTAGACCACCGATGAATATTGGTCAAGATCCATTAGATGATGCCGCCGCTCATTTAGAAGATGGTAGTATGATTGGAACTTATAGATTAGCTGGAGTAGGCGTTTTTAATGCTATGATTCGTGCTGTACAAAGAGGTGTTAAAATGAAAATTGTTTTCGGTTGGCCTGCGTTGGCAAACTCATATTTAACTTATGTAAGTCTAATGAAAATTAAATGGGCGGCAAAAGACAAAAATGGCAAAGCCGCACCAGAAAATATTGAGCTAATTCCTTTTAACATATCTACGTATTTTCAAGGTTCCATCAATAATTCCTCTGAATCTCTTATGCAAGTTGTTAAAGACTGTAAAACCGGTAAAAATAAACCTATTTTTACATTACAAGAATTACAATCCCAAACTAAATGTGATAAAAATAAAACTGTGGACCCAGTTTGTAAATCTCCAGGACATAAATGTTATAATGGAAAATGCGAAGATGAAAATATTACAAAAAACGTATTTTCTGGAGCTGCTGGAAAGTCATTCGAACCAGGAGGATATTCAGCTATAGGTATTTTACACAACAAATTATATGTATGGGACGACAAAACATTTTATGTTGGCGCCCAAAATGCTACATTTGATGCTTCAAAAGAAATGGGTATTATGATTCGTAACTGCCCTGCGATGGGACAAGATGCTAATAGAGTATTAAATTCTTACATACACGCATCCTGCCAACTCTTTGCCGGCAAAACTTCAAAGAATTTTGCCGAAAATGCTAAATATAATAAAAAGTTAGGTAAAGATATACTAGGTTCCAATATCTCAACAGATATTAATATAGATACTCCTCTAAAAGCCGTTTTTACACCTACCTCTAGACCCGATAATTTAGATGGTAGACCTAGTTTCACAAGCGACTTTGAAGGAAGTTGCTTCTTGACAAATTGTCCTGCCACCTTTTGTAATCCAACCAACAGAACTTATGATTTAGAAGCACTTTTGTGCGCAATCAATAAATCAGAAAAGTTTTGCTATTTAGAAACATATGATTACATGGAATTTACAAAATTCATGGCATGTCAACAATCATATTGTGGCCCAGATCCTTATACACAATATTCTCCAGCCCAGTTCCACACATGGAACAATGAAAATACATACCAATACCAAACTATTAACCCAGACACGGGTAAACCATACAATAGTATATCAAGTGTGTCGGATCAGGCAGGAATGTTCCAAAAAACAGGTCCACAAGTTCAATTTTTAATTGTTAGAGATGCTTTATACGAAGCAGCCATGCGTGGCGTTACTGTTAGACTAATTGTCGGACACCGTGGAGTTCAACCATGTGGCGATAACGCCGATAAAATTATGCAATTACGCGCTTTAGAAATACATACAAACCAAGATATTCAACGCATAGCTAAAGAGAAAAATATTAAAAATCCTGGAAGTATTCAATTCAAATACTTCGCATTCATGTGTAGTGATAAAAAAGGTGCGTGTTACGGCGCATTCCACTGTAAATGGTTTGTTACCGAAAAATCTTGCGGTTTTTCAACATCTAATTACACAGGAGATTACTTTGCTTTCACTTTTGGTTCTACATTCGTCGTAAATGTCCCAGACGGTCTTAATAGTGTCTTTCCAATGCGTGATGATTTAGTCAATATATTTATAAGAGATTGGAAATCAAGTAAATTAGTAGAAGATGTCGCATGTCAATGTCAAATTATGGGCTGGCCATTAAAAACACTCGCAGCTCCTGATATGTTATCACATTATTTCCTGTCAACACCCAACGGTGGATTATCTTCTACGCAAGTTGAAAGTGTTATGAATATCTTAGGAAAAGATGGTCTAAAAACACCTAAAACAGCTATAGATTTTTGCAACAAAACTTGTTTTAAACAAAACTCTGGAGATCTTCCACTACCTGATAGTTCATGTTTTTCTATCAACAGTGATGAAACTATTTTATTACAAAATTCACCTCCTATTTTCCTTGGGAAAAATTCACATGTAAATAAAGACGGAAAAGTAGTAGAAACTGAAGCATATTTCAAAGAAGGAGATAGTCTAGGAATAATCCTACTAAAAATTTTATTGGTAGTTCTTATTATAGTATTAATATACGTTTTAGTCAGATATTTACTAAGTAATTACAAAAAAGTAATGCCAAAAAAATAATATATTTAATGTTAAAATACATTAAATATAACATGATTAGTGATCCTCACTAATCTAAGATATAAAATCAACTTTATAATTCAAATTGTATATTTAAGGTAAAAAATACCTTAAATATATCATGATTCTTGATTCTGATGATGGGAGGGAGTGGATTCTTCTTGAGAGTGATGAAGAAGAGGAAATTATTGATTATTACTCTGTATTATGTATAGATATTGGTGTAAAACACCTCGGTTTAGCCGCTATGATTTGTGATAAGGAAACTTATGACTTTAGAGAAGTTGTGGGAGTAGATTTAATGGATATTACCACGTTTCCTCATCCTGATGGAGTTGATAAGAAATCATGTTGTCTTAATCACGCAAAAACTTTTGCGGATTGGATGGAACATGTGTTTGTATATTATGATATAATATTTAGTAAAGTAGATAAAATACTAATAGAGAGACAACCTCCAGGAGGTTTTGTTGTTGTTGAGCAATTGATATATTCTCGTTATAGAGATAAGTGTGAACTAATTGCTCCCAACTCCGTACATAAGTTTTTCAAAATAGGTATGTATGATTATGACGAAAGAAAAGAAAAAGTAGAAGAGATTGCTAGGAAGAAAATTAGTAATCCAACTGTTCTTGCTGAGTTTGAATCATTTGAAAGAAAACATGATATGGCAGATGCTATTTGTTTTGGTATTTTTTGGCTTTCTAAACAACATACACAGTATCTTGATGAAGAGAATATAAAGAGGTTAAAGCGTATGGCTATATCAACTGGTGGAAGAGTCCCAGTAGGGATAAATTTCGCAGATTGGTTGAAACAGTTTGAGTATAGACCAAAGAAGCGTAGTAAAATAAAATAATTATATTTATTATAATAAATATAAAATGTCAAAAAATATGGCTATAGACGAGGATGGTAATATTATATGGTGTAATTGGAGAAAACCACTTAACGCTTCTAGTTTTGTGAGGGACAATCATTTTAGTGCCGAATGGCAAGGTTGTAGTAACACGGCACTTCAATCAGTTCCTTCTGGAGTTTGTGACAGATTATTTGATCCAGAACGTTTAAAATTGTGTAAAGGAAGCATAATTGGTGGAGGTCAAGGTACGTTGGGTGGGGCAGCAATTGGTGGTGGATTAGGGGGAGTGCCAGGTGCCATTGCAGGTACTATTGGTGGTACCATAGGTGTTCCTGCGGTCAATTCAGTTATGAATAGAGAAGCTTGTACAGCAAAGACAACACTTGATTGGTTTGGGCATGGTGCAGATGCTTATTGTGCTGTACCTGGAGCATTACATAATAATCTAAGTCCTGAAATTGCGCGTAAATTTGGTATTAGTTGTATGACTGATGATGGTGTAGAAAGAACTCCAACTAATAGTTGTTATGATATCAAAAATAAAAATTTATGTAACAGGAGTTGGACTACAAGCAAATATAACGACAACAATCGCGACGGAGACGATAAAGTAGGGCAAGGTAAGGAAAGACCATATATGCCATGTACATGGAATGAATCGCTTATAGGTTCAGATATCTGTGAAATTGATACATCGGGAACTCCTTGTAGATTTGATGAAAGTATAATGATTGAAAATAATGATTCTAACTTTTCATGGTTGAAAAATTCTGCACCGCCTGGAGAAACTTATACAGCTTGCGATTATAATGAAGACAAATATAATGGTATTTATGATCCTGAATGTCCACCAATAAGCAACCCTCCTGCTCCGATACTTTCCCGACAAAAATATGATTTTGAGCCAGGTACGCAAGTCATTTACTGTGGGAAAAATAATAATTATGTTAAATGTTCTGACGATCCTAAGAAAGTAGACGCCTTAATAGAAGGCGATGAAAGTGAATTAGCCACATGTCCTCAAGGATACGTTGAAGTCAAGATTACAGAAGACCTTGAACAGGATGATGATTGTGTGGGTCTTGATATAATGGGTGTTGGATGGCCATGTAGATATAGAGAGTGTCAAAAAGAATTGTAATTTAATATAGTTTACATATTAAATTATCAGGGTTTTCGCTGACATTCATTCTGATTATAGATATTCCATTGATTACATTTGGGATTGTGGAAACGAGATTTTTATAACTACAATAAACTTATTTTTCCCTAACCCCAAGGGTTAGGGAAACTACTCCTCGTATTGGGGTCGAACCAATGACCTCACGGTTAACAGCCGTGCGCTCTAACCAACTGAGCTAACGAGGACTACTTCTATATTATAGATTTAATATCTTTAAATTAATAAAAAATGAATCAATACGAAACTATTAATCACACCTCCAAACACATCCCCATGGTTAAATCTTCAGGAAGACCATGGCAACCAGTAGATTGCTCCGGACCAGACTTTGCTGGCATAAAATGTAGAGGAAATGCTTTTACCAAAAATTCATCCAATGATTGTCTAGCACCAACATGTAGATGTAATTTAGTAGGAGGCACCGAATGCGGAACATACCAAGGAGTAAACCTATTCTGTGAACCTCAAGGCGCACCTTGGGACAGCTACTACTGGGACGATGTTTCAAATAACCAAGGTGTTTGCCAGTAATTTATATACAAGACTTGATATTACAACAACCCTTCTTACAAAGTGGATTGCCATAATAATCCTTACCCTTGAAATAATTTGGGTCAATAGCCCTTGTCCTACTGTAACCACCTCCTCCGACCCTACAAGCAAACCAGTTAGGCCAAGTACCGTCATAATCTGGTGCTTCAAAATCTTTTAACAAATTATTCTTCCTAGCATTATCACAATCCGCCTTAGTACATATCCCACAACCCTTATTTTGAATGCCATCCAAATAAGTATATGGATGACCGGTTCCAAAACCATTTAAACATCTCTTCAAACTTTTCTGAGCCAAACCACCCACCTCTTCAAGATAATCAGAAGGCAAAGTTTCATAACCCTTACACTTGTATTGCATCTCATTACACGTGTCATGACCATAACGAGCATCACATCCCTGTAAAACATACCAAGGTCCTGGAACAGCAGGATTATACTTCTTACAACCCGTATTTTGAATACAACTCTCTAGATTCGTGTATTCACCACCATTTGGAGCCTCACGACAAGTACAACTATAATCATCCGTGTTATACACAGGCTTAAACATCTTTTGCTTCTGACATCCCGTTGAAGCTACACACATTTCCATACTATCATACTTACCTTCACGTCCTGGACGTGGATGAACTACTTGACACTGACAGGGATCTACATCATAATTTGGAGAATATTTATTTGCCATTTTATTATAATTATTATAATAAAATGATTGATAAAAATTTATACAAAAAATATGTACGACCAAACCTTAAAAACTTTGAAGTCCAAGAATATAATGATTTTTTAACAGCAGAATCAAGGCAACTTAACCCTAAATACCTCCAATACATCAAAAAACATGGTCTATACATATCACTAACAACATCACCCGTTAGACTCAAAAAAATAGGAGTTACCCTAAGCATTATCCTATCAATTCCATATATTAAGAAAATATATATTAATATTCCAGAATTATACAGAAATAAAGAGAAATACTTAATCAAAGATATAAAATTTATACAGGAAATGTCCCCACTAATTCAATTCAGAAGAATTAAAAACGATATTGGACCCATAACAAAAATCCTACCAACTATTAAAGCTACTAGAGACCCAAATTCTATCATCATCAGCGTTGACGACGACATCGGTTATCCTGTTTCCCTTATCATTGAACTTATTTACTGCTCGATCAGATACCCAGACACAATATGGACTGGTTCAGGTTTCATCTGGGAAGAATTTGAAGGAACAGAAGACTTTAACCGCAAAAAATGGCCCATCAGAAAACCTAGATGGACACAAGTTGATGTAGTTGAAGGTTGGGGTGCTATTGCCTACAAAAAACGCCTCGTCAACATTCCATTACTAGAAAAACTCAACAAACTCGACCTAAACTGTAAACTATCAGATGACTTAACAATCAGCTATGCATTCGCCGAAAAAGGAATTAAAATGAGACAAATTAATACAAAATATTACAATGAAGACTCAACGTTATTACCATTTGATTACGGACTTCAAGAGGACGCTTTACATCGTGGAGCTGGCCTCGGACAAGAATTAGAAAACGCCAATATTGTAAAATATGTTAAGTGTCTAGACATCATAAACAATTACATGAGTAAGTCTAAACGTAAGTCTAAACGTAAGTCTAAACGTAAGTCTAAACGTAAGTCTAAACGTAAGTCTAAACGTAAGTCTAAACGTAAGTCTAAACGTTAAAAATCATTCCTAACACTTTCAGCAGGAACAGCATCACTCAACTTAGAAGAACGCCTAGGAAACTCATTACACGTTAATTTATTAGAATCAAACTCAGGTTTTAACTCAGGTTCAATATAAAATTCACAGGGACTAACATCACCCTCAACTACTATCTCCGTAGTATTCTTAGGTTCTGAAAAATCATTTGGAGGAATTTTCACAACCACCAAATTACCATCTGGATTTACAAAACTCTCCTCTTCTCCGTTACCACAAAAATCGTAAAAACATTCCATCATTTATGTTTAGAAAAGAATATTTTATATCTACTTTCCAAACAATCCAGAAACATCTTCAACCTCTATAACACTAAATTCCTCTATCAACTTATCCAAATAACTCGGTTCCTTCATCAACGGAATCTGCAACAAATACACATCATAATAACCCTTATTCGTCGTATATATCTCCTTCTTCTCCATATTTATTACCCCATCACGACCTATCAAATATATTATCCTATACTCGCCCAAACTCAACTTATACTTACGATACTGCTCGTCACAAAAATCCTTCAAACCCAACTTACACTCAAAGATAGTATTTGTCGATATATTCAAAAAATCAAATATACAGTTCTGATACTTAAACTGAGCACCCAAATCCTCCCCATACCTATCCTTCAATACACCCTCCCACCACTTCTCCTGCTCCTCAGAACGCTCCTTCGCTATCAAAAACGACTTAGCACCCTTATACTCCAAACCACCCTCTTCCTTTATCCTCTCAACTATATATGGTATATTAGGCAACTCATAAGTAGCCAAGAAAACCTTAAACTCACCACGAGGAATACCACAGGTCGTCTCAAAACGCTTCAACCAATTACTTGGCGCCTTAATATCATAAGGATTCTCCTCGTCATTCTCCAATCTATCGTATATCTTATTACGCAAATCATCTATCATTCCCAAATAATAAGAATAACAAATCTTCTCTCCCTCCGTCAGAGGCAACGAAACCTCATCAGGACGATTCAAATTAAAATATTCGTAATCATTCAAAAATTCCCCAGTAGATTCAAAACCTTTCAAAAAATAATCCTTAGGATTATACTCCTTTATCCTATTATACAAATACTCATAACTATTCTCAAACCATTCCTCACCCAACAACCACTTACAATAGTCACGGTCCTTCAAGATATGTTCCAAAGTAAATCCCTTGTATTTACCAAAAGTTATACTCTCTGTAGTCAACATTTATTTATATTTCGTAAGATTTTATATCATATTAAAATTATCGATTTAATTCCAAAATTCATTATTTTTAAAGAACAAAACCACCTTCCAAAAAGGCGATTTTCAAAGTTCTAAAGGGTGATATATTTAAAAAATAATATATCACACTATTCATAAAATGGAACAATATTCTAAAGAAAGAAAACCAATGATTATTACTTCTAAACCACGATGTAACAATTGTTTTAAAATTTTACCATTAAATGAAATATGGTTTTTTATGGAAGATAAACACTTCTGCTCTCATAAGTGTAGAGATATACACTCAATGACCAAAGTTAAAATTCAAAACCTTAAGATAAGTGAAACTACTCACAAAAAAACTTATACTCCTCAGGAATCTCTTTCACCCAACCATTCTCATTCAACAACTTCAACCCAGCCTCAGCAGCCTTTTGCTCAGCATCAGCCTTCTTAGCTGCTTTACCTTCACCCATAAACTGCCAATCACTAGGAGCCTCCTCCACTACCACATCCTTATCAGTTCCAACAATCTTACGCTTAATAACCTGTTTATTACGAGAGGTAGTAGGTATCATATACACTTGAGATATAGCCAACATATCATCACGGTTGTTTACAAACGCCCAAGATCCAAGCTTAGACTTGTACAAATCAAACAACTCCTTCAAACGAGTCTTAGCATCATACAAATCCTCATACCGCAACGACATCGGAATCTCGTCAAATATACTAGACAAAATATCATACACTATAGCATATCCTACACCCGGACGAAACGCCTTATCCAACAAATACTCGGTACAACCAAAAAATGACTCCACACAATCCTCCAACTTATCTTTCTTCTTACGCAACCTATCATCCTCGCTCGCAGAGATATAAGGCCAAAATCCCAATCTTTCTCCAATGTCAGAGAAAGATTGCCGTGCTCCATAATTAATACGCAAACGAGCAACTACCTTTACCCCCTGTGGACAATCCAACTGAGGAAATCGCCTATAGGCATACCATACTATAAACTTATTCGCAGACACATCACCAAGCTGCTCAAATATCTCATAGTTTTCATCTGGATTAGCCGAAGCAGCCGTAAATGCCTGACCATATACTTTCATACTCTCATCAGTCGTTAGTAAATCAATATATTTAGCCTTCAATTTGCCCCTCTCCAAGAGACCACGAATTAGATCTCTAAAAGACTCATCGCGTAAGCCTAAATATACAACCGGTTCTTCCTGTGTTTCCGAATACATTTCTATTTATTACTACCAACACTCTTTATATTTTCATTTTCATTTTGTAAATTATAATTTATTTATATATTATAAATGCCACCAAAAAGAATTCCTTACAAAACTGTAGAACATGGTTCAAAAGAATACACTGAAAATTGCCCTCCTATGCCAAAGAGATTGGCTAGAATTAGAACACCCAAGAGATGTGTTAAACATCCAATTACTGGAAAATATAAAATAGTTACCGACGCCGCCGCAAAGGCCGGAATTATTAAATCACCTAAGAAATCCCGTAGAAAGTCCCGTAGAAAGTCCCGTAAGGGCTCCCGTAAGAAGTCCCGTAAGAAGTCCCGTAGAAAGTCCCGTAAGGGCTCCCGTAAGAAGTCCCGTAAGAAGTCCCGTAGAAAGTCGCGTAAGGGCTCCCGTAAGAAGTCGCGTAGAAAGTCGCGTAAGGGCTCCCGTAGAAAGTCCCGTAGAAAGTCCCGTAGAAAGTCCCGTAAGGGCTCCCGTAAGAAGTCCCGTAAGGCAACAAAAAAATTTAAAAAACGTAGTTCGGCCCCAGCCGGTTGGGTACGTGCAACTCGTGGCTTAAGACCAGGTGGCGCTTCAAAAACAATGAGAATATATGTCCGTGACATGACGGGGGCTATTCTCGGCGGAGGTGAATACAATGTTAATACCGATATTCGCGTCATTAGAGAAGACCTTGAACAACACGGAGTATCTCGTTATACAGCTACTACCGGACAACTAATGTATAACGGTGAAATTGTAAGCTACTCTCAAAGTGATAAAAGAATTGGTTCCTATGCTGGACGTATGGATTGGCAACCAAATGATAATGGTGTTATTATCTTAGATTTAATGCCCAGTATCGTAGATATCTTAGTTAATGCTGTTAACACACATATAACAAATAATCACCAACAATTCATAAATCTTATTAGTAGAAGACGCCAAAATGCGCCCGAAAATGACCGTATATTGAATCTAGCAAATTGGAATGAACTATGTGGTCCAGTAATGGGTTATTTATTTGGTATCAGAGGCCAACAAAATAATAATCCAGGCATGTGTGTTGATATAGTTGCGGCAAGTCTAGGCACTACTCAACAACAATTATTAAATGATTTAAATGAAAGAGAGATGGATGCTGTTAGAGAATATAAGAATCGTGTCAAGAGTATATGTAATTCTTTTAGATTTAAAGCTATGATTCGCTCACAATTACCTGATAATCTTCTACAGCAACTACGTGTTACCATGAGAGGTGCCGGTAGAGCCGCAGATTACTATCCTTAATCTATTTATTATTTCACCCAATAATAATAAATGATAGAAGCAGAAGAAGAATGTAGCATATGTCTCTCTCCATTACTAAACGAACCCCAATTAACAATGGAATGTTCCCATAAATATCATAAAAATTGCATCACAACATGGTTGAAAAGACAAACAACATGCCCATTATGCCACGAAAACAAAAAACTCATACCACAACCACCATCCCCAAAACAAAAAACATCCTGTTGTAAATGTATAATTTCGTAATTTCAAAACAAACTTAAGACAATAATTACTCCAATAAAAATAATGGGTCTCACACTAACTCGTCCTAAGAAGGAACCTGAACCATCTATCTATGACAGTTCCCTCATCGTTAACAGCTACGAATATAACTATGTAGTCCAAAAACTACGCACATTCTTCCTCAACAAGGGTTTTACCGAAGCACACCCACAAAATCGCCTCAGTATCCTTGCCGCATGCGAAGATCCATGGACCGTAGCATCGTTTAATTATGATAACAAGGTATGGCCTCTTCCCCAAACCGGTCAAATGTGGCTTGAATATGAACTCCTCAAGAACCCAAAGGCCAAAGGATTCTTCTGCCAATCCACCAGCTACCGCCAAGAACCCAAACCAGTTGAAGGTCGCCATGACCTCATCTTCCCACTCTTTGAATTTGAACTCCATGGTGATATGAACGAACTATCCAAGATGGAAGAAGAACTACTTGAATACCTCGGCTACCCAAAACACAATTTTACCCACGGAGATTACAACGAAATCGCAGAAAAGTACAACGTAAAAGAACTAGAACACAAACACGAAGAAGCACTAAACGAAGACTACTCTCCAACATACTTCCTCTGTAATTTCCCAGAACACACCGACCCCTTCTGGAACATGAAACGCGATTCTACAACCAACCTCGCTAACAAGATTGACGTTATCCTATCCGGTCAAGAAACTATCGGATCGGCCGAACGCGAAACTGATAAACAAGCTATGAGGGACCGCTTCAACACAATCTCCGGTGGCAAATACAAGAAGAAACTCTATGACCTATTCGGCAAAGACCGTACAGACAAGGAAATTGAAGATTACCTCAAGTTTGACTTCTTCACTCGCTCCGGTGGAGGTATTGGCATCACCCGCCTCATTCGTAGCATGAAGAAACAAGGACTCATCCCACCCGATCCCACCATCCCAAAAGACACCAACCCAGAAAATATCGTCTAAATTAAGTTTTTATTTCAAACAAAATAAAAACAAGACTTAAAAAAATAGAACATTATATATAGGAAAGGGAAAGGAAAGGGTTTGTTCCTGTAGCTCAGTGGTTAGAGCGTGGGTCTTATGAGCCCAAGGTCGTGGGTTCGAAACCCACCAGGAACACTTAACCTTTTTGGTTAAGTGTTCCAATGCCTCCATAGCTCAGTGGTAGAGCGTGCGCTTAGTAAGCGTAAGGTCGGTGGTTCGAAACCGCCTGGAGGCTTTTGAATACCATATCAACAGATATGGTCTTTACTCATCCTGTGTATCTAAAAACCACTTCGTTATTATATACTTCTTACCTTGCTTTACCGGACGACCCGTATGAAGCGTATCCTCATCAACCTCACCATCCTTATCCAAATTACCCCAAACAACAGCCATTCCCCTCTTAGGATGTAATACCTCCTTCAAATTTATAAACTCAGTCTCACCACCCTCATCAACATCATTCAAATAAATCATAAACGTCCAAGTCCGCTGACCATTCTTCAACAACTCATCATCATGACCAACATGAAAATAATCATAATGAGCCTTAAACTCATTACCCTTATCATAAAACTGAACCTGTGACGACTCAGAACACTTCTCATCCAAACCCAACGTCTTACATATACGATCATCAACAACCTTCTCCAACTTACTCTTACCATTAAAATACCCCGTCTTACTTGTACGAAAATAAGGGTCATTAGGGTCCGCCCTAGTCACATTTGACGGAGTTAAACTATTCTTCATATTCTTAATCAACTCAGAACACTCAGAAGAACTCAAGAAATTAGGCAACAAATATAAAGGAGTTTTACTATTACCTTTTACTATAACATCCTTAAAACCACGAAGTCTCTCATCCTGAGGTAAACGATCACGACCTATGTATACTCTCTTGGGATTATGAACAAAACTCTGCTTACTAAAATGTATCACACTAAACAACAAAATTACTCCTAACAAAACGATTATCCACTTTTGACAAGTTCTCATATCCTTTATTATTTAAAATATTAATATTTATCATTAAAATGGATAATCTTGACCTCAAAACTATTATACCACTATTACAACAATTCGGTATCAGCCCCGACAAGATAGGACCAGAAAAACTCAACAAACTCATGGCCCTATCACAACACATCAAAGACCCATCAAAAATCACCCCAGAACTATCCAACCAAATCATCAACTCTCTAGGAATCAACTTAGCAGGACCAAAACCACAGAAAACAACCACAGAGAAGAAAATACCCAGGAATGATCCATGTCCATGTGGATCTTCTTTAAAATATAAAAAATGTTGCGGAAAATAAATGACAAGAACAAATCAAACTCCCCGCCCAGGTGTAGCGCGCCTTCGCTGTTACGAAAAACAAACTACAGCAAAATATCTTAACAGACCAAGTCCTCCTTATCCCGCAGCCGATTGTATTGCGGGTCATGAAGAAACAGGAAATGATGGTAATACTTGGTATATTATGAAAAACAAAAATGGAGTTGGAAGATGGGTTAATGAGGCTACATTTTTGGGAGATAATAAACGCAACCAATCCCGTAGGAAGTCGGTAAAGTCCCGTAGAAAGTCGGTAAAGTCCCGTAGAAAGTCAAGAAAGTCCCGTAGAAAGTCAAGAAAGTCCCGTAGAAAGTCAAGAAAGTCCCGTAGGAAGTCAAGGAAGTCTCGTAGGAAGTCAAGAAAGTCTCGTAGGAAGTCTCGTAGGAAGTCTCGTAGAAAGTCAAGAAAGTCTCGTAGAAAGTCAAGGAAGTCTCGTAGGAAGTCTCGTAGAAAGTCAAGGAAGTCTCGTAGAAAGTCTCGTAGAAAGTCAAGGAAGTCTCGTAGAAAGTCAAGAAAGTCCCGTAGGAAATCTAAGAGAAGGAAATCAAGAAAATAAATGATACAACACAAACCTTGGTGGAACAAGAAATGGAATAAAGTATGTGGAATTACCCACGCACGGATTCGTCCTGGTAAAAATAAGAATGGAGTTCCACATGTAATCCATCTACCATGTTCCCATGCGTTTTACACAAATGCTTTGCTGGAATGGATGAGTCAACATCCTGAGAGTAATCATTCAACATGTCCCTATTGTAGAAAAGAATTTACATTACAAACACTGATTGATACAATTTAAAAATTTTATATTAATACCCCCTAGAAGACCAACGCGAAGACCAAGTTGCCGAAGCCCTCGATAACGACGATGTTTCAGACATAGATGATCCACTCGCCAGAGAACTATTCGCAGACGACCAATCAATTGATGAAAACCAAGACTAAACTAATTATACATAAATTATATCTACGTAGATATAATTTTATACAAAAATTTATTCCAACATTTTCTCAAAACTAACCCTATCCATAACAGAGATATTCCGAGCCATCATACCAAGTTTCAACTTACCAGAAAAATGCTCTATAAAATCCAAAGGTTCACGTGTAACCAAATAACCATCATTCTTAACATGAACTGACTCTGAAAATACAGCTCCCTTCTGCTCTAATGTTGTTCGCAAAGATTCATCATAAAAACCACTAAATATAACAGACTTTCCATACAAATTTAACATTTTATTCCACCATTACTTACAAACATTTTATTTAATTCATTTTATTTTGTATGATTTCTTAATTTTTATACACAACTATTAGTGAAAATGTGGTCTACACCTTCATGTCTTTCAAATTTATAACCACGCTGAGTCATAAATTCTTCCATCTCTTTTTCCTTATCTTTATCATTATTTGTTTCTATTGTAGCATATTTAACACAATATTTATCAAAGGGAAAGCTTTCAAGTATATCCATCTCAGCCCCTTCTACATCAAGACTCATATAATCTATAGTAGATGGTAAATTAGCTTCAGCAAATACATCTTCCGGTGTACGAACTTGTACTTTCTTCATTTCAAAGCCTCCCACCTTGTCTTTCCACATTTTATTATCATCTGTAGTAGCAAACTTGTCTAAACCAGCTAACCCAGAATGCTCTCCATTATCACCATACCTAAAATCTGCTTCACCGGGCTCTGAACCCAATGCGACATAAAATTTCTGACAAGACCTATCTTCCATATGATCCATAAATGGATCTATACATACACCAGACCAACCATATTCTTGATCCATTAATACAGTATTATTACCGCTCTCTCCATCATGTACTCCTATTTCTAAATATGTACCATCCCTTTTATGATTATGGTATTCTAATGCCCATAAATCTTACCCAAATTGTGCTCGTGATTTAGGAAGAGGTTTTTAATACCTCTCTACACATTTAGGTACCAAATCATGAACATATGTAATTTTACGATATTGACTCATTTATTAATATAATTATTTATTTTACAAAATTGGTTCCAAATAACAACAACCCAAACTTTGATTTTGCTCCATTGATGGATAACATTGGTCTACAGCCTAAACTATTACAATTAACTTTATCACATGCAGGCTTACCTAAGGCACAACCAGGTACACCAGCTGGAAGAGATGGACACAACGGGTCCAAGAAAGGCGCATGCGCCTTCTTAACATTTGCGCACCTTTGAGGTTGATGAACACATAAATCTGCTGTACGATTTACACCCCAAGTACAATCTGCTTCAGCTTCACAGGATGCTTGTGTATTTCTACGACATTGAGGAGGAACTTCAGCAGTCGGATTACTCGTTAAAAAGCAAGTATTTGGCAATTCTGCCTGTGATGTTGTCATTACAGAACCAAAAGGACAAACATTTAAATTGTTATGTTTAGCAGGCGTGTTTCTTGTCATACTCCAGTTCAATCCAAATTGATGAAGAAAATTAAGAATATTCACACTCATATCAGACGAAGGATTGTATACAAAACCTGGATATAATGTTGAACCATACTTCGCTATAAAATCAGCTAACAGACGAACTTCTTCGTCGTATACTCCACCAAACAATATTTCCCTTACTTGATATTGCGCTCTCGCTTGGGAAACAGTATTATCAACTCTATTACCTTCTCCCACAACATAATAATTTCTAACCAACCCCAATATATAAGCAATAATAGGAAGTTGAATCATAGCTGCGTAATCCATAGCGGCAGCTCCTCCACTAGGTAAATCACGACCCATAATATTAGGAAATGCCGTCGTAATATTTGGCATACAGACACCAGTATCAGAATCAGAATCAATACCCCAAGTACATCTACCTGGTACCGTTTGATCAAAACTTTTACTACTGTTTGGACAATCAGAATCCTCCTGACAAGCTACAGAACATATACTATGCGTATTAGATGACCCAGATTCCGTCCAAGTAAAGACGCTTTGTTCAGAACCGTTTGGGTCAGGAGCACCCGTGTGTGGATTAATCATTGTATTTGGACAATTATTAACATTAAAATAGGGAGAATCATAACTTCTGTTTCTAACAGGAGTAGAATTTGTTCTTTCTGGTGGTGGTGGTGGCATTTATTAATAGATTTTTTATTTTGTATTACAAAATAAAATGCCAAGAAAATACATTAGACTTACAACCCTACTACTTATCATACTCAACCAAGGCGTAGACATAGAAATTGAAGACAGACACGCAATAGGACAAAATACATACATGACCAGAAACCACGCCGAAATACAAGGCTTTTGGAACAGAGCAGATAACTGCCTATGGGACGCACAAATACTCGGATACGACCACCAACTACCCTACGGAAACATATACTATACATACCACCTCTTAGGATATATTGAAATGCCAAACAGAAACCACAAAATTTTACTCAAACTACACGGCGTTAGGGGGTGGTCCCGTAGTAAATTCCTAAGGGATACACACCGATATATAAGGGAATATGAAAAGAAAAACCGAATCAGAGGAAACCTCATCCTTCTATAAATTTAAAAATCTATTATCCAATAATAAAATGACTAACAACACCATTTGGTCCACCAACCTATTTGACTGCTGTAATACCGAAACACTATCAGCATGCTGTTGCCTACCATTCGCAACACTCACAACCACTCAACAACAATTCCAAAACCCAAAAATTACAACATCAACTTGCTGCGCAATATCAGCACCACTATTAATATACAACCTATACCCACAAATCGCATTCATATCATACAATATCATACTCACCACAATGATTTCAACCCTTAGAAACACCGTTAGAGAACAAGATGGAATTACATCAGACCAAACATGCACCGACCCCTTCTACGACGTATTCGTCACCGCCGTCTGCCCACACCTATCCCTCGCTCAAACCATGAGACAACAAAAATTCTCCAAAGAACAAACATACAAAATCATCGTTGAATACGACGTTCCCAAAAAACAAGAAATCACAAGAGAATAATTAGAGAATAATTAACTCAGTTTCTTAACATATTCCTTATAATTCTTCAAAAACAAATACTTTTCTTTGTTGAAAACACAAATCAAAATAGCATTCATTTTTAATAAAATATTATATTTTATTAAACTAAAATGGCTTCTCCTATCGCTGGAAACGAATCTTTCACAAACGTAGAAAATGTTGCTGGACAACTTAAAGTTCTTGATGTTAACAACCTTACATCATTCAATCTAACTGTTGAAAATGCCACAGTAGACCCCGCTGCTGTTTACTCCGACTTAGCCCCAACTTGGGAAGGTTTAACACCCGTTCTCGCTGTTGCTACCGGAGCTACCCTCGCCGACAATAGTCTTAACGCTATTAATTTTCCCAACGGCGGCGCCAACGTATCTGTTACTCTACCTTCCGCAACGGTTGGTAATGTCTGTGTTTTAGTTCAATCTGTAGCCTTAAATGGCGGCGCTACTGATAATCTTATCATTAACGCCGTCAGTGGAGATGTTTTTGCTACAGGAAGTATTCTACAAAGCACCGCCGCAGGCGTTCTTGCTCTCCCCACAGCCGCTAACGGCACCGACGACATTCTTACATACGCCGCCTCCACCACCGCCGCCAACAACATTTGGAATTTAGGCGCCAAGCTTTACTTTAGTTGCACAACTGAAGGTATATGGCATATTAATGATGAACAAGTCACGGATGTCATCGGCACCGCCCAAGGCACATGGACTTTCAGTTCGTAAGTAGTGCTATATAAATTATTTTATAATATTTTAAAGAGTAAAAAATATTATATTTTATTAAACTAAAATGGCTTCTCCTATCGCTGGAAACGAATCTTTTACCACTGTAGAAAACTCTGTTGGTCAACTTGATAGACTTAATGTCGCAGATGTTCGCGCATTTGATCTAACTACACAAAACTTACTAATTGAAGATAACGCAAGAATTTCAAGTCTTAAACCTAGCTTAGAAGGTCTTTCTGCTGCCGAAGACGCAAACGAGGCTGACACGCCTATCACCCTTACGGGTGTTAATAACATTGTTCTAAGTGACTTTAACGGCGCCGCCACCACTATAGTCAATCTTCCCGCAGCAACAGAAAATGCTACAGTTGTTCTACTATTTACTACCGGTAACACCGATGTTAACACCCTAACAATAAATTGTGCTTCGGGTGAAGAATTTTTAGCAGGAACTACCCTTAAATCGGCGGGTGTAACTGTTGTTCAATCTACAGCAGGTGATAATAGACTTGTGTACACACCTGGTACCACAGCTGCCAATCTTGTTAATATGGGTACAAGACTTTATTTCTTGTGCACTAACGCTGGAGTTTGGCGTATGAACTCTAGTTTCAATTGTGGTGAGACCACCGCTGCCGGTGCGTTTGTATTTAGCACTGTATAAATTATTTAATAATATTTTTACGATTAAAAATATTATATTTTATTAAACTAAAATGGCTTCTCCTATCGCTGGAAACGAATCTTTCAGAAACGTAGAAAACGTAACCGCATCTGGTGCAGAAACGGCACTCGATTCATTAAATGTTTCGCAACTTAATGCCAATACTGTAACCACCGAAAATAACCTTGACATTACCACAACCTTACTTTCAAATGTTAAACCTTCTTTAGAAGGTCTACCAGTTACTACACACACTGGTCAACCCGCTCCAAATTACGTTGAGGGTATCAATGTTTCCGATTATAATGGTTCCGCCGACGTTGGCGCCCGCTCTGTTCAATTACCTGCTGCTACTGTTGGAAAAGTAGTTGTTCACTTACAAGCTGGTGCTATCAGTTCCAACAGCGCCGCTCTAGAATTTGACACTCTAAAAACTGCTGGTGATTATTTTGCGCCTGGCACTAATCTCGAAAGTCGCACGGGCGACGGCGCGGGCACGGCTCCTGTTATTTTTTCGTCCTCGGCTGCCACTACTCCTTACTCGCAAGATCTTAATTATTTAGGTAATGCCAATAGTACTTTAGGTGCCGGAGCGTTGATTTATTTCTGGTGCACAAAACAAGGTGAATGGCACGTTGCGCACGATTTGGCGTCGGCGATCGGTGTCACCACCGGTGTATTTACTTTCTCGTAAACTTGGATTCTAATCTTCCCTAATATTGTATTTTTATAAACAAAAATACAATAAAATCTCATAATAACTTTCATAATAACTTTCATATCAATCCATATCAGCTATCGCAATCTTCTCCTCCCTCCCATCAGGATAAGTACGAATTATGATCATCGGAATCTTCCTCTGCTCCAACTCCGCCTCAGCTATCTCCAACGCATCGGTCATACCAGTAATATCAATAGTCGGTGGAGCACCACTTGCTATCTGCGTAGCACGGGCACCAACAACACGAACACGTTCGTATTTCGTAAGTTTCGGCATCTTCTAATTTTTCATCCAGACATTCCCAAAAAGTTCAATTACAAATTTACACCCTACTCTACTCAATTACCTTAGAACATATCACACCCTCACTAACACCCTTCACATACTTTCCACCCACCGCGGCAGCGGCCGTAGGAACATTCGTCAAACCAATTCAACACTCAAACTTCAACACACCACCCTCTATAGCATCATCAACAACCTTCTTCACCCCAGGAAATACATCATAATCATCAAAAATTATATACTTCAAATCCTTAAAATACTCTAACGACTTATCCAAATCAGACTTACATTTATCATACTCGTGATACGCATCAATAAACACAACATTCACATCCCGAGGAATATTATCCCAATCAGAATTATACAAATCACACTTGATATAATCTATATTCCTAAACTTATTGTTATACTCCTGATTCTCCTCCAAAAACCATCATTAATATCAACCGCATACACATAATTAAATAATTGAGCTAAAAACCGAGTGGTATACCCTTTATAAGCTCCTAATTCGGCGATTTTTAAGCTGGTTTTGTTCTTGAAGAAACGGTAAATTCCATCTCGCATCGTATTTGAAATCGTCCAAATGTCATCTTCAATATCTATCAAAGTGTTCAGCAAACTCTCTCATTTTATTATAATAGTTTAAAACTTTATATTCTTATATTAAACAATGACAGACCTTAAAACACCACAAGAACTTTTGGAAGATTTTCTTCATACCCGTAAGGGTGTATATTACTCCCCAGTCACCCTAGCTAATCGCCTAGGCATGAAGCGCCGAGCCGTTTCCGCGATTTGTTTTAAGAGTAATAGAATCCAGAAACTAAAAGATGGTAATCTCGCTGGAACTGGGTGTGATAAAATTAACCTATTTTACGTATAAAATTTGAATTTGATTTTTCTAAAAGATTTCTCTACTAAAATTGAGATTTAATCCATTCTATCTAAGTAATAAATAGAATGGAATATCCAGCTCTCGTAGTATATTATAGCATGTGTCTTATTTCAGCAAAAGCCATTACTAAAACATGGAGATGTAGGCTACGACTAAAACAACGAGAAAAATATACACTAGAACAAATGCTTAACATGGTCAACCCAAATGACAAACAAGCCGTTCTAAAAGACTACTGTTCCCTAGAAATTATCAAGAAAGATAAAATGGAAAAAACACTAAGAAACACTAATCGCATTGAACTTGTTAAAATAACCAAAAAATTAGACATACCGGAAGATATGAACCGAGAAATACTATCATTCACCTATTGGAAAATATCACACTAAATAAATCCATGTTTATTTATCTAAATCCCAAGATTTAGATAAAAATATGTCAAACGAACTCACAGAATTCATGGAAAACTTTCTCAAAACAGAGATCGATAAATCTGTTAAAGAAATGTTACCACCGACACTAACTGGAAAATTCCAAGAACTCATGGCAGATCAAATATCAAAACAAGTCATTGACTCATGGAAGTCAAACAACAATACCAAGAAAATAGAAGAAATCTCACAAAAGTCCCAACCTAAGTCCCAACCTAAGTCCCAACCTAAGTCCCAACCTAAGTCCCAACCTAAGTCCCAACCTAAGTCCCAACCTAAGTCCCAACCTAAGATTAAAAACACACCTTTTGACAGGTTTAAACAAGAAATAATAGAAGAATGTAATTGTCCAGTGGATGATGAAATACTAGAAATTATAAAAATATCTTGGAATGAACTAACAAATGAAGAAAAGTTAAAATACAAATAAGAACATTTAATAATAGATTGGAGGATTAGAACTTGGTTCAGTAATACACTGAACCAAGTTCTGTTGAGGACAGGAAACAATTGAATAATTTAAATCATACTCAGGGTTAAAACTACATTTTTCTTTGTTTTGACGACTTTTAGGATTCATTACATATAATCTATTATTTATATAATTCCAACCTTTCCAGACATTTTCCTCATCTTTTAGTAATTTATTCATACCAACAAAAACTATTTCAGTCGCCCAACCACCATGTCCATTTGCTTGAACTAAAAACTGAATAGAATCATAACCCTGGGATTTTGCCCCCTGACATAATATTTTATCCCAATCTGCCGTATTATTAATTCTATCTATAGCATAAAGTGCCTTGGTATTATATACTTCTAAATCATATCTATTCGGAGCTCTAGAAGCCAAATCTATAATATTATTCATTTTATCAGAATCTGTCATAATACTATTTGGATATATATCCCTCGCTAAATCAAGTGGTACATTACCATCACTAAACGATACATTTATCATATATCTAGAATTTAATACTAAAGATAAAATTTTATCAGAACTAAAACCCAATTTAACCAGGGCATCTAATTTATTATAAGCGCGAAGAGATCTACCAACATTATAAAATGTTCCACAACCTTTAGCATAGTAACACCAATACCCATATACATCATAAAAAGGATTATCATCCTTAACATGAATCATCTCTACAAAACTATTATCCCTAAATCCTTCTGAATACTTATAAACCCACCATTCATTAGATGGAAATTGATTTATAGCAAAAGTATTTGGATGAAACCCAACTGGAACCCAGGGTTCATTAAACCTTGGAGGTCTATAATTAAATTTCACAGAATCATATATTGGCATTAAATAACCATTAGGCACACAATCATAAAAAAAATTTAGATCTTTCCAGAATTTATTCACATGTTTTCCATTAGGATAAATTCTATTATAATAAGTTT